CGACATTCACGTAAAAATCATTGAAAACGGGATTATTAACATTAAAGACTACCCCCGCCGCCGAACTTGATTCCGTTCAATATGAACGTGAACCAGCCCGCAAATTTACAAGGGAGCAGGCAAAGGCATTAGGACTTATTAAATAATCTTAAAAACTTATAACAATGATTAACATGGTAATGATTGACCCGCGGACGGGTGAAACGGTTCGATTTATGCAAAATGACATTATTTCGGTTCCCACGTTGGACAAAGGTGCTAAACTATACATAACTAAAAAACCTATATGGATTGCCACCGTAGTCAACCACGGGAACGAAATTAAACAACGGTTGTTTATGGTTGACTACACCGACCCTGATGCCCCGTTTGCTCGCTCTATGTACGTTACACAAATTGCGAGAATCGACGAAGACGGAACAACGGTAAATAATCGCAAGCAAGGTAAATTAGCGTTTACCGACATTGTAAACACTAAGATTCATAAAGCAGGCGTTAAAAATACAGTTGTAGACCAACTTTGCGCGGGGAAATTTTTAACTGTCGTTGACACAAAAGCCGTCAAGGTTCACAAATACGACGAAACGGCAAAAGAATATACCGAGGATTTCGACGAACGTTTCGCATATTCGTGGGAAATATCGGCGGCAAAAAATATTGACGACAAACAGGCCGAAACGGTCATAATGCAAGCAATTGACCGACAATTTACCAAGGTTCCAACGGAGGAACAAACAGAGTAAACAAGCAAAGCGGGGAATTTTCCCCGCTTTTTTTGTGCCATAGCCAATGGGGCCCCCAAGATATGTAGTTGTATTACAACGATTCTTTGACGATAGAACGTATTTATCGTCGAAAAATGAAATTTTTAATACAACAAAAATATGGTAGTAAATCTCAAACAGATCGGCGGTGATGCAATTCTGCATATCGTCGAAAACAACATCATTCCGATGTCCGCTCTGGAGAAGGGCGACCGTTTCTACATCACGAAGAACCCTGTCTGGTTGGCAGAACAGCGTGGCACGAATGCCAATTCGCGTGCCCACGTCCTCGCAGTCTTCCTTGTTGACGACACGATGATCGTGAAGCCCGTGTACTTCAACCAGCTGGCACGTGTCGACCGTGAAACCAAGAAGCTCGTCATGGGTGACAAGGTGAACGCAACGACCTATCGCGGTGGTTCGAAGGCCTTCAACAAGCTCGCAGCAGGTAAAATCCTGACGGTCAGCGAGGTGAACGAAGACGTGAACGATTTCTCGTACGATCAGAACGGCCAGCGGAATCTGACCGAAGACGGTAAGCCGATGTTCACCAAGACCAAGGCATTCGGTTACAAGGTGGAAGACGGTAAGGCCATCAACGATGCCGAAGCCACGAAGGCAATCGAGGAATACCTCAAGGACAACTATGTCCAGATCGACCCGAACGACGAACCGCAGGAGTAATCCGTGGTTCACCGTTCGAGCTTGACTCGACGAGCAAAACTATTTGAGAGTTGGGGATAATAAATTTCCACTCTCAAATAGTATTTGCAAACCTTTCAAAGAGCCACGATTTTGTATTGTTATGCGTATGAATTTGTGGAATAATAAAGGAGAACGTAAATACCAATTAATTGATACAATATGTATTTTTTAAATTTTAATCCTCTTGGAAATGAGGGAAATGGAGGATATGTGGGAGTACTTATTTTCGTGGTGGTATTCTGTATTATATGTCATCTCCTCTTTGAAAGAGATGATCATTAGGCTTTGATCGGCCTCTTGGTCCCTAAGATTGCACCCGTCATAGTAAAGTGATTATTCTACTCTTTATCTGCGACAGAAATGAGTAGATTTTTTTTATTTTTAGGTTTATGAAAGACGCAACAAAAGCAGCTATGAAAGCTGCATTGGCAGACATGGGTATTACCCTGGATAAGTTCAATAAGCTGGAACTCTCTGTAAAGCAAATGACAGAGATTGCAGCTGATGATGTGATTACCCGAAAAGAATCTATCACTACGGTGACAATTGAAGAGTAAGGAGGAATTAATCTTCCTACTCTTCAATTTTAAATTCGTCGTTTGGTTCTATTGTGAATGGATATCTTAAGAATCTTTTGACTTCTTGTCATCTGTCATAAGACAACTGTCCTTCAATTTTCTTTGTTTCCGAATTTACTATTAAGTAATTAGGTAAGGGAATATTCTTGGGTTTCAATGGATCCATCTTTGATTGATTTTAATTTATTAATTTCTTTCATAGCTCATTGAAGTTGTTTTTTGAGCTGTTCAATGTCTTCAGTATTCTTTTCTACTTTCTCATTTACATAAAGAACAGCTTGACAAACTTTAGCTAAATCTATAGCTCCTACAGTTCTTTGTAATCCAGTAGTTTCATCTCTTCTATAGGAAGTAAGTTCTGTAAGTATTCCTTCATCTCTCATTTCTTTATTTCTTCGTCTAATTGTTCTTACAGATGTATGCATAGAATCTGCAAGCTCTTCTTGAGTTTTCATAGTATATGCAAATCCTGTAGCAGGGTCCTTGTAAGAATTGGCTAAAACTCCCATTACATGTCCTTTTAAATCGGGAGATCAGTCCTTATCCAAGAATTCAAATGTATATCGTTCAAAATCTTCTTCAAGTTTTGTAAATTTATACACATTTGGCATTCTGGGTTTTCGAATTACCGTAAATGCACCTTCTCTTTCTAAAGCTAAAATTGCTTTACGAATAGTGTTTAAAGCACATCCAGTTTCTTTTTTGATTGTATCTAAGGATGGAAATGCTTCCATTGTGTCTTTATTTATATGACGGCGAATGTGAGCATAAATATATCAGTCTTTAGAAGATAAGTTTCATTTAGATGGGTGTGGAACTTGCACATGTTGATTTTTTGTATATTCCATATATTATATAGTATAAGTTTGCTATCACAAAGGTATATATTTTGTCCATCATTTCCAAATCGATAAGGTCAAAATTTATACTAGAGGCCAAATTTGAACTAGGGGAGGCGGCCAAATTTGAACGTCAACAGGCCAGATTTGGTACACTAACTATATAACCAACTAAACCCACGTAACTATATAATAGCGACCACCTTGAGGTGGATCGCCGAGATGCCCAATTTGGGTTTTCGACCTCAAACTTGAAAATATGTCAGAGTATTCTGCAACAAATATAACACAATCAGTACTTCCTAGTGATGATAAAAAGTATCCACTTAAAGAGAATTCTACTATAAATTGGAATATGGATATGTTAATGAGATATTTTGAGGGTGTGAAAAAGATGAAAGGTGCTAGAGGGGACAGGCAAATCCTCCCTTCCTCTCCAGAAACTTTCTCTCTTTCTTAATCTCAAAATTCATCCTTAATATCCTTCCACATGGTACTTATTCTCAATCCAAATACTAAAGAAGCTACAACTCTCAACCTTTCTGAATTTCAACTCTTTATTGGGAATCGTCATCTCTCTATAAAAGACCTCTCTGGAGACCTTACCATAGAAAATATTCCAATTAATGAAAATAGGAAATCGAGAAAGCCTCTTCAAGTTTCTATTCAGTCATATAAATTACAAATATTCAAATAGCCATGCCTGTAGAAATGATTATTATGTTAGTGGGGCTTGGATTGGGAGGTCATTTTGGCAAAGCCTTGGAAGATTCTGGTAAAGAGAATTTTACCAAGGATGAAATTCTTTCAATTCATGCATCTTCGATTGCGAAGTTCTGTGAAGATCTCAAAAAGAAACAGCAAGAAGAGCAGCAGAAAGCCAAGGAAGCAGAGCTTTCGAAATTGGGAATTCTTCCTAAATCTGGAATTTCGTAACAAATAAAATATACGTAAAACATCTACTATTAAATAGTAGCCATAATTAATCTACCACAGAGTAGGATCACTTGGTTTAGAATCTCTTAAATGAAAACGCGTAAGTAGTTTTTGAGAAGCTCATAGCATCAAGTATGGTTGTGTATTTTTTCTTTTTGAATCTTTTAAGTTTAACAATATCTAAAATTGTACATCATGGAATACAAAGCAATTTCCAAGAAGACGATGCGATCGAAGGATTTCAAAGCTTTCAAAGCTCTCAAAGCAAAGAAACCTGGTTATCGCATGTACATCGTGACAACGGAAAAGAACACGAGAGACGTACTTTTCCGAACTCCGCGTGGATTCTTCATGCAGGAAGATGCCTTTCCTGCAATTGAAATCTCTGTAACACAGGCTCAAGCTTTCTTCGATAAGTATGGCATCGGAGTCGAAACAGGCTGGTAGATATGACCAGAGAAGAGCTCAAAGAAAGAGTATCAAAGCTCATTCAAACATTAGAGAACGTTGAGAGATCTCTTCAGTTTACAAATATCCCTGTATACGTTCTTACCAACTACATCAAAGAAGAAACAAACATTGACATCACAAAAAACTAAAAAGATCATGGCAAAGAAAGAAATCAAAAAGCAGACCATCGAAGAAATCCTTGCAGAGCACACTCCGACCTCCGACGCCGTCAAGAGCGCAGTCCAGCGTTACAACGAAGAGAAGAAGAAGAAGCAGGAACAGATCATCATCGATACCCTCGGCGCCGTCGACTGCATCGTCTCGGACCTCGTGGACGACCTTCGCAGGATCCGTGCAGAAGAGAAACGAGCTCAGCAGCGTATCCTCGACGTGACGGCGGCCAAGGAGGCCTATCTAGCAGATCCCGATCAGGAGGTTCTGGCCCAGGGGCTTCGCAAGGTAGGCATCAGCCTGTCCCGTTATGCAGAGTAACGGGAACTCGTCTAAGCGAGTCTAAACAGATCTTTAAGCTTAGAGCGTCTCTGGTCATAAAGACCAGAGGGTAGATAGAAGAAATTTAGAGTTATAAAAATTTTAAATTTCTTATAAATTTATTATTATTATGTTGATATTAACCCACCTAATTATAAATAATATGGAAGAACTTTGAATTCGGAAATATAATACTTAAAGGTGGGACGGAGGATATGGCCAGTTCCTTTGAGACAGTGTCATATTCAAGTATGTTATCTAGTCAATAATGTACTTCAGAGAAGGTTTTACACGCTCTGTTCCATTGTGCTATTAAGCCTTAACCCGACTTAAACTTAGTCTATGGGACTTTGATCGGTCCCATAGGCTCTTATGTGGTGGCGATTGCCGCGTTACGTTAATTTTGTTCATATTGTTAGTATTCTCTTCGAAATTGCCACATCTTGCAAGATCTGAGGGTTTGGTTGCAATCCAAGAAGCAGAAGAAAGAAAATGGTTATAAACTAAGTATTTCAAGCAACAACGTCGCTCGGTTCGTCTAGTTGGCCTAGGACGCAGGATTTTCATTCCTGAAATCATGGGTTCAAATCCCATACCGAGTACAACTCAAACTTAAATAAATGAAATCTTTCCTCATAACGTATCTCTTCTACAACGAAGAAGGGATTCCGATTCAAAGTTCTCTTCCTGTTCTTGCTAAAGATGAATCTGACGCAAGAAATACTATGAAGTTACTCGCATTTGGGTGCATTGAAATCATATCAATTCAAAGAAATGGATAATGAAACTCTCGGAGGTTGCATGGGAGCAATCATCGGAATTGTTGTAATTATCGCTATTGCAGCCTTCTTTATGAGCATTTTCATTTATTTGCTCTGGCCTGTAGTGATTCCTGCAGTATTTCCCAAACTCGTAGCAGAAGGCTACATTGTAGGTAAACTTTCACCTGCGCTCTCTTTAGGAGTTGCTATACTTTGTGCAAGTCTCTTTAAGGGAACTAGTTACAAAAATTAAAATTATTGGTGGTTTCATCTAATTGCGTTAGGATACCAGAGTCTCATTCTGGAAACAGAGGTTGGAGTCCTCTAACCACTACAAATGTTTAACAATATCACAAATTGTATTTATGACAAAAAATCTGTTCTCGAATCGCACTCCTTTTGAGAAGTGTTATCTCGTAGAAAACGTAAAACAGCTTTCGTTCATTCCTCCCGTGTTTGTCACTTCCAAAGGAGAGGTACTGGATGGTCAGCATCGTATCGCAGCATTTCGTATGCTGAAGGAGAAATACCCTGACAGCAAAGCAGCTCTTCCTGTGATGGTTGTTAATGTAGACGAATCAGCTCTGTTGTCGGCAATCAAGTTTAATTCGGGACATGCCAATTGGGTGATTGAGGACTACATGAGAGCGCATCTGGGGAAAGGTATTCATGGGTATGAGCAGCTTCGTGACTTTTTGAAGGCTTACCCTGAATTCGAAATCAAAGCTGCAATCCAGCTTATCAAGGGTAAGCACTCTACGAAAGAGTTCAAAGAAGGAGCTCTGAAAATCTCTGACGAAGAGTACATGGAAGCTTCCAAAAAGGCTGCTGCTCTGTGTCTTATCTCAGTGAAACTCAACACCAAGGTCGTTTTCCGTCGGGATGTCGTGGTGGCATTCTACCGCGTATGGGATAAAATCCCCAATATCCAGACGTATGTCAAACGACTGAGTCTCTTCAAAATGCCGCTCACTGAATCCCGTAAAGAATGGGAGAGAGCGTACGAGGACTTACTGCGGTAAGACCTCTATAAGTCAATAAAGTTTTTACTTTATGCCTGCTACGATTTTCGAGCGTGTGATTAAATAGAAATTCCTTTAAGGAATTCTATTATGAACGCAGGTCGGTGATGGTCACTATCTCAGCCTCGCCACAACGAAATATACGCTGTCTGCTGTTGTTTTCTTTTTACATAACTTGAATCAACTGGATTAAACCTTGATTTAGAGAGAGAGGGAATTAAAGGCAATCCTTATAAATAAGCCTGTATTTTACTTCTGCCGTGGTAATGCAGATGAATAAGTGTTTGGTTGATTTAAGGTGAATCGTTTTCTTTGATTGTAGGTTCTTGTCGTAAGAAGTAACCTACGGGTTGTAGAGTTCGGATTTACCAATCCTTAAACCTATTTAACCAACTCTACAAGCTTTGTAAATTTAGTCACTTTACAAAGTGTAGCTCTACCTGCTGAGTGAGTCCTCTTACGGAGTTCGAGGAAGGATGCAGGACGACTTGCGCCAAGGTCCGAAGAATGTCTACTTCGTCGACACAGCAAGAGATCTTTACTTGAAGGCTCATACTTTCTTTGTTTGTCCAGAGAGTGTAAAGATTTTAATATTTATGTGGCCGATTAATTTATCTATATCTGTAGCCTGGCAAGCGTTGACAATGCAGATATTTTTTTTTAATTTGAAAATTATGATTGGAATATATATATTCTGGGGAGTGATGACTATTTTATCCTTTTCACTATGGTTCATTGCGAGAGCTGCGTGGATTGAGAATACTCCTGATAAAAATAAATGTTTTTGGGTTTGTTTAGTAGGAACAATTCTTATACAATTTTTATTATTTGCAGCAGTAGAAACCGCAAAACCTAAAACAACTCTTCCAACAGAGAAAGTAAAAATTACTATTAATAGTAACATTCCTAGAGATTCTATAGAATTAATAGTCAATTCCAATTATGAAGCACATAGTACTGATCTCCCATAACAGCGAAAATTCTTGGAAAGGTTTTTCAAGTTATAAAGAGGCTTTACAGTATATGGATTATTTAGAGGAACAGTTTGACGATATCACTGTAGAACTGGCCTATCTTTCTGAATAAGAAATTTAATCAAACAATAAACAGTATGAAGGGTGGAAAACCTGGACTGAATGTCCGTCGCAAAGGTGCTCTTGCTCGCCTAGAAGCTACGTATGCAGCTTTCAAAAAAGCAGGAAAAGACAAGGAAATCAAAGGGAAGATCATTCCTTTTGACCATGAACTCGCTCGTATGGAGCGTGAAATGGAAGTACTCAAATCTCGAATCTACAACTAAAGAGAAAACACATGGCAATTATCGGACAAGTACATCGTATTACTGAGAAACTCAGACTGGAAGCGATGAAAAAGGAAGCACGTCGGACTCGTCATTACATTCAGAAGATCGAGTTCTTCAACCCGAAAACGAAAAAGAAAGAGATTCGGGAGATCGAACATTTCAAGCCCAAGAAGAAAAAAGGAAGAAACCGCAGCGTAAAGCTGTAGAGAGCTATAGTATTTATAGGTAAGTACACTACTCTGAGGAGTAGAGATAGAGGTTCAAATCCTCTTAGCTCTCCAAGACTTTTAAAATTTGTATAATGGAAAAAGTGACACAAAATGTACCTGATACAGGTTGTACAGATCCTGATGAATTCGTGAATGACCCTTGTATCGAAGCCATAGAGGATGAAGAACTTCTTAACATAGAATAATATGTACATAATAACTTTAATTTTAGGAATTGTAGGTGTCGTCCTTCTTGCTTTTGCAATCAGGGAAGATGAAGATGATCGAGCCTTCCCGTTGGGAATACCGACAATACGGGTAATCGTGCGTACAACGAGTCTCTTTCGTCTCGGCGGGCTCAGGCTGTAGCTAATTATTTAATTAATGACTATGGCTTTGATCCTAATCGATTCATTATCGTTGGTAACGGTCCCAAGAATGCAATCCGTGATGGTGTGCAGGGTTCCAACATCAACTACCGAACAACTGATTTCATGCTCGTAACCGAGTAGTATGCAGTTGTTCAAAATGGGTGGAACGATCACCCATAAACAAGCACTGGCAACAGGTATCATAGGGGCAATAGTTCTGCTGCTTCTATGGTACCTAGTTACCATGTCAGGGGAAATCATTCGTCCTCAGATTTTACCGAATCCTGTAAATGTGCTCAAGGCATATCCAGATTTAATCTCTAACTCAGCTCTCTTTACCAATACGTGGTATACAGTAAAGCTGAATCTTATGGGATATTTCTATGCTTTAATCATTGCAATCCCTTTGGGCCTTATTATAGGATTGTTTCCTGTCACGAAAGCGTTGTTTGGTAAGTATTTTGATGCTCTTCGGTATCTTCCTATTCCTGCGGTGTCTGGTATTTTTATCGCAGCTATTGGCATAGGATTTGATATGAAAGCTAGTTTTCTTGCTTTCGGAATCATCATATACATTCTTCCTGTTGTTGTTCAACGAGTATCTGAACTTCAGAATCCTGCCAACGATAAGGATTATGTGTATTTACAAACTATTTCAACATTAGGTGCAACAAACTGGCAGAAATTTCGATATGTTTATTTTCCTTATGTGATGCAGCGAGTTTCAACCGATGTAATCAATTTAACTGCGATTTCTTATACTTATATAGTAATTGCAGAAACTCTTAATAAAGAGGGTGGCATCGGTGCGCTGATAAATATAATGAGTAGGCAGTCGAGAACTGCAGAAGTTTATGCACTTCTCTTCTTAATTATCGGTATTGGAATACTCCAAGATGTCCTTCTAAAGAAATTGGATGTTGTACTCTTTCCTTCAAAGTACAATAAACCGTCCATCAAATCCAAAATAATGAAATAAGTATGGGGCTCTTTGATGGTTTAACTGGAACTACTTCAGTTACTACGTCTCGTTACGAGGCTATAGACGTGATTAATCTGAAGAATCTTAACCAGTCCTTTGATACACCTAAAGGAAAATTCACTCTCTTTAAGGATTTCAATTTGGACATTAAAGATTTTTCAGGAGAAGGGCAGTTCATCAGTATCTTAGGAAAAAGCGGTTGTGGTAAATCTCAGCTGCTTAAAATCATCTCTGGTCTTACACAGCCAGATTCAGGTGAAGTTCTTGTCTATGGAAAACCACAGACAGGAAAAATTCCTATGGTATTTCAGCAGTATTCTTCATTTCCATGGATGTCAGTTCTTGACAATGTAAAACTTCCGCTTATTCTTCGAGGAGTTTCTGATAAAGAAGCTACAGAGAGGGCTATGGAAATGATCAAAATTGTAGGTCTGGAAGGTAATGAAACTAAATGGGGTCAGTATCCTGTGTTATCAGGAGGACAGCTTCAACGAGTTTCAATGGCGCGAGCCCTGGTTGCAGATAACAAGATTCTCTTGTTGGATGAAGCTACTGGTGCATTAGATATTGTTATGAAACGAGAGATTCAGAACACCATTTTGGATATCTATTATAACGCCAAATTCGATCCTACAATCCTCAATGTTACACATAGCATTGAGGAGGCTGTATATCTCTCAAATCGAATTTACATTTTAGCTCCTAATCCCTGTAAAGTTCAGGCTGTCATTGATGTTAACTTTGACGGTAGGAGAACGGATGCAATTCGTCAAACTACAGCATTTGCAAATTATGTGAAACAAGTAGAACAAGTAATGTCAGAAACACATGAGTAAAATCAATTTCAAAGCTTTTCCTATGTATTTCAAGGAGAAGGTCTATGATGCCGAGGGCAATGTAAAGCGTAACAAAGATGGCGAAATCGTTTACCAGCGCGTACAGCGTATGGTACGTCATAACGCAGCCTACTTTCCTAACCGAAAGTAAAACGGTTCTTTGAAACTCTGGTCGGAGATTAAACTCTCCGACTTTTATAGTGGAGTCGTCTAGCGATTTAGGACGCCAGTTCTCAGCTGGAAACAGTAGTTTGAATCTACTCTCCACTACACTATTTTAATTATTTAATTTAGTTAGGGGTGCTCCTATATAATGCACGGTAGGATATTACCTAAGTATGCCCGAGCTAGTTGCTGAGAAATCTCGTTAAACTTTAGAAATGTGGGTTTCAGAATTTATAATCCCCCGCAGCTAAAAATTCCCAGATACTATCAACTGGGAGCCTAACGGTATCCTCTTTGATAGTATCTATTTGGTCTGTTCGTCTAGTGATCTAGGACATTATCTTCTCAAGGTAAAGACAGAGGTTTGAATCCTCTACAGACTACTAATATTAGTAAACTATGAAGCTTAACAAATATAAAATGAAAATAGGAATTCCTGAGTCTGTGGAATTTCTTGTATATGGAAAAGATAATTTTGAGATTCCCAAGGAGATAGAAGAGATAACTCTTCTTCAGGAAAATCTCAATAAAGAAGAGCTGGATGCTAACTTTGATCTTCCTATATATGAATTTACTGATTTTATGATTCTTTTCCTTCCTTTTAAAGGGAAACAGAAGAGAACTAGGGACAAAATTCTAAATGAAGTAGGAATTGTTTGTTGGGGAGACTTAGAAGTTGCGTATTACAACATTCGAAAACATGGAAGTGCTCTTTCTAAAAAACAGCGGGAGCTAGTTATTGAAAAATACTCAGAAATAATCAATGGAATATAAACGTGTAAAACTCACAAAAGTAGGACTCACTGGTAGAATTCCTGATGGATTGCATCCTAACGGAATTGAAGTGGGTTATATAGAGGAAGGTTATATGGTAGAGCCTCCTAAAGTTGGAGAAATGTTTCTTCTCTATCCTCACAATAAAGTAGCCTTTGGTAATACTCCCTATTTTCATACTTCTCTTGTAACAGAGGTAATCTCAGCTACTGAATTCAGAACGTTAAACAGTTTATATAAAATCGAAGTAATATAGAAGGATTAGGTTGGTGGATATACTTGTGTTCTGTTGCTGGAGGGATATCAACTGTCTCATTGATATGCTCCATAGTATGCTTAGCTGCTTTTTTATTACTTCTGTTTCATATTGTAGTGATGAATGTGAATTGACTTATCTATAAACCTAATGCTATAGGAGAAATATTTATTAAAGGAATTTCATAATGAAACAACAATTGTATAGAGAAGTAAATGATGGTGTAGGAACTAAACTTATAGAAGTTTCTGAGGAAGAAGTCAAAGCTGCTAAAGAAAAGTATGCTAAGACAGGTGAATGTGATTGTATTTACATTTATGATGAATCTAGTTACTGTGGTTGGTATCTAAGATATTGTGGTATTTGTGGGAGCTTAGTTAGCCTCGTTTAAACATATAATACAAAATATGAAAGTTCGATTCAACAACAAAAAGAAATACTGGTATAAACCAGGGAAAATTTAACAAAGGGCTATATTACCGTATCCAAACCAGAGCCCTTGAGGCGAAAAGGAGCCATGGATTTTACCATAAGAGAGCTTCAGGCCAACAGTCCACGATATAATGTCTAGAGCGCTGTTAGGGATACACTAACTAGAGAAGAAGGTCAGACTGGTGTATAGTCGCATATAGAGTATGGCACAGACAAAAGATCTGAATAATAGCCCATTACTAGCACACTCTAATTTTTATATATTTTTAACTTAACTGGATAGAGGGGTAACTATGTATGAACAAATTGAGTTTACAGTTACGTTGGTAGTATAAAAGCAACACATTTAGGATCACATTAGGGATAAGGGTACTGAGATGTACAACAGACTGAGGATGAGAAAACTCACTACTGCATAAAAACAGTGAAATTCTGTAACTAATGTGAGAAGTAAGTTAAGTTAATTTTATAGACTTTCAGGCTTAAGTAAAAGACCAAGTGAATTCTGTTTCATGTCACTAATATCATAGATATTCTTAAAGGTAATCTTTAGTGACCGCTGGCCTTCCGTGGGTACAGGTTGTGCTTGAAAAGAGGAAGTATAAGAATAGGCAGATACTTGCATACTTGAGAGTCATTACATCTCCTCAATGACTTGGTAAGAGAGGAGATTTTTGCATAATTATATCTCGCGGAAATGATAAGAGTACGGATGTTTACCTGTTCTCTGATATGATTATGTTTAGACTATAGGAGTTTGATCGCTCCTATAGTCACCGTTTGCTTCAGAGGCTTAAGTCATACTAAGTAAATCTTGCCTGAATCTAATAAGCTGGAGTTCGAACCTATTCAATGACTTAGTAAAGAGAATAGGATTTTTATATAGTATATGAAAGAAATCAAAGAATATCAAATATTAGGGATAGGATTTTTAGCGATAGCTATCCTTGCAGGGTTAATCCTAATTCTTATGTAGTTTTTATTTTAGGGCCTATAGTTAAAAGGTTTATAACGCACGACTCATAATCCTGTATTCCTGGTTCGAGTCCAGGTAGGCCCACTAATTTAAGATATAAGCAATGAATGTAGATAAAGAACATATTATAAGTTATTTCCAAGATATTATTCATATATGTGAGAAGACGACAACTGGAAATGTTTCTCATCAAATGAGTAATATTAGGATTACTTATAGTTATATTGCTGATAAAGTAAAGGAGCAATATGGAGAGAACATAGCATATAATAATCTTATGCACGTTGTAGAGCTAGCTTCTGGAGCCACAACTGGTAACATTACTCATAAAGTTGCAACTATAAAGGGTTTATGCCGAAGATGTATTGATTTTATTAATGAATACGGATTAGAATAATCATGGGATTTTTAATTTGGATAGTGGCAGGTTCAACAATTCTATATATTTTAACGGTAGATGATTGTGAAGATTTTTTCAGTAAAGTTTTTGTATCTATAATATATTTTAGTATTTTTGTAGCAATAGTTCTCTTTGTTAAGAGTGATGTAGTGTGTAATATACACATGGAAGCTTATGAAAAGGGGAAGCTTGAGAAAGTATATACTATAAGAGATTCTGATACAACATATAAATGGACCTACCGTGAGAAGAATTAGTTTTGAAACAGCTAAATTAGCTGCTGAGAAAGGGTATTATGAAGACTGTGATTCTGTTTATGACATTTATGGAAATATTATAGATATAGACAACTATGGTTTAGGTATTATTCCTGAATATTGTTGTCCAGCTCCATATCAGGCGGAGTTACAAGAGTGGCTGAGAAACGAGCATGGAGTAAGTGTATTAGTCTATTTAGATGAAACACTATCATATATATGGACTATTACTTGTTTGCATCCTAGAGCCTCAATCATGGAATATCATCAGTCTAATGAGGTATGGTGTGGACATTATGAGGATTGCTTAGAAGCAGGCTTACAGGCAGCATTAGAACTAATGTAAAATAATGAAATTTTAGTGTAGAAAAGAATTAGTAATAAATATCATTTAATTTAGAGGCCCAGTGCTGGAACTTGGTATACAGAACGGTCTTAAACACCGTTGCCCCTAGGGATTGAGGGTTCAAATCCCTCCTGGGTCACTTATTTCATAAATTATTAGTTTTAATTTGAACTCATATGGATTTTATGTATCTTTGCATTTGAAACAATTAAAATTAATATATGAAAAAATTAAGTAAAAATAAATTACAAGAAATTGTAAAAACTTGTAATAGATGAGCAGATTTATGTAGAGCTATAGAACTGAAACCTACAGGTGGAAATTATAAAATTGCGAAACAGTTGATAAAAGATAATAATATAGATGTATCGCATTTTTCTTCAGAACCCTGAAATAAGGGAAAGAAAATAAGATCTGAGAAATATTATTTATCTGATATTCATGAACTGCTAGTTGAAAATTCTCCACACAAAAATACGACAAAATTAAAAGAGCGTTTATTTTCCTGTGGATTGAAAATCAAGAAATGTGAGATTTGTGGATTAGAAGATTCTTCTATTGTTTTAGAACTTCACCATATAAACGGAGATCCAACTGATAACCGAATATGTAATTTGCAAATTCTTTGTCCTAACTGTCATAGTAAAACTTCTAATTTTAGGGGTAAAAATACTAGAATGCATAAGGATGCATCAGAATTAATTTTATCTGATGAGGGAGCAGAGCAAAGAAGACAAGAAAAACTAGTAAAAAGAAAAGTTCCTGTAGATCAACGTAAAATTAAACCTCTTGAAAATATAAAATGCTTACACTGCGGTAAAGAGTTTAAGCCTAAGGAAAAGAAGACTAAATATTGTTGTGTTGAATGCTATAGAGCAGCTAACTCTTCTAATAGACCTTCTATTCTGGAACTTATTAATAGTTTTAGACAATACAAAACTTTTACTAAAGTAGCTAAGGTATATGGTATAAGTGACAATGGAGTAAGAAAATGATGTCGCTTATACAAAATTCCTGATACCTCAAATGAAATGCAACAATTCCTTAAAATCTGGAATTAAAAATATAGCAGTTATTTGATTACGCAACTAGGACAATAACAGCTTATGCACGAATGCGTCGTGACGATAGGCAGGTGATAGTGAGGAAGACTACCGTAGGAAATGACGGGGCAGACTGTAAAGTTCTATCCAGATACTTACCTCCAGCAGTGGCTAAAAGAGTATCATTTTTATTGAAATATTTTAATATATGGAAATTGTAAATATTATAGCAGCTTGTATAGTTGCTTACTTTCTTCAACTTGGTATGGGTGCTGTATTGGGAACTAATCAAAATAAGTGGCTAAAGATTGGATTTATTATTCCTGGTATTGGCCTCCTTGTACAGCTCGTATATTTATTTTATTGCATGTTCTATATAATGTTTGATGTGGAGTAAGGCAATAAGGTGACATACAGCAATCTTTTTAAATTATTGCATTTGGGTAAATATGAACGTCACCTACCATTGATAGGAGTATGGCGCAATTGGTTAGCGCACCTCCCTGATACGGAGGGGGTTTCTGGTTCGAATCCAGATACTCCTACTAATTACTTTTATATGTATAAAATCTTACTTTGTTTACTTTTAGCATTTACTACTAATTATGGATATTCCCAATTAAAGTATAATCAAATAGATATCGAAATCGGGTTAAGTAGTAGTATTGATGAGCCACATATAAACATCTTATATGTTGGGGGAACTATTTATAATGCATATTTAGAGTTTCAAACCAATGCATTCACAAAAGGAATGGGATATAATAACATTATAGATATGAAAGCTATAAATGTTGGAGCTGCCTTCCCTATGTATCAAACTAATAAATTTTCATATATTATAACTCCTAAAATTGGTATATGGACTACTAATCCAAATACATATTTTTGTGGAGGATTGAATTTCAGTGTAGTATATAAGTTTATACGAATGTCTTTGCTTACAACATTTGTAAGAAGTGAGCAATTTATAGGAATTGGCTTAGGAGTTTCATTATAAGTCCAATTGGGGTGTGGTGTAGTGGCGGCACGTTGGATTTTGATTCCAAAAGCATCCGTAGGTTCGATTCCTACCACCCCAACAATAATTAAAACAACAGTTATGATTTGGTATATTATTTTAGTAATTTTTATCATCTATCTTTTGGTAGTTTCAGGAATTATGTTTTTCTTTGCAACTAAGTTCGGATTGGTAAATACTATTGTTCAATGGGAAAAGAAAGATACTTTTTATATCTTTTGCCCCATTGTGCATTTATTTACATTGTACTATTTCTGGACTCTCAAATAGGACGCCTTGCCTGAATTGGTTAAAGGAGCTGCCTGCAAAGCAGTTTTGTGTGGGTTCGAGTCCTACAGGCGTCTCATTATAAATTTATATTGCGGGGTAGAGCAGAGGCCAGCTCGTCAGCCTCATAAGCTGAAGGTCGGGGGTTCGAATCCCTCTCCCGCTACAAATATAAGGTGTCAAACAGCAAACTTCTTACAATCAAATGACTTTTAATCATTAAACGATGTGAAGGCACCTTTTTTATAGAAATTATGACTGCGTTAGAAAAATACAATGAAAATCCGAATTATTGTAAGTGATGTAATCGGAAAATTGAAGTTTTAGGGAATCAATCAATTTCGGAAGTACGTAAGAAAAACTTCTGTAGCCGAAGTTGTGCCGCTCAATTTAATAATAGATTGAGAAATAGAAGTAGGAAGGCAGTTTATTGCTCTTCTTGTGGAAAAGAAATAGATAGTAGATCTAAATCGTTATTATGTAGAGATTGTTGAGAAGATTCAATTTCAGTTGCAAATAAAGTATTAAACTATTATACTGGAGGTAAACAATATCTTACTAGTAAATGTCAAGAAATAAGAAAGCACGCTCGTAAAGTTATTGAACAATCTGATAAAGAAAAGGTATGTCAATGTTGTAAAGATCATAAATTTGATGAAATCTTAGAGGTCCATCATATTAAAGGGATTTTGCAATTTGATCAAAGTACTTTTATCTCAGATATAAATAATATTGATAATCTAGTATGATTATGTCCTAATTGCCACGCAATGGTAGAAAAAGGATTACTTACACTATAAATATAAAGGTTCTAAGGTCAAACGGTTAAGATGTCCGACTGTCTCTCGGTACGGAGTGGGTTCGACTCCCATTAGAACCGCAAAACTATAGTTTATGGATGTTAAATGGCTATCTAGTAGATCTTTCATAGTTGGAGGTACTACATATACTGTGCAAGTTCCTATCACTTTAGATGAAGCTTTACAAGAAATACAAACAACACTTTCTGAAATTAAAGAGAAGAAAAAGTATTATGAAGGATTACTAAAGAAATTAAATTTTTCTGATTCTTTTTTAAATAAAGCTCCAATTAAAGTAATTGAGGACAAAATAAAAATTGAGGAGGATACTTACAAAATGTTATTCTTTCTTAATAATGAAGAGTACAAATATACATTACATTTAAAGGTCATTTTAAGAGTACTTGATTTTGTTAATATAGCATATCAGGAACTTGACTATAAAATGAAACATAAATTAATTCCTGAAGATTTAGACTAAATGATAGGTGCTGATCCTTTATAAATGTGAAAGGCTCTCAAGATATATCTAAATGGTGGGAATGATTCGGAGGGTTGTCAGAGTTGGTTTATTGTGTCACTCTTGAAAAGTGATGTACGTGATGAGTGTACCAGGGGTTCGAATCCCTTACCCTCCGCTATAATAAGCACCTTTGGTGTAATTGGTAACACGATGGTCTCCAAAACCATAGTTTAGAGTTCAAGTCTTTAAGGGTGTGCATAGTTTTTATTATGGTTTTACAAAGTCTCTTCAGCAAATTTTGTAAGGGCGTTGCGAGTAGGGGTTCAAATCCCCTCTAACTGACAATCAGTTAGTAGTTTAACGGATAGAACAACAATAGAGAAAACGGAGACTTTTATCTGGGTGTCGCCTAACGGTATGGCGCTACGTTTGGGACGTAGAAATAAAGGGTGTTCGACTCGCCTCACCCAGACGAAAATTGTCGAGTTACTTTGTTTCTCAAATAATTTTTACTATATTTGTATAAGTTTAAAAATATATAGATATGGAAATTAATTGTGATTACTGTGGCAAAATATTTAAAAAAGCCACAAACAAAGTAAATGAGTCAAGAAATAAAGGTTGAAAACTTTATTGTTCAGAAGAATGTAGAAAGAGAGCAAGAAACAAAAAGGTTCAATGCTTTTGTGCAAATTGTGGAACAGAGTTATGGAGAAATCCTTCTGAATTAAAAAGTAAACATGGTAATACTTTTTGCAGTAAATCGTGTGCATGTTCTTATAATAATAGTCATTTCAGAATGGAAGATAATAATCCTAATTGAAATGGAGGAAGTGATAAAACATATAGAATCATTGCATTTAAAAACTATGAACATAAATGTGTTCTATGTGGATTTAATATAAGTCAAGCTTTACAAGTACATCATATAGATTGTAATCGCAAAAATAATGTACTTGACAACCTAATTATCTTATGTGCTAATTGTCATTGTTTAGTACATTATGGTAATGTGGAAATTACTGAAGAAGTAAAGAAAAAGAGAGTTTTAATAAATAATGAATAAGATAGACAAGTATTTAAGAAGGTTTGCTTATAAAATAGAAACTTCTGAGAGCAAACAATCTAGGTATTACCCCATCGGAGACCTAATTATTAGAGTATCTGATCATATAGGTAAAAATTCTTCTGGAAACATATCAATCATCATTGATAGAGAGAATTATATACTATATGTTCCGTCTACTAACAAAGTAAGTCTTATTTCTTATGAAGATTGCAAGACTTTAATTAAAGGAATTGTTTTGCATGCTTCTTTATTTTTAGTTGGAGATTCTTCTTATCAAAAAGATCTTATTAAAGAAAATGAGGAGCTAAAACTTCAAATTAAGAGTTTAAGACAAATGCTGCCTAAAAAGGAATATGCAGGAGCTTTTAGTAAGGCAGAGGAGATAAAAAATGCTTTACAGGGACTAACAAAGGGTCAAAAGAAGAGGATCAAAACTATATATGGTTCTTGTTCATTCCATAGTATGCCTAAAGATATACTTCGTACAATCTGGAGTAATCCAGAGATTCAAAAATGGATGACACAAAAATAATTCTAATTAAATATGAAGTTAAACGTATTACTCGCAAAATTGGAGCAGGGAACTGCTCAGTTTAAAGCTCTTCTTCGAGATTACACAACTTTCTTCAAGAAAGAGTCGGACAACTTCCGTGGTGTTAAAAACACTTATGAACCCCGTCCTGACACTGTGGATCTTCCAAGTGAGCGTAAACTTATGACTGTTGTAACAACAGTTGATGAGAAATTTGATTATTTCACTGATATGGTAAAAAACTATATCAGAGAGATGTTCAATTGTGAAGCAACTAATGCTTCTGGAGCAGCTCGCGCTGACCTTATCGTAGATGGTCAGGTAGTTGCTAACCTGAGTAGCTTAGAGCTTCTGAAACTCAAATCTTTCCTGGAAAATCCTCAACTTCAGGAGATGCTTCAAAGCATCCCTGTTCGTAAGGATTCAGAGATCTGGGAGCCCTGTACTGAGGAAATGTACGCAGGTCGAGCAATTGTGCAATCCCCGATTCTGAAAGGAACAAAGAAGTCTATCACTAAGACTCAGTACATCCTGGAGGATCCTAATGTACAGAAACTCGGTAGTGCAACTCATTACCAACCCCAGATTGCAGTAAAGGATACTGTAATGGAGCTGGGTGACTACACTATGCAGCGTTTCTCAGGTGAATGGACTCCTCGTCAACGAGCACTGGCTCTGCAACGTAGGAGTACTCTTCTGTCGGCAACTATTGCTGCACTGAAGACTGCAAATGAGGTAGAAGCAGTAGAATCTGAACTGAATTCAGAGTGGCTGCTGAATTACCTCCAAGGTAAGTAACAAAACAAACAAAATATTTGACGATAGACTTAGCTTAAGACTTAGATTAAGTGACTATGAACTTTCAATATCCTAGACATTTGTAAGGGAGTCATTTCAGATTTAGTGTCGCGTCAAAAGCTTTAGTCTCAGGTTAATAAGGATGTGCTAATTCACTAATAAAAAAAATCATAAGACTGGGGGTTCGAGTCCCCCATTCGCCGCAAATTTTAGATTATTACACGGCGAATTAGAGAAATTGGTTAACTCGTATGAATACAATAAATTAAAGTGAGTTAGATGCACATTATCGTACAATATTTGAAAATACTGTAATTCATCAATGAGGGAGGAGTAAGCGGGCCATGCTTGCTTCTCCATTTTATGGCCCTGTAAGCAAATTGGTAAAGCTGCTTATATGTTCTAGGTTCATAAGTGTGTGGAGGTTCGAGTCCTTCCATGGCCACGTGGTTTTCGTAAGTGGTTTTCGTAATTTAATTTGTTTTAGTAAAAGGTAACTTGCAGCAAATTTAAGTATAATTCGTCTGTTAATTATTTATAGTTACCTAGTTTTAAGGAGCGGGTATGGCGCAATTGGTAGCGCAGAGCACTTTTAATGCTAAGGGAGCCGAAAGGCCGTTCAGGGTTCAAGTCCCTGTGCCCGCACTATTTTTTTGGATATAAAATAAAGTTATTATCTTTGTAACACAAGGTTACTTCAGCAAACTAATTCTACAAAATTGTATGTTGGTTGAACAGCGATCTGGGTTCGAGTCCCAGTTATAGGAAACTTCAGGGCTGAGAAGTACTATAGTCGTCTAATGGTAGGATGTAAATTAGAGTAACCTAGCCCACTTTTGGGAGTATGGCGCAATGATTAACGCAATCGGCTGTTAACCGATAGATTCCAGGTTTGAATCCTGGTGCTCCCGCTTAAAATTTTAACAAAAATGATAAAGATTTATCTTGCAGGCCCTTTCTTTAATGAAAAAGAAAGAAATTACATAGAAATTGCAGCAAATATTTTACGTAATCAGGGATATGAAGTTATAGTTCCTATGGAGCATTTCATTGAAAATGGTGAGAAGCTAACTAATGAGGAATGGGCACATAAAGTATTTGAATATGATGTAGAGCAAATCAGAAATGTAGATTGTATACTTGCAATTTATCATGGTCATTACTCTGATAGTGGTACTGCATGGGAAATAGGCTTTGCATTTGCATATGGTACAACTTGTATTGTTGCTCATGTTGATCCAAGTATTACAGCAAGTATAATGCCTGTTACTGGATGCTACTACAATATTAAATTCTCAGATATTGGTAAGATAGATCTGAAGAATTTACTTGATAATGAAAGGCCTTCTTCTAGAGGATTGAATGCTTGGATAGTAGAGCAGAAGTAACACAACTAGGATTTGTAGTGAAATGTAAAGTCGAGAGTGCGGTATGGACATTGCAGGCTCTGATATGAAGGCACTCTAATCTATCAGTATTAGTCCAGAGATCAGAAATGATTCAAAGCGAAAATTTCACAGTTGTGTTTTACAAGGTCTCTTACAGCAACCTTTATTTAGCAATAGACTTTTAATCTACGGAGCTTTATAGAGACCTTTTATGAGGTATTGGTGTTAGTGATAGCATATGTGACTTCCAATCACAAGGGGAGAGTTTGAATCTCTTATACCTCTCAATTGTAACTAATAATTATTAATAAACTAAATTAATGAAACGTTTTAAAGAACTTTCAGATGATATAATCAGAACTGTGTGAAATAACAGTAAAAGTTTGTTTGAAATTTGTAAAAAGTTAGAAATTCATGATAATATTTCTAATAGAAATAAATTAAAAGAATGGGCAGTTAAAAATAAAGTGGAGATTCCTGTTACTAACATACTTACAAAAGATAGTTATGAAAAGAATCCTAAACTATGTAAACAATGCGGAAGTGCAATTTCATGAAGTAAGAGAGCCAATGACTTTTGTTCCCATTCATGCAGTGCTACATATATAAATTTAAAAAGAGGCGCTAAGTCAAGTGGTAAGTATGTTCGTGGTGCTACTTCTATCTGTGTAAATTGTGGAAATGTAGTACCTGCAAGAAATCAATATTGTAATCACAAATGCCAAGCTGAATATGCCTACAAGGAATTTATCAAACGCTGAAAAGAAGGTAAAGAATTAGGAATGGCAGGTGAAGATGGATTATCTGCACATATTCGACGATATTTATTAGAGAAGGCTAATTATACCTGTGAAATTCCAGGATGTGGATGTAATTTTATTAATCCCTACACCAATTTATCTATCCTTCAGATACATCATATTGATGGAGATGCAACTAACAATAAAGAAGAAAATCTCCAGGTTTTGTGTCCAAATCATCATGCAATGACTGAACATTTTGGATCAAGGAATAAAAATAGTACTAGACGATATCGATACTCTAAAAATAAATAGTTTATAGGCTAGCTCAAAGCCTATTCGAACAAACTACCGAAGTACAAGGTAATGAGCACTCCCTAAATGTTAGGGTAAAGTCGATGCTGATAGACAATAAAGAAACAAGTTAGTTTCATTCAGCAATTTTAGCGGCGTAATAACTCTTAACATATAAATTGATCATTTGTATGGAGTTTCTGTGGCAATAAAAATCAGACGTGCAAACTACGATAGTGTTTATAAGCCTCCTTGGCACAGCGGCGACTGCAACGGTTTTGTAATCCGTCTTCATTTGAACGCGTCGGTTCGAGTCCGACAGGAGGCTCTAAAATTTTATTAAAAACTTTATAATATGTTAGAACTTATAAAGAAATGGTTTGAATTGAAATTTCATGTACATGATTGGGAGACAGTTGAAGAAAAATTAAAAAAGGTGTTTGAAAATGACTATCAAAGTTGCCCAGTTAAAGTTGAAAAAGTTTATATACAGCGTTGTAAAATATGTAATAAAATAAGACAATTTCGTATTAAACTTTAAGTATTTTGGGCCATGTAGTGTAAAGGCGAGCACATTTCCTTTGCAAGGAAATAGAGGGGTTCGAATCCCACATGTGTCCACAATCTTCTATAAACTAGAGTTCTATATAGAAAGAGTACTGTAATCTGTTAAGGGCTTATAAATCAGACGTTAAAGAAAAAAGTCTTCGGGGCTGAAGAGCCCTGCTATGAACTTAATTCCAGTAGAAATACTGGAATTTTTTATTGGGACTGCGGTGTGCGTGGTGCGCTCGTTGGACTGAAAATCCAAAGGTGAACGTTCGACTCGTTCCAGTCCCACTAATAGGCTACATACAGCAATTAGCTTCTTAATGTATTTTTTGGATGATAGTGTAGCCTTTCTTTGAAATTAATTATTACAAAATATGACTTGGTATTTAATTTTATTAGTAATCTCTGCTTGTATCTTAATTGGACAGACAGTCTTATCCTTTATTGGAGGAGAGATTGATGTTGATATGGATACAGACATAGATTCGAGTGACATGTTATCTTTTAAGGGTATTGTTCACTTTGTATTTGGATTTTCTCTAACATTGACTACAATGGGAGGAGTTTCAGTACTATCTACTTTCGTAGCTGTTTTGGTGGGATTGTTATTTACTATGATTCTGTTCTATCTTTACAGATACATATATAAGCATCTTCGTCAAGAAATCATCTATCAAGATGAAATTAAGGATACTCCCGCACAGGTTTATTATTGGGACTCCGAGTTAAATAAAGGAGAGGTAGTAGTAAAGCTGGAAGGAAGATTAGTATATGTGGATGCAACATCCACAAAGAATGTTAACTATCAACCTGGAGAATCAGTTATAGTGGAAGGTACACGACATCAAGTAACAATTAAATAATTAAAAGATGACTCTATTTATCATTCTCGGTGCAGCACTACTGTTAGTGTTGCTCTCAGTAGTGGGAATTCTCTCACGGTACAGAAAATGTCCTTCTGACAAGATTCTTGTAATCTTTGGTAAGACAGGGGGCGAAAAATCTGCTAAGTGCATTCATGGAGGAGCAGCTTTCGTGGTACCTATCGTACAGGGTTACAGTTTCATGTCACTTAAACCTTTGCAGTTTGAGTGTAATCTTCAGAAAGCTCTGTCTTCACAGAATATCCGAGTAGATGTTCCAACTACTGTGACTGTAGGTATTTCTACAGAACCTGAAGTAATGCAAATGGCTGCAGAGCGATTGCTTGGATTGACTACTGACCAGATTGAAGATCTCGTTAAGGATATTGTATATGGTCAGATGCGTCTAATTGTGTCTAATATGACCATTGAAGAGCTGAACTCTGAACGAGACAAGTTCCTGGAAGAAGTGAAGAATGTTGTTGGTGGAGAGCTTCGTAAGATTGGCCTGCATCTTATCAACGTCAATATCACTGATATCAGGGATGAGGCAGGTTATATCATCGCATTAGGTCAGAAGGACAAAGCAATTGCTCTTAATAAGGCAAATGTTGAAATCGCTAAGGCTGAAAAGGACGGTGCAACTCAAACTGCAGAGCAGAACAAAATTAAGAACTCTGAAGTTGCTGCAACCCAACGTGAGGAAGCAGTTGCGGTCGCAGTGGCAAATGCCGAGCGAGATTCCAAGGTTGCAGAAACTCAGCGTACTCGTGATATCAATGTGGCAACTGCTAAAGCAGAAGGTGAGATTGGTAAAATCGAAGCTGAGAAGACTGTAACAAACAAGAATGCTGAGTTGGAAGTTGTGCGAGCAGATGCTGAAAAGGCTGCAAACACAGCTCGTGTAAAAGCAGAAGCTGAAGTCGCTAAGGAGAAAGAGCTTGCTCAAGTAGAAGTTGTTAAGGCTGAAGCAAAAGTGCTGCAAGAGCAAGAACTCGCTCAGAAGACTGCAGAAGAAGCTCGTGCTCAGCGTCAAGAAGCAGCCTTACATGCTGATAAGATTGTACCTGCAGAAATTTCTAAGAAAGAGAGTCTGCTGCGTGCTGAAGCTTATCAGCTGGAACAGGAGAAAATCGCAGAAACTAATGCTAATAAGACTAAAATCGAAGCTGATGGTAAAGCGCAAGCTGAAGCTCTCAAGGGTGAAGGTGAGGCTAAAGCCATTACTGCTAAAGGTCTTGCTGAAGCAGAGGTTGTTCGTCAGAAAGGTTTGGCTCAGGCAGAAGCAGAGAAAGCTTCTCTTAAGGCTCAGGCAGATGGTTTCCGTGAGATGATCGAAGCTGCCAAAACTGATCCTGCGATTGCAATTCAGTTCAAGATGGTTCAAGAAGGAACCTACGAAAACATTGCTAAGCAACAGGTTGAGGCTTACAAGCACATGAACTTCGGTAATGTGACCATCATGGACACTACGAAGGGTGGAGGCCTCACAAATGTGATGCAAAGCCTTCTGTCTCAAGTATCCCCCATGCTGAATGTTATGAAAGAAATGAAAATTCCTGGAGTATCAAAGGTATTGGAAGAGAAAACTGAGGATGCTAAATTTCCTGAAGTTAAGTAATTAACTTCTTTATGAGCTGTATAGTTAATATGCAGCTCTTTTATCCCGACGCGGCTACGATGGTGGAGTGGCGCAGCACTGTAAATGCTGTACATCAGAAACTCATGAGGTTCGAATCCTCACGGCGGGACTAATTTATATTGACATGAAAATTGTAGATAATTTTATATTCTTCTGGGGAGGTTGGTTAAGTAACTTTCATCCTTGTAGAATAGTATTTGGCTCTAAAGTTTTTAAATCATCTGAACAGCTTTTTATGTATCTTAAAGCTTTGCATTTTGGTGATATAGAAACAGCAGAGAGGATTCTATTAGCAGAGACTCCAAAGGAAGCTAAAACCCTTGGTAGGGAGGTTAGAAACTTTGATGAAAAATCCTGGAATGAGGTTAAGATTCAGAAAATGTATCTTGCCTTGGAAGGTAAATTTAGCCAAAATAAAGATTTAATGGATAAACTTAAAGACCCAGCATTAAATGGGAAATTCTTTGTTGAAGCATCTCCCTTTGATAGAGTCTGGGGTATAGGCTATGATCAAGATCATGCACTTCAAAACCAATCAAATTGGGGAGAAAATCTACTTGGTAAGACTCTTACCTTTTACAGAGGATCTTTATAAACAATTTGCGGATATTGACATCGCTCAATATCCGCTTTATTTTTAAAACTTAATAAGATGTTTGAAGCAAAAAAGAAAACATTATTTGCTGTTGATAGCAGTAAATCGGCATCTAAATCAGCCTTTATTCAGGCAGGATTAAAAACTGCAGCAGAAACCACTACAGGTAACGGTGGTAAAGCCTATTCCAGTACAGGGGATCCCTTCGTTGACCAGTTTGGTAGTACATCTAAGTACAGAGAGATTCGCCCATTTGCAGAAATTGCAAAAGATTGTGAAATTCTCTGGGCAGAAAATAAAGAAGATACTGTTAAATTTATCTTTTTCTTGCGAATGATTTGTCGTAAGATTAATGATAAAGAGTATGGTACCAAAGAAGCACAGAAGGGTTCTGAACTTCGTCATGAAGGTATTATGCGTCTCATCTGGCTGCATATCAAAGATAAAGAAGTGTTCTGGAAGAATGCTTGGTTGATTCCCTTAGTGGGTTCTTGGAAAGATCTCTTCGTTATGCTTCGTTATGACTTAGTTTATAACGGCTGGGAACACCGAGTTCTGGATTGGCGCCGTTTTGCAGATCTGATTACTGCTGGCCTTAGTTCTGATTCCCAAACGAATCTTCTTCGTAAGTATCTTCCTCAGATCAAGGCACGTTCCAAGTGTACTACAGTAGAGGCACAAGCAAATTGTATGATTGCAAAATGGCTGTGTTCAGAACTTTACGGTGCGTCAGGAGCAAAGACAGATGCTGAAAAGTATCAGGTATATCGTTCTTATGCAAAGATGAAAGCCGCAGGGACAGCACATAGCTGGCAACAGCTTATTTCAAAGCAACGATATACAGAGATTGACTTTGATAAGATTCATGGTCGTGCCTTAAACCTTCTTGTACACTCCAAGTTCTTAGAGAATCATAATCTCAAAGAGAAGTATCAGGAATGGATAGGAGCTCCAGAGACAAAGAAGGTGAAGTACACAGGTTTTGTACATGAGCTCTTTAAACCTATTTGTAACACTGCTCCTTATAATATAGAGCAGCATATCAAAGATACTATTAATAAGCAGTTTATGACTCTTGTTAATAAGTGTAAGGAAGAGGGCAATACTACAGATCTAATTGTAGTACGTGATACTTCTGGTTCAATGGGTGCAGAAGCAACTGGAACTTCCATGTCTTGTTACAATGTAGGTAAGGCAATTGCTCTGTATTTCTCTTACTTCTTGAGAGGAAGGTTTCAAAATGCATGGATTGAGTTCAACTCGAAAGCTATGATGCATGAGTGGAAAGGAGAAACTCCTCTGGAAAAATGGTTTAATGACCATTCAGGGTACTATGGAAGTACAAACTTTGAGGGTGTTATTAACCTCTTTACTCAGTTGAAACTTGAAGGTGTTCCAGAAGAGGAATTTCCTAAAGGAATTCTTTGTATCAGTGATTGTGAGTTTGATGCTTCAAGTCTGAATAAGACTTCAGTTGAAAGAGTTCATGATACATTGACAGCTGCAGGATTTTCTAAAGAGTATGTTGATAATTTTGTCATTTGCCTTTGGAATTTGAGAAATGATTACTACGGATATAATGTACAAAATCGTGTTCCATTCCAAACTTATGGTGACGTCAAGAATGTCTACTATATGTCTGGATATTCAGCACAGATTGTATCTTTCTTAAATGGGAAGGTGCAGACTACACGGGATCTGTTTGATGAGGCTATGAATCAAGAGATTCTGTCTCTCATTAAGATGTAAACTTAATAGGCTCTAGTAGAAATACTGGAGCCTTTTTATTAATAATCTAATTATGGGTAAGTACCTTAAAGATTATCAAATTCCTGATTATTGCGAGGAGGATAAACCTAGAATGCCAAAGCGGCCTAAGAAGTTTAAAGACCAAGAGGGAGGAAAACCTTTAGTAAAGAAAAAGTTCAAGCGATGAAGAGATGATTCTTAAGAGTATTTAGAAGGTTTAATGAACCATCAACTGATAGTTCAAAAGAATTTCCTAAAAAAGTAATTGACTTAAAACAATTTGACGATGTATTCATAGTTACTAATAAAAAAGTATATAAGGCCTGGGTTATGAAAAGAACCAGTAGACTTTTACAGATTTTTATTTGGGAGTCTAAAAAGGAGGTAATTATAAATACAATTGGACAAGCTAATTCTAGTGTTATTCCTTTTGGCAAGGATAGCTATTTAATTATAAATAAAAAAGATATATGCGATTACTTGTAGTAGTTGATATGCAAGAAGACTTCATCAGAGGTGCATTAACGGTTCCTGGTGCTGAAGAAATAATTTCTCCTATAGAGAAATTAGTTAAAGAGTATATAACAGCAGATGATGCTGTCCTTTTTACTCGGGATACTCATTATGAGCATAGTGATACTAGGGGATTTAGCTATGCTATGACTCGTGAAGGTAGAAATCTTCCAATTCTTCATTGCGTTTGTGGAACTGAAGGTCATAAGCTTATTAAGGAATTTAAGCCTTATCTTCGTTCCTGCTATGTAATGGATAAACTAAATAGGTTTGGATTTATCCAGGATGAGTTTAATGATGCCAAGATAGATGATGGAGAATATTTATTCGACATCGCTGATTGCATTACAGAAATTACTTTGGTTGGTGTAGTAACTAATCTTTGTGTTATTTCATGTGCTGTAAGTTTTCAGCAAATATTCCCTGATGCAGATATCATCATAGATGCTTCCTGCTGTCGTTCCAATAACAATGAACTTCATAACAAAGCTTTAGATGTTATGGAGGGTTTACAAATGACTATAATTAATCGTTATTAATTTTTTGATTTTTATAAACTTAATGTTTAGAACAGTTTGTGAAATTAAATTTTATTGATATCTTTGTAGTATAAAACTAATAAAGTATGGATAAAATTTGTTCAAAATGTGGGGAAACTAAAGACATTTCACTCTTTGCTAAGGATCGACACTCTTCTGATGGATATACTTATTGATGTAAAGATTGTAGAAATACAGCAAATAAGAAATATCGGAAAGAAAATCCTGATAAAGTTCAGGAACATAATGAAAAGTGAAGAGATAAAAGAAAAGAATATTATAGTCTTCCTAAAAATCAAGAAAAGCTTAGAAGACATCATCTCAAGAAAATGTATAATATTACTTTGGAAGACTATGATGCTTTGTTTCAACTTCAAGGTGGTGTTTGTGCTATATGTGGAAAACCTGAAACAAGCTCAAAGGCTAGTAACTTAGCAGTAGATCATAATCACACAAATGGTAGTATTAGAGGCCTATTATGTAATAAATGTAATAGAGGCTTAGGATATTTTGAAGATGATGCAACTATTTTGTCTAAAGCTATAGAATATTTAAAAAATAAAGATAATGTTTAGACCGTGTTCAGTCCTCCTTTCAGATTTTTATAAGCAGGATCACCAGCGTCAATATGACCCTAGCATCACTAAGGTAGTTTCTTACTATGTACCTCGTAAAACTAGGATTCCTGAATTTGATAAGGTAGTAGTTTTTGGTATTCAAGCATTTATTGAGGAGTATCTGATTGAGTACATGAATGAAACTTTCTTTAACCGTCCTTTAGAAGAAGCTATTGCAGAATACGAATTTGTGATTTCTTCTACTATGGGAGCAGACCGTGTTAACTCGGATAAAATTAAAAACCTTCATGAATTAGGATATCTCCCTATCGAAATTTGGGCACTTCCTGAGGGATATAAAGTAGGAATGAATATCCCCTGTATCGAGATTTCTAATACTAATCCAGAATTTGCATGGTGTACTAATTTCATTGAAACCTTGATGCTCTCTGAGCTTTGGTATCCAATGTGTGTTGCAACTGCTGTAACTAAATATCGTAGTATCGTAAATGATTTTTATTCTAAAACTTCTGATATTTCTGGTCGTTCTGCTATTTCTGAGTTCGGATTTAGAAGTTTAGTTGGACTTCATGGTGCTATTAAAGCTTCGTGTGGATTTTTGCTCTCTTTTAATAAGACTGCGACTATTCCTGGCATTATGTATGCTTCAAAGTATTATCATACCCCAATGTCTGTAGTAGGTGGAGGTATGGCTTCTACTGAGCACTCCGTAATGTGTAGTTCTGCTGCCATTGATGGGGATGAAAAAGTTATGATTCGACGCCTCCTTACTGAGGTCTATCCTAATGGATCATTCTCTATGGTAAGTGATTCCTATGATTACTGGAATGTTGTCGATGAGATTCTCCCATCTCTTAAGGAAGAAATTCTCAGTAGAAATGGTACTTTGTATGTTCGTGGTGACTCTGGAGATCCTGTAGAAATTATAACTGAGACGGTTTTCTCTCTTTGGGAGACTTTTGGAGGCACTGTCAACTCTAAGGGATATAAAGTCTTAGACCCTCATGTTCGAGCTTTATATGGTGATGGCATCACTCAGTTACGTGCAAAACAGATTTATCAGATTTTGTATGATAAAGGATTCTCTGCAGAGAATGTTACACTTGGTGCAGGAGGATTTTCCATGCTTTCTTACATGGATGAGTTTGGGAATGTAGATATGTTCTCTCGCGATACATTTAATGTAGCAATTAAGTGCAGCTATGTAGAACAAACCATTGATGGAAAAACTAAATCTATCATGGTCTACAAAGATCCTAAAACGGATTCAGGAATGAAGAAATCCCACAAAGGATGTTGTGCTGTTTTCTACAACCATGTAACTGGTGAGTTTGATTGTGATGAAGGTATGACACTGAAAGAGGCTCATAATGAGCCTTTCAATTTACTTCGTCCTATCTTTTTAGATGGAAAAATGAGAGAGCAAACTACTCTCACAGAAATTCGTAGAACTCTTTGGAACGGGAAATTCTAATGAAAGAAGTATATGAAGGAATAGTTTCCTTTCTTAAGAATTATCAAGAACGTACCCATGTGAAAGGGTATGTTCTTGGTATTTCTGGAGGAAAGGATTCTACTGTAGTGGCCAAATTATTGGTAGATTCTATAGGTAAAGAAAATGTGTTAGGTGTACTGATGCCTGATGGAGAACAAAAAGATATTAATGATAGTATTAGAGTATGTGAATTCTTAAATATTCAATATCTAAAAGTTAATATTGAATCTACTTTTCTAACATTACTTAACTCAATTGAAAGGACTGTTTTAAAAGATTCTATTAATGTAGGAATTCCTAATTCTACATCAAACGGAGTTAATATTACTATTTCTGAAAAAGCTCTTACTAATGTTGCTCCTCGGATTCGTATGACAATCCTATACTCTATTGCACAATCTTTAGGATACTTAGTTGCAGGTACTGGAAATCGTTCTGAACAGTTTATTGGTTGGTTTACTAAATGGGGAGATGGTGCTTGTGATATTAATCCTATTTCTCAATTAACATGTTCTGAAGTTATTTCTTTAGGAGACTATATGGGACTCCCATATGATCTTATACATAAGACTCCTGCAGATGGATTAACAGGAAAGTCTGATGAAGAAAATTTTGGTTTTACATATAAAGAACTTGACACTCTTATTGTAAAGCAGCGAAATCTTACTTGCACAGGTAGAATACAATGTGCTTTTACTGAACAAGAATTAAAAATCTTAAAATTACATGAAGCTGCGTATCACAAAGATCATGTAATTAAAATACATTATTAATATGGGAAGCGGATCATGGAGTTCTAGCACATATAAAGCTTTTGCTGATAGCTATACTAAAAAATCCAGAGAAGAAATCTTTCATCAAAGATCTCTACACGAAGAAATGGATCTTACAAAAAGTAAGACGCATATTCGAGAATCTAGAGATTCTGAGGAACACCCAGAATCTCTTCCAGTTTTCATTGCATTAGATGAAACTGGTTCAATGGGTTCAATTCCTGATAAGATGATCAGGGATTATCTTCCGAAGTTAATGGATTCTATTATTGATTCTATTGGAGTTAAACACCCTCAAATTCTTTTTATGGGAGTAGGAGATCATGAATGTGATTACTGCCCGTGTCAGGTAGGTCAATTCGAATCTTCAACTGTTGCAATTAATCAATGTCTCTCTAAAATCTATTTGGAGGGTCGTGGTGGAGGTAATAGTGGAGAATCCTACTTACTTCCTTGGATTATTGCAGGAAATCACACGTCAATTGATAGCTGGGAAAAGCGAAAGCAAAAAGGATTCCTTTTTACAGTTGGTGATGAACCTACTTTGACAAGAATAAGTAGGGGAACTTTGGCATCCCTCACTGGAATGGAGTATGAGCGTGATTATACCTGGCAGGAGGCTTATGAACTTGCCTGTGAGAAATATCATGTGTTTCATATCCATGTTCGACATGGAAGTGAACATTATGATGAGGTAGTAGCTAAACAAATGAAAGAAATTCTTAGAGAAAACTTTATTGTGTGCAAACCTGATGAAGTTGTAGAAGCCATTTGTGAAGCTATGGGTAAAACTCTAAAAGGTAGCTCTTCAGTAATTGAAGAGGTTTCTGCAGAAAAAACTGTAGAAAATACAGAATCAAAACCTAATATATTTGACATACATCGACGATAATGTATAATATTGTAGTGGGTTGTACGTTTGGCGACGAGGGCAAGGGTCAAGTGACTCATGCCCTTTGTTGCGACGCTAAAAGAAAGCGTTTAAAACCTCTGGTTGTTAGATTTTCTGGAGGGCATCAATCAGGGCACACAGTAGCTACTTCATTTGGAATAGTGCATATATTTTCTTGCTTTGGATCTGGAACATTTGCTGAAGCACCTACCTATTGGATGAAACAATGTGTTATGGATCCACTACAATGGATGCGGGAACGAGAGGAGTTGGATTTCTTAGGATGTAATATCCCTATCCAATATTTTGATCCATATGTACAAGTAACAACTCCTTTTGACGTAATGCTGAATTCTGAAAGGAGTAAAGGTTTTACAGTAGGAAAAGGGATATGGGAGACTGTTCAGAGACAAAGAGAAGGACTAGCTTTATATGTAAAAGATTTAGCTTTTCCTCAAGTTGTAAAAATGAAGCTCCGATTAATTAGAGAATGGGCGGAAGATAGACTCCAGTTTAAGGAAACTTATTCAAGATTTGCTCATGTTTTCGATAACTTAGATTCTTTAGTACATACTTATTGTAAGATTTTTTATCCCAATATAGTATTGGAGGATACGTTATCTAAATTAGCATGGAAAGAAAAGACTTCTGTGATATTTGAGGGTTCTCAAGGAGTACTTTTGGACCCTAATATTGGATTTTCACATGAATATACTACCCCACTTCCATGTTGTCCATCGTGGGACAATCTCCCATTCTTTTTAAGTGATGATCAACTAATATTTAATTTTGTATATAGATCTTATTTAACAAGACATGGTAAAGGGCCTGTTGGAGGTTCTATATTCAAGGAGATTAATAATCCTTATGAAACAAATTTAAATAATCCTTTTCAAGGGGAATTTCAAACTTATGAATTCAATAAGGAATTAGTCTTGTATGGAATTGATCATGTTAAATCCCACTTTAATCCTGAATATAAGGTAAGGTTGATTGAAACATGTTGTGACATATGTGCAGGACATGACTTAGGAATCCCTTATAATTACTCTATCAAAACCTGCAAAAAGAATTTTGACTCTGTATGCAAATAATTAACTTTTTATACCCAGAAAAGTCAGAAATAAAGTATCGAATTGATACTTATCCTGATTCTCAATCTCATCTTGTACTTGAGTCTGAAATGGATAGACGAAAGTCTTTGTTGATCTATACTAGATTATCCAATTTGAATGATATTTGGATTCTAATGCAATTAGTGGATATTTGTCATCGTCAAGGTATCCAGATTTCCTGTCTACAAATAGCTTATTTGTTTGCAGCGCGAACTGATAGATTATTTTCTTTTAATGAGGCATTAGATTTGGAGCTTGTTAAAAAATGTCTTATCTTTGTACAAGCACAGCGAATTCTAGTACTGGATCCTCATTCTAAGCGTTTGATTACAGAAGGGGTAATTGATAATGACTGGCCTGCATTCTTTGCTTTAGAAGCAAGTTCTAATATTCCAGAGAATGTTTTATTCCCTGACGAAGGTGCCTATCATCGTTACAGTGAGCTTTTTGACTCTGATACGACATACTATGCTACAAAGCATAGGATCTCAAGGGATAAGTTAGAGGTAAAATTACCTTCTGAAATAAAGCCAAATACTTCTATTCTAGTTTTTGATGATTTATGTGATGGTGGGGGAACTTTCTTTGCAATTCATAAAGCATTACAAGATATGGGAGTAACTGATGTGCATTTACGTGTTACGCATGCTATCCAAAAAGAACCTTTAGTAAAGTTATCAAAACTTTACAAAACAATAACAATTACCAATTCTTATAAGGATTGGGATAAAGAAGAACTTCCAAACAATATAAAAGTAATAAGAGTTTATGAATAAATTTAATGAAATTCTGAGTGCTACTGGAACTGCGGTACTCAAGAAACGTGCTGAAATCATCAATGCTGATGCCCGCGAAGCAGCTAAGGATCAGGTTAATCTCATTGAGAAAGAGATTCGTCAGATTAAGTCCAAGATTATGAATCTGGAGGATCTGTCGATTAAATCGACCGAATCACTGGTTGTAGGTACGGATTTTAAGGCAGATGAGTGGGTAACTCAGATGTTCAAGCTTCGTGATGACTTGCGCAACGCTGAAATCTGTCTGGAAATTGCTCAGAATATTTATAATGAGTATTTCACGGAACTTCCTGAAGTAGACTGTGATAAGAAAGCAGAATAGCTTCATAGGCGGATTTACTCCGCCTTTTAAGGGCCCTTAGCTCAATTGAATAGAGCATCTGACTACGAATTAGAAGGTTACAGGTTTGAGTCCTGTAGGGCCCACATATGAAAACTGTTTTATATAGAATACAATCAATTGAAGCCCCAGAAAATGAAGGGTTTCGGTATGGCTCATTAAGAACACTATCTAAGACAAAGGTAGATGAAGAAATGTGCTTAAGGAATGAGTTTGGAAGTCATTATCTAATTAATGTTCCAGATTATTGAATTTGTGAGATTTTAAAAGAAATAGAAGAAGATGATGTATAGTTTAGATGAAATAGGTATTTTACCTAGTTCAAAAGCCACGGATATTACAAGTCGTAGTGAGTGTAGTCCTTTAGGAGACTTAGGAACATATCCTATTTTTGTTTCTCCTATGACATCCGTTATTGATGAATCAAATTATCAACTTTTTACAAAGGCTGATGTGCTTCCAATTATTCCAAGACGTGTAGATAATTTACAGTTTAGACTTAATGCATGTAACCATGTTTGGTGTGCATTTAGTTTAAAGGAATTTGAAACATTCTTTTGTGAAGGAGAACCTTCTGATGAGTGTCCTCTGGTACTTATTGATATGGCTAATGGCCACATGAAGAAAATTTATGACCTGGTTAAGAAGGCTAAGGAAAAGTGGAGCACGATTATTATCATGGTAGGTAATATAGCTCATCCAGATCTTTATTGGGAATGCTATGATGCAGGGGTGGACTATGTTCGTGTAGGTATTGGAACTGGCAGTGTATGTACTACAGGAGTAAAAACTGGAGTACATGCTTCTATGGAATGGCTATTGCAACAATTAGTTAAGCGTCGATCCATGATTAAAGAGTCTCCTAAACCTAAAAAGGCTCCAAAGATTATCGCAGATGGAGGAATTTCTACAATAGATCGAGCTATAAAGTGTTTAGCTTTGGGCGCCGATTATGTAATGATGGGTAAAATGTTTGCTCAATGTAAAGAAGCTTGTGGGTATGTTAGAACAAAGTGGCCAGATGATAGTGATACTATACTTAAATATTTTGCATCTTTAACTAAAGCAGAAAGTGATCGAATCATTGAAGTGTATCCTAAAGAGCGATTATACTACGGAATGGCAAGTGAACGTGGTCAAAAGGATATTTCAAACACTAAAAAGGCCGAAGAAGGAATTGAAATTTGGGTTCCTGTTGAATATACTCTTGAATCTTTACTTTCTCAATTTGATTCTGCATTAAGGTCTGCTATGTCTTATACAGGATGTAGGACTCTTGAAGAATTCAAAAATGTAAAATGGGAGTATATGTCTCCCTCTGAAAGAAATGCTTATTACAAATAAAATGAATAATCTTGATTTATACACAGTAATAGTTTTTGGAATCTTTGTTTTATGTTTATTATTAGGACTTGGATTTGCATTAACTATGTGGTCTGCTCCTTGGGGAATATTCTACTTCGGAGGAATGATTGTGCTTACTATTTATTATCTTAATATATTAAAAGATAGGATAGAGTAAGGGAATGTAAATTCCCTATAAGTCCCTGTAGTTCAGTTGCATAGAACATCTCACTTCTAATGAGAAAGTCGCAGGTTGGAGCCCTGCCAGGGATACAACGCTTAAGATTAACATATATATATATATTTAGATATGAATTTTATAGGTTATGTTATAATATTTAACTAATTTTTAGAATGAATTCAAAATGATTGTTAGAAAAAGAAAAATTAGAACAATTAATTTTAATTGATAAACTAAGTTACGAAGAGATAGGGAAAAATATAATTGCTCTGGTAGTAATATTAAAAAAGTTGCTTCAAAAATAGGAATTACGTTACCAAAGAGACGTAAATTAAATCCTAATGAAACATTTAATAAAGGAGTGCATAAAGTAATTGTTTCTAATATTAATATCCCTAAACCTATACAAAAAGTTGGCACTAAAACTTATTGTCTTAACTGTGGACATGAATTAGATGGATATGCCAAAAAATATTGCTCTAGTAAATGTCAAATAGAGTATAAACATAAATTAGCATATAAAAAATTTTTAGAAGGAGATCTTTCTATTATGAGAGCTAATTATAACCCTAGAGTATTTAAGAAAGATATTATAAAAGAACAAAACAATAAGTGTGCTATCTGTGGTTTAGAACCTGAGTGAAATAATAAGGAGCTTGTTTTTATTTTAGATCATATTGACGGACATGCTGCAAACAATAAACGAGATAATTTAAGGTGTATATGTCCTAATTGTGATTCACAATTAGATACTTATAAATCTAAGAATAAAAATGGAGATAGGCATTATTACAGATACCATAAAAATAAATAGTTTATCCTAAACTGGCGGCTGAATAGCCATTGTGGGTTCGAGTCCCACCCTCCGTACTAATAACATTATAATATGGCATGGATATACAGAGATAAAAATGGAGACTTAATGTTCTCCAAAGTAAAACCTGAAAAAGTTTATATTTTCAGATTTAAAAATTATGAAATTCATAAAGAATCAGAAAGCAAATATTTTATTGGGGATCGTAATTATATTTTTACAGTTAAAATATTAGAATCTTATTTTCAACATCCTGGATATTATGAACTAAAAAGTTTTGATGGAGAGGAAGTATTAAGAAAAATTTATATTCAAGATGTTATTTTTGAAGGAGACTACACTATGGGTTTTCCTGTAGAATTTAAACCTGAGACTATTTCTGCTTTAAAATCTATTGTTGATTTAGAGAATCTTACTATTGAGGATGGATTAATTGAACTATAATGAAAGAGATTAAAATTAACAATAACATTGAAGAAGATCATGTTCCTTTATATAATCCTGAAGGAGGACATTCCAAGACCAAATAAAGATAAATATAATTTTTTAATATTATAATGAAAACACTTCTTTGGGTAGATGATGCTCGTAATCCAATGGAAGATGATTGGATGAATTTTAGTCCAATTGGCAGAAATTGTAAAGTTGTATGGGCTCAATCTTACCAAGAAGCGATTGATTTTCTTGAGAAAGAATGGCCTGATGCAATTTGTCTAGATCATGATTTAGGGGAAGAGAAATCTGGATATGATATAGCTAAGTATATTGTGGATAAATGTATAGATGAAGGATATATTCTTCCACAATTTGCAAGTCAATCTGCAAATCCTGTTGGTAGAGAGAATATTCTTTGTTTATTAAAAAACTACAGTAAACAAAGACTCATAGAACATGTACAAAAAGTTCGTCAATATAAACACGACTGGTTAACTGCGGTTCAGAATGGAAAAGACTTGCCAAAGTGAAAATAGAACATTTTATCATATAACTTTAAGAAGTAATCTTGAAAGCATATTAAATAAAGGGTTTATTCCCGATATTAGTATTAAATGTCAAAAATGTTATAATGACAATCCAGCTGAAAAGTTAGTTTATATAACTGATTTGGAAAGTGTAAAGGTGTGAGGAATGCTCTATATAGAGAAAATGATGATTGTATTATTTTTGAAGTTAATTGTGCAGAACTTAAATTATTAAAACATGTAAATATATACATGGTCCAGAAAATATAAAATTGACCAATTTATGGCACAGTATATTTATATACATACAAACAAATTTTCTAGGTGATTCCTTTTAAGATATCTTAAAAAGAAAGGTTATACTTTTAGAAATAACATGACTCAGGAACATATTTTTATTCATCCTTATGGCAGATATGCTTTTTGCATGTGTGAGAAAATCATAGCCTATGAGGAAGTATGGGCTTGGGTTGTTTTTAACAGTATATTTAAATAATTTCAACAATGCTTTACTGTAATATATGTGGATCTCCTTTACGATATATAGGAGAAACTAAGGATGCTAGTGGAAATGTTATAAGCATCTATTCATGTCCAAAATGTAACAAGTTAGTTTATATTTAGTATGTTCTTTCTTAATTTAGCTGTATTAATTTTTTGTGGAGCAGTTCTTGGATATGAGAGACAAAAAACTAACAAGGTAATTGGAATTCGTTCCGTTGTTCTACTGATGTTAGGATCTTTTATATTTACATATATCTCTACAAGAATAGGTGGAGATCCTTCTAGAGTAGCTGCCCAGATAGCTTCTGGAGTTGGCTTTATTGGTGCTGGAATCATTTGGAAGGATAAATCTACCAATATAGCTAACTTAACAACAGCAATTCTCATTTGGGTTATTGCAGCTTTAGGAAGCATGATTTCTATTGGATTACTTGCTGAAGCAGTAGTAATAACAGGAGTAATTTACATTGTCCTTAGATTTAATTTTTTGAAGGACGTCTAAAGGTTTGGAGAGTAATCCTTGATGGTGATAGGGCTTGCCTGCTAAGCAATGTGTGCCTTTCTGGCATGTGGTTCGATTCCACTGCTCTCCGCAAATAAACTAATATTAGAAGGGTATGGAATTTAAAGTAATCAGAATTATCTTTGATAATGGAACAGAACAGGTTTTTAATTTTCAACATGTAAGAGATTTCAGTTACAATGAGAAAAATAAATCTGCAGTTATAACTATAAAAGGAAACGGACCAAATTGGGATACTCAGCTATTTGATAATATTACTGAATTATATATTTCAAATTTAGAGTAATTAAGGATGCCCCTGTGGCGTAATTTGGTAGCCGCGCTAGACTTAGGATCTAGTGAGGAAACTCGTGCAGGTTCGAGTCCTGTCAGGGGTACTTAACAATGTTTAAAATTATTAATACCAATGAATATTGAAAATTTTTCAACGATAAATCTTCCTGGTCTAGCAGACCTAGGAGATACTAAAAATTGGGCAAGTATTAAAGGGGATGATCCAGGGCCTAAAGGGCCTATAGGTTCTGTGGGATATTCAGCAACAGGTGTAGGCAGGGGAAATCTTACTTCTACTACCTCAACTGGAATCGGTACTAATAGTATCACTATAAGCTCTAGTAATCCGTATGCATATGGGCCAATTAAAACAGAAAGATTTCCTATGAGTGAAGAACTTTATTTATATATAACTGGTGGTAAAAGTTGTATTTCTACAGCACCTCCTACTTGGAATAGTCAAGAGAACTGTCTTTGGCATGCAAAAGGTTCCCGAGTATTTTCAATAGAAGGTGATTATGGACTATCTCGTCTTATAAAATCTTATATTGGTTCTGAACTAGATATAATTTACACATATCTTACTATAAATGGATTTAATGTTTATGCTACTATTTTAGGACCTTCTGGAGAATTATATATAACGAAAGAATCTGTAAAAACTAAAGAAGATTTGATTCATAGAAATCGAAAGAAATAAATAAAAAGGATTGCGCCTGACCCGAGGCGGGGGGGAGGTCTTCAAAACCTCTATGCTGTTGGTCCATCTTCAGCCCTGTGGGATCGTTACCTACCAGGCGTGCAAGTAAGAAGTAAAATATGACTATTAAGGAACAATGTATACATTTACGAGAAGAAGGAAAAACTTATAACGAAATTTGTGCTATTCTACACTGCTCTAAAAGTACAGTTGCATATCATTTGAACGCGACTACTAAAATAGCAGCCACAAAATGACAAAGTGAAAATAAATGTAAGGATTGAAAGTATAAATTTATGCATAGTTGTTCTAATTTTTTAAATCGAAAAGATAGATCTAAACACATCAAAACAATGTGCTCAGATTGAAATAAAAAGTTTAGAACTCACGTATCAGAGTTCAATAATAGATATAAAAATAAAGGAAATTTGGCTAATAAATGTTACTATAAAGATGTGTTAACATATCTTAATGGAACTAATGTTAAATGTTATTTAACAGGTACACCTATTGATTTGACAAAAGATGATTATTGTTTTGATCATATAGTTCCTGTATCAAAAGGAGGAACTAATGAATTATCAAATCTAGGAGTAACTATTCCCTCAGCTAATTATTCTAAACATGATTTAACTATAGAGGAATATTTGTCTTTATGTAAACAGGTTTTAGAACATCATGGGTATACTGTAAGTAAAACTTAAAAATATGACTTATAAACAAATTTTTATTGGAGGGATTACTATTCTGGGTATGTATATGCTACTGGGTTTGATGTTAAATTTCCCATGTAAATCAGAAGTGCCTCCAGTAAACTCTCCTGTAATTATTACAGAAGATTGTGATTCTCTTACAGAGTGGCAAGTTTTTATCATGGCACTTGTTGAAGTAGAATGTGAGAGAAATCCAAAAGTAAAATCTAGTAAAAATGCAATAGGCCCATTCCAAATTACTAAAATTTATGTTGATGAAGTTAATAACTTATATAACACTAATTTTGTGTTAGAGGATGCTTGGGATCTTGATAAAGCTTTAACTATGTTTGAAATGATGAATGACCATTATAATCCAACTAGAGATATTGATAGAGCAATTAAACTACATAATCCTGGAGCTGGTAAATGGTATGGGAAAAGAATAAAAGATCGTATGGAACTAATTCGATTTAGTGAAGCACTAAGATTCAAAATTGTTGAACTTTACGATAATTAATATGTGGTGGTTGATTGGATTACTATTAGCTATTGCTATCATACTTAGTCCTATGTTATGGGCTATTTATAAACATATAACGTATGAGAAGTTGAATAACTAAAATTTTAAGTGGAGTTGCAATTATTTTAGGAATAACTGTTTACTTCATGAATGTAAGGATAAATGATTTAAATAAATCATTAGATATATCCGTTAATAATGAAAAAGCATACTCGGCTGAAAACTCAGCCTTGAAAGAGAGTAATATAGTTTTTAGATTTGAGTTAGCTCAAATGACCCACATGAATGATTCAATTCTTGTGAAAATGCGAGAAGTAGCTCAGGAACTCAAAATAAAGGATAAGAAATTAGAATCTTTACAATATCAGTTAGAACATATTTCTAAGTCAGATACTATTTTTATTAGAGATACTATATTTAAAGATCCTGGTTTTAAACTTGATACGTGTATTCAAGATAAATGGGCTAGAACTTGTCTGCATCTTGAATATCCAAATGAAGTAGGAGTGTCAAGTGAGTTTAACAATGAAAAATATATTATTACTTCCTGGAAAAAAGAACCAATTAAGCAAAGGAAGTGGTTCCTTCCAAGATGGTTTACGAAAAAACAAAAAATTATAACTGTTGACGTAGTAGATAAGAATCCTTATGTAACTACAGAAAGACAGAGATTTGTACAAATTGTAGATTAAATGATTACAACAATACCTACAAAATATGATATAGGGCAGAAAGTATATTTAAAGAAAACTGCTCTTGACTTTTCTCGAGGATATTTCATTGATGTTGAAGTTCCAGATCCAACTCCTTACATAATTACATCTATTAGAATTCATGTATATCCTGATTATACAAGTATTTATTATCGTATCGATGGAAAACAGGAATCTATTAGGGAGGATAAAGTATTTAGTTCTTTAGAAGAGGTGGAAGCCCATTGTAAGCATGATTCAGAATAGTTTTTTGGAAAAAGGTAAAGAGAAAGAATTAGAATTTGCCTTAGCTCTTTGCAAAGCTAAAAGTCTTTCGTCCTCTATAATAGAAGAAGCTAGCAAGGAAGATGACATTTATCGTCATATTGATATCTGGGTAGGAGCAAATAGTTTCGATGTTAAAGCTGCAAAGAAAATTAACCGCTCTGATTTACTTCCTAACTATGATATTCATTGGATAGAACTCAGAAACGTTCATGGAGACAAAGGCTGGCTATTCGGGCAAGCTGATTATATAGCCTTTGAGTTGAAAACTACTTGGTGTATCTGTCCAAGAATTTCTTTAATACGGTCTCTAAAGGGTAGAATTGATTTTTCCAATTTTACTACTAATAGGGATGATATGTTTAGAGTATATAGACGTAAAGATAGATTAGATGCTATTGTTAAAGTCGATAGTGATTTTTTGACCAAGGTTACGTCTAGTTTTTTAATTCCTAAAGAATAGACTATGATTTTCTCTTTAGTGTATTACTTGATTTGTGTAGGTATTATTTTTGGATCTGATGATGGAAAACCTTGGAAGTTTTCAGATTATGTTCTTTTATTATTTGCTGGCATTTATGCTCCTTTAAGTGTAGGAATGTATATTGGTCGATTTTTAAAAGAAAATAAGGTATATAAGGAAGAGTAATCTTCCTATATGGTGCGTATAGCTCAGTTGGTTTAGAGCGCCAGATTGTGGCTCTGGAGGTCACCGATTCGAATTAGGTTATGCACCCTTAAATTATTTTTATGAAGACATTTACTGAGTTTAAAAAACTTATTCCCAATAATAAATTGGGTGTTATTTCTCATCCTTGTAATAATTCAGTAACAGAGCCAAATATCTTAAAATGTTTGAATTACAAGATGCAATTTTCACTTCGAAAATGTAATCTTATCTATTGGAATATGCTGAAACAGCTTTATATATCATCTGATGATATGTTTAAATTTCTTAAAGGAGGAGTAAGTTATAGAGAAAGTATGACTGCCTTAATGGTAAGAGTACTAAGAGAAAATGTAGCTAAAAACGTATGAAAAAACTAAATATAGCACTCGTTGCACATGATGCACGAAAACAAGAATTAATTGATTGGGTTAAATTTAATAAACACTTATTATATAACCATCATATTACTGCTACTGGCACTACAGGCAGATTACTTGGTAATATCATGGTTAAACAAGTTGCAGAAACAGACTGGAAAGGAAATGAATATTTTGTAAATAAATATTTAAATGTAACCTCTGTTCTTTCTGGACCTCTTGGAGGAGATCAAATGATTGGTGCAATGATTGCACAAGGTCAAATTGATGTATTAATCTTCTTCTGTGATAATCTTATTACACAAGGACATCAAACAGATATTTCTGCATTAACTCGATTGGCATCCTTATATAATATTGCATTTGCAACAAATAGAACTACAGCAGACATGATTCTTACTTCGTCATTATTTGCGAATGAAGAATATTGTCCTGTAAAAGCGGATTTTAGTAGTTATTTAAATCGCAAACTTTAGTTATGTCAAAAAGTCGCAAACTTCCAATTTTTAAAGATAAAGGTCTTAAAGGCATTTATCACAGAATTGTTAAAAGGAGAATAAAAAATTATTTAAAGAGTAATTTTTTAAGATTACAAGATGAGGATTTTGATTGTAATATTCCAAATCCTAAAACAATAGTTAGCGACTACAATTATAGCGATTATACAATCGATTTACGTTATGAAAAAGGTAAAAGATGGGGAGAAGAGTGGAAAGCTAAATTCTCTAGAAAATAAACGTATCTTAGATTACATAAAGGCTGTAAGGAAGAAATCAAGGGAAGAGGAGATCCAATTGTATGGAAAACCTCTTCCTAAAACTAAGATTAAAGAATCAAAAAAGATATATAAGAGAAATAAAAAATGACTGCATTAGATTTTTTTTATGATGAGTTTGTTGCATTTTGCAATAAGTATGATCTAGTGGAACAATTTAATAAAGGGTTGCAGATAAAAGGTTTTCCTTACGAGTTAAGCTGTAAACCCTTTATTTTATCTAGGTTATCTCCAGAAATATTTGATTACTCTTTACATTGGGTAGAAACTCCTACCCCAAAATCACATTCATGGGGAGAAATTCATGATCTTTGGGTAGAAAAAAGTGCAAAGATAGAAAATAGCTTCAAGAAGAAATCAAAAGTATTTGAATCATTTCCAGTATACTACTTTAAGTATAAAGGATATGATTATTTAGACTATGTTTCCGATCATATTAGGCAGTTATACTATGCAGATCAGTTAATTCCAGTAAGAGTTACAGATGTAGAACAAGTAGACGTAAAAAATGGATGCCCAGAAGGTGTACATATTATTTCAAATATGTCCATGTGGGCATTAAAAATGGTGACTAAGTATAAGGGGGTTGTTGAATATAAGGAGTATGACTTAGGAAAGAACATTATTAGAATGTCTGATAAGTTTGAATCTATTATGAAAGCATTCCCAGCTGGATTATCTGCCATTCTAGAACTAAATCCTTCTAAAAAGGTCAATTATCTAGATATTGACTATAATACAGGCAAAGTTTCTTATCTTCCTATAGAGAAAACTCTTAAAAAGGATTTTGAGTCTGTACGTGCATATGCAGATAGTAATAGGAAAACAACTACTATAGGACGATTACTCAATAAGTTCAATTGGGCCCCTTATCTAGATAGATGTGATATCGAAAGGATATCTAATTTTGTTTCTGGATATGGAGAAACTCTTAGTGTAGAAATTTGGGAACCTGAAAAAATACGTATAGCATATTTAGAAGATAATTATGCAGAAGAACTAAGATGTATAAAATCTACATTGCATAATTCTTGTATGCGACATGCTGAGTGTCAAGATTTTTTTGAGTTTTATGAAAAAGCTGATGCAAAGATTGCTGTAGCACTTGATGAAAAAGGTAAAGTTTGTGCCAGAGCAATACTTTGGCAAATCAATGATTCTTTATACTTTCTGGATAGGATTTACTCAATTAGTCCTTTTTACTATGTAAAGTTTGCAAAAGCTGTTGCAAGTAAGGTTCCTATAGACTTTTATAAAGTAGATAGAACTATATACAATATAAAAACTCTCACTGAAGCAGAAATGCCAGTTTATAGATTATTTAGACCGAAGTTAATAAATTATGAAGGATTGGTTCCCTATGTAGATACTTTCTATATATTTGATTCTACTTGTGGAGAACTATTGACTGATACAAAAATTTTTAAACTTCAAACTACTGAAGGAAATTTAATACATATATAATATGAAAAATGCACGTTTTTATTACAGTGTTCCGCTGAGCACTGTAAAGGTTTTAGTTGTAGGAACTCAAGATTTTATTCCTGATGATGTTGCTGGTTTTTACAAATCTTCAATTCAGCCTATGCCTCGAATTACTATTTGTAGTCTGCTTAATGAGGATCGTACAAAATTATCTTTTGGAGTAGCTGTATGTTCAGCTAAAGATCGTTTCGTAAAGAAGATTGGTCGTGAGTTAGCTTACAAAAGAGCCCTTGAACATCCTTTCAAAGTAGCTGAAGTTACTAAAGATAATATTCGTGAAGTACGAATGAATGTATCTCAGGCTATTGAAGGAGAAATATGGGCAATGCATCCTAAGAAATTCTAATGGAGTACGAAATTATAATTCATGGTAAAGTTTCTACTAAAAATGTAGATAAATTCAAAGAATGCTTCGGAAAAGCATTAACAGATAGTGAATCCACCTTTAGGGGGAATACTTATATCTATGAATTTACAGAATATGAAGAGGTAAAAGATGATACAGAAAGCTAGGGAATTTACTGTTCCTATTCTTAATGTCAAAGTGTCAATCTTAATTGGAAGTCCACTATCCGTAGAAAGTTACCTTCAGGATGTTCATAACAAAGTATTCGGACATAGTGCACCAAATGTAGTTGCAGAAACCTTTTATTCTACTGAATCAGATGCTGATGAGTTTTTGTATATTGCATTATACGATGATACAGATATAAAAGATTCTGCATATAACGTTATACATGAATGTCTTCATGCTGCTCATAAAATCTGTACTTTCAGAGGAGTTGAGTTAGATGAAGAGTTTCTATGTTATTTGCAGGGATTCTTAATTAACAAAGTATTTGAATGTTTGAATGCTGAACTGATGGTAGTTACAAACCATCAATTGACTGCGGAGGATACTCTGCAATAATAACTCAAAATGGTGAAGTTATAAAAAAACTTTACAGAGGTTATAGAAACACTACTAACAACCGTATGGAACTTCTAGGGGTCTTAGAATGTCTTAGATATTTTACAAACCCTGAACAAATAACCATATATTCGGATTCTCAATATGTAGTATCGAGTATTAACAACAAGCATCTTACCAAGTGGGTTGAAGACAATGATCAATCCAAAAAGAATCTTGATTTGTGATATCCAATTTATGAATTATTGAAGTTTCATACGGTTACTTTTGTGTGAGTAAAAGGCCACAATAATAACAAATTTAATGAGTTAGCGGATTTATTTGCAACTCATGCAAGTGATTGTTTAGATCTACCAGAAGATAATGGTTCATTTTAAGATTAAAAAAGTCGGAAATCACTGGTATCCATGTGTTAATCATGAATATGACAGTGACATATCGTTGGATCCAAAAATTGAGAAATATCTCAATAACTACTCTGTAAAATCTGGATATGTGGATGAAGTTACAATAGAGTTGGAAGAGATTCCAATGATAACAGAAGATATTAATTTAATCTTCTTTAACGAGTCTGATATTACAAGATATTATACTACTGATGACGATTTCAATCTTAGGTTTGAAATCAATGACCATGAATTTGAGATTGATGCATATTTATTTGGATGCTTTGAATTGCAATTCAATTTAAATTTTCATGAAAATCTCTATAAATTACATATCTGGTAATGAAATATGAAATCAGGATAGTGCAGATTACTCCCAATGGTTGTTGTTTAGTATATGCTAAAGACTATGAGACCGATGAGGAAATTGAAGAGATGACAGTGTATAATAAGAAATTACGCTGTTTCATGACAAAGGAACGCAAAGACGATGAAATTAAAAACTGAGGCACAGGAATCAACAGAGAAATTAGATATTAAGAGAAGGAAGTGTACTTTATCTGAGAATATTCAAAAACTTTTACTGCGGCAATTAAAACACGAGCTGTATAATCATAACCTCTATATGAGTTTTTCTAACTTTTATGGAGTGCAAGGATTAGCTGTTCTGGAACAGTATTATAAAGAACGTGCAGATGAGGAATATCATCATCATTCATGGATTCGTACATATATGAATGAGAATGATGCAGCATATATTTACCCTGATATTCCTGCCATTAGTGAAACTTTTGAAGATAATGTAACGCCATTTAAGTTAACTGTAGATAAGGAGATTCAAACAACTCAACTTATTTATGAAATTGTGGATGCAGCTCTTGAAGAGGGGGACTGGGCCACTTTTAATTGGCTAAATGGAGATAACGATGAAACTGGACGACTTGTTCAAGAACAAGTTGAAGAAGAATCAATCTCACGTACTGCTCTAGATATTGCTATGGAGGAAGGTTCTTGGCTTCGTAAGGAGAAATCCATTATGAATGCTTATAAAGGAGATGTTGATTAAGTTACCCGAAGACATTAATGATCTATATTTCTGTGGTGATATTCATGGTAATTTAGATTATTTAAAGTATTTTATAAATACAGGAGTTGGATTCCCACAAAAGATATTTAACTCCTGTATTGTTTTATGTGGAGATGTAGGATTAGGATTTTCTCCTGATCTTGAAAGTATGAAGATCTCTTTCTTAAATAAGCTCTGCGAAAAAACTAATAATTATATTATTGCCATAAGAGGGAATCATGATGATCCTCAACAGTTTAAAAACCTTTATAACAAGAGATTCAAAGCGGTTGAAGATTATTCTGTAATTCAATATAAAGATAAAAATATCTTGTGTATTGGAGGTGGAACTTCTATAGATAGAATCTATAGAAAAAATAACAAATGGGGATATTGGGAAGATGAAAAGATTGTTGAGTTGGATAATTTTGATTCAATTCCATATTGTCAAATTATCGCATCCCATTGTGCTCCTACCTGTGCATACCCTTATGGAATAGGAAAGTTAGTAATGGAATTCTGTGATGGAGATGATTCATTACTGGAAGAATTACTTTGGGAGAGAAATTATCTTCAAACTTGCTACGAAGAAATGTCTAAAAAAGGACCAGTAGAAGATTGGTATTATGGGCATTACCATAGTACTATGGATACTACTGTAGATAATACGAGGTTTCATTTACTTGGTATTAATTACCTTTCTAGATATTGTTATAATGATTACAATTAAATGTTGTTTAGTTGCAGTTCAGACTGGACAATATTCTAAATTGGTGTTTGAGGACCTTAATAGGGATCCTTGCGATGATTTAAAATATGTCACTGTTGTAATGCTTCCAAATTGAGACTATAAAGATACTCTCAAAATTGGAGATACTGGATATCTGCAATTTGAAAGTGTAAAAGCTGGAGAAACTCAGTGATATAATAGAGAAATACAAGATTTTGCAGTTTATAAATTTAATGCTAATTATTTTATAAACTTCATTAAACACAAAGAGATAAATAATATGAAAGAATTTAAGTTTGATTAAATATGGATACAGAATTTGGAGCTAAGTTAAAGGAAGCTATAACGGCTAAAGACAATGATATTAATAGCTTGGTATGAAAAGACAAAACTGGTGTAAACATTCGTTTAATGGATATTTCCCAGAATGAACTAAAGCGATATCATCGTCATTGCGAACAAATGCTAACTAACAGGGACATTTACAAACCTGGTAAATTAGTAATTCGTGAAAACATCCAAAAATGTTGAGATTCTTGTAATGCTGAATTGTTTGCAAGATATTTAATGCATGATTGTGAGACAGATATTAAAACCAATAAAGATCTACTTGACTTTATCAATGTCCAAAGAAAAGCAAATAATGTAGATGTGGAAGACAGTATTTCAGTTTTATTTACTGGACTTCCTCCTATCTATGAGAAAGTTACTGTAGGGAAGTTAATGGATGTATGTTTTGATAAGCTTGATGTACTTAACAAAAAGATGATTACAGACAAGTTTATTATTGCGCAGGGAATCTGACTCACAGACGAAGAAAAACAAGAGCTCACAGAATTAGAAACAGGGGGTAAAATTAGAAATCGAATGGAAGTTATCAAGGAAAGACTTTGTCTTAATCCTGATATTAGACTGCGTGTAAGTCCTACAGGACTTTCATTTGCTGAGTTTAGAGCTTTAATTCAACTTTCTGATCTCCCTAAAATATCTTCCTTGTCTACAATTGCTCTTAAAACTCTTAGAGACAAAGTTTTACTGCTTTTGGACAATGATCTTGATTATCATATCAATAAATGGATGAAAATTAAGAAGGATATTGAACGAGTAGCAGAATATAAAAACTGGAATTTAGATTAGGTTCTGAAAATTAATTTTAGTAATTTTGGAACAAGTAAATACAACACTATTAAAAGCTCTATGCGAAATAGTACATCCTTCTAGACAGGAACAGTCCATGATAACTTATATACTTAACTTCTGTTATACAATAGAAGGTATACAATTTGAAATGGATGATGAAAATAATCTTTTTATTACAAAAAATACTACTAATCCAGCGGTATATCCTTGTCTAGTAGCACATATGGATGAAATTCTACATTATACAGGTGTAAAATGTGCAAAAATTAAAGGAAATAAAATTTATGGCTATTATAAGAAGACAGGAAAACAATGTGGACTTGGGTTAGATGACTGTTTTGGCATCTATATTTGTCTACATTGTTTATATTGCCTTCCAGACCTAAAAGTTTGTTTCACAACTCAAGAAGAAATGGGTTGTATAGGAGCAGAAATTGCAGGTTTAAATATTGATTTCTTTGATAATTGCAGATTCCTGTTACAAGCTGATAGAATGGGAGGTCAAGATTTGATTACACATACTAATGGCATAGACATTACTTCAGATGAATTTCTAGAAGATATAGATAGTCTTTTAGAAAAATATAAGTACAAAGAGGCACGAGGTACAATGACAGATGTTGGAACTTTAAAAGAAAACATTAATCTGTCTGCAGTTAATATTTCGTGCGGATATTATTGTGCTCATACACACAAAGAATATGGAAATTTAACGGAGTTAAATAATTGTTTAAATTTTATCTTAGAGATTATTAGGCTTAATGATAAAGTTTATGAACATACAGCTGATCTTTCTGGATCATATGCAAGGTATTCAGATTTTGATTGGCCTCCTGGAGAATCTGGGCATGTTTATGCTTACCAAGATTCTGATGAAGCTTTCTATGAAAATCTTGCAGATAAGTGTTCCAACTGTAAGACTTATAGATGTGATGAGTGCGGTTACTATTGACGTGACTAATGGACAAAACTCAACGTCAACGATTAGGCGTTCAAAAATGAATTAGTAATAAAGGAAATGGGATTTGGGTTTGAAGTACTGGTGTTGGTAAATCATTTGGAGCTTTAATGGCTTGTGTGAAATTACTAAAAATTAGACCAGATGCTAAAATTCTAATTTCTGTACCTACAACAATTCTCAAGGAACAATGACTAAGAGACGTAGCTAAAACTAAATTCTTTGGAAATGTTACTGTTGAGGTTATTAATTCTATTTTAAAAAAATCTTGAGAAGTTGATTTTCTAATAATTGATGAGCTTCATACTGCGGTATCGGAGCAGTCAATAAAAATATTTGATCAAGTTAAGTATGATTTCTTTCTGGGGCTTACAGCTACTTTAGAAAGACTTGATGGAAGAGAGGAATTACTATCTTTATATACTAGAGTAATTGATGTCATTACAACTGAAGAAGCAATAAAAAATGGATGATTATCGCCATTTAGGTATTACAAAGTTCTTGTGGAGGTTGATGACATGGATACTTATTATGTAATGAACCAAAAGTTTAATTCAGTTTTTGCATTCTTTAATTTTGATTTCAGTTCTGCAATGAAATGTGCAACTGATTGAAAGTTCCGTAATAATTACGCTTATAAGATGGGATATGATAGAAAGCAGGTTTTAAATGCTGCTATGGCGTGGATGCAATTAATGCAGAAGCGCAAAAAATTTGTTATGTCCCACCCTAAAAAGTTTGAAATAGCGAAAAAAATTATAGAAGCAAGAAAAGATAAAAAAATTATTACTTTTTCAGCCACTATTAAAGATGCGGAATCTTTAAAAGTTGGATATACTCTTCATAGCAAAAAGAAAAAACAAGAAAACTCAGAAACTATTGCATTGTTTAAGTCTCAATCTTCAGGGGTTCTTAATACATCTAAAGCAGCTAATGCAGGATTGGATTGCCCTGATATAAATTGTGAGATTAGAATTAGTGGAACTAGTTCTGGAATTGATGCAAGGCAGATTTTGGGAAGGGGATTGCGTTATGTTAATAATAAGATAACTGAAGTTTTTACTTTGGTTGTTAAAGGCACTAACGAAGAATCCTGGTTTAATAAGGCCCATCAAGGCATTTCATATATTACTATCACTGAAGATCAACTTGACTTAGTTTTAAAAGGAGAAGAAGTAATCACAAGAAAACGAGATGATGTAATTACTAACTATAGATTTTAAACAGTACTAAGTATCGTAATAACTGTAGGTACTTAGATTTGAATTTAACTTCCAAAACTATATAAATGGAGTTAAATACAATACTTAACATAATGGCAGAATATCATATTAGTGCAGACGAACTGTTACTAATATGATTAACTCTCTATGCTCGGGATGAAGAAGGCCATTCTGAGCTTTTCTTAAAGTGGTGGACAGATTGTGAGGGAAAACAGAAACTGAAAACCATGTTTGAGAACCTAAAAGAAAAATCCATAATCAAGAAGAATTATAATCCAGAATCTTATGTTCCTAATGATATTGAATTTAATAAAAATTTTCTAAAGAAGTATTATAAACAATCAGGAGTTCTTGGAAAAGAGCTATTTGATAACTATGAACCATTTATCCAAATTAATGGAAAGATGGCCAGTCTTAGAAATATTGCTAAGAAATTTTATACTTTAGAGGAATTTTACTTTTATTATTCTTCTCAAATAGGACATAATCCAGAAAAGCATAAAGAGGTGATGGAAATTTTACGATGGGCTCGTGAAAACAAGCTTTGTAAAGTTTCTATTCTTGAGTTCGTTGCTTCTCATAAATGGAATGAATTTGCACAGATGAAGGCTGAAGGATTTAGTCCTGATGTTGGTACTTCTTTTGATGTTTATCAGGATTTTTAATGGAGGATCTAAATTTACTTTGGCATTTAATTGAGCAAGGCAGAAAAGGGGAAAATAAAGGTTTGTCTGTAGGATTACCTAAATTAGACAAGATTATAGGTGGAATACAACCCTCGAGATACTATTGTATATCTGGAGCATCTTCTGCAGGTAAAACTGCTTTAGTTCTGTATTTCATATATCGGCTTTTTAAGGATTATCCTAAAGAACCTATATATCTTGTTTATTTTAGTTTGGAGATTGGTTCTGAAGTGCTACTAGCGAAGCTTATGGCTTTGTATTGTGCAGAAGAATTTGGAGTATATCTTACTATAAATGATATCCTTTCCTTTGATTCTATTCTCAGTGATTCTGATTATCAGTATCTAAAGAAGGCAAGAGACTGGATTGCAACTCTTGGTTCCAGGTTAATTATTCTTGATAAGGGTCTTAATGCTCGCATTCTATATAAAGAGATTTGTGAGCTTATGAAGAAATTAGGTTCTATAGAAAATGTAGGAAATAAAGAAGTTTATGTTCCAAAACATCCTAGGCAAAGAGTAATTGGAGTTATTGATCACATGTCATTAATTAGACCAGAAGAAGGAAGAACCTTAAAAGCTGAAATTGATTTAACTTCGTCTTTTATGGTTACACTAAAACGTAAGTTTTATCTTTCTTGAATGGCTTTAATGCAGCAGAATAGAGAATCTTCTTCTATGGATAGAAGAAAAGCAGAACTTAATGAACCAGGTTTAAATGACGTAAAGGATTCAGGAGGACCTGTTCAAGATAGTGATGTGGTTCTTCAACTATATTATCCTGCAAGAGACAAAATTCCAACATACCGAGAGTATAAAATTCTCGGACCTCATAGTTTAGCTGGAAGATTTAGAAGTATTATTGTATCTAAGAATAGATATGGTATTGCAGACAGAGTAATAGGATGTGGATTTTATGGAGAAGTTGGATGGTTTAAAGAACTTCCACTAGGAAGAGATATTACTGACTTCACAAAATATTTGGACATTAACGCTAACATTAGAGGTATAGATACAACTGTAGTAGGTACAGTAGAAATAGATAAGAACAACATCGTATATAGTTTATCATAATATGTCTATTGTATTACCAACAGCGAAGGTTCCCGCTGAAACTCAGGATCCTAAAAACTTAATTCTATTTGGACTTCCTAAAGTAGGAAAAACTACCATTCTTAGTACACTGGAAAATAATCTTATTCTTGACTTTGAAAATGGTTCTACATATGTAGATGCTCTTAAAGTTAAGGTTTCTAGTTTAAAAGAGCTAAAAGAGGTTATTAAAGCTATCAAGGATGCAGGAAAGCCATATACTTATATTACAATTGATACAATCACAGCCTTAGAAGAAATGACCAAAGATATGGCTCTTAAAATGTGGCAAAATTCTCCTCAGTTTACTACAAAGTATGAAATTAAGGACGTTACACAAATTCCTAATGGAGCTGGATATAGTTTTTGAAGGCAGGCACTGGAAACAGTTATTGACTTAATTGCCTCTGCTGCTCCTAACTTAATTATTTGTGGTCACGTTAAAGATACAGCATTATCTGAAGGTCTTGATGGATCTGTAAAAGATCTTGATCTTGTAGGTAAAACTAAAAGGGTATTATCTGCTAAATCTGATGCAATTGGATTTGTTCATCGTGATGAAGAATCTAATTTGTGTATCAATTTTGGTATGAATGGAGAAGTACTTTGTGGTGCTCGTCCTGCTCATTTGGCAAATAAAGATATCATTGTAGCTGAGTATCAAGAAGATGGTACATTTGTATCTCATTGGGAGAGAATCTATCCCTCTCTGTCTAAATAAATCATATGTTTAAAGTAACATTTGAATTTGATGAAACAACTAAGTCTATTAGTAACTTAAAGTGTGAGGAACTTAAGTCTTCAAAACCAAAGGTTAACTCTAATGGGCAACCAATCATTGAAGTAGGAGAAAATAAGTTAATTATTTCTCCTGAAGCAGCCGCTCTAATCGGAGCAACTGCTGGAGATAGAATCTCAATTGCTTATTCTCAAAAATCTAATGAGGTAACTATTCCTCTTATTGGCAAATCTGAAATGTTTGCGGATAAAGATGCTGGGAACAAGCTAACTAAATCAAATACTGTTTCCTTTAAAGGTAAGCAAAGAACTATGCTATTACAGTATGGTTCTATATTCAAACTGGAACAAAGTACTAGAGATCAGGTATTTGACCTGATAGCAGTTACTGAAGATTCTAGTACAGAATTGGCTTCAGAGGAATTAAAAGAAGAGACTCTTGATTTAGATATAACAAATTTTGAAGAATTAGATAAATTACCTTTTTAATAAAAAATAAATAATATGGGAATGTATGATGCTACCAGCGCGGCTCGTGCTGAGGTTAAACCCGCAGCGAGTTATTTACGTGCAGGTATTCACAATGTAAGATTCACTGGTGTTGAGAAAGGAACTAGCGAATATTCAACAATTGATTTTTCCTTTGAGGGTGTTGATGAAGGAGAAGTAGGTGCTCTTCATAATGAGCGTATGTTCGAGCCTAAGTCCTCAGAACGTATGCCTAATCGTTTCAATTCAGCTATTACTGATCCTTCTCAGGCAGAACAGTTTATGTGTAAACTTATGCATATTATTGCTGCACTAAATCCTGCTGCACATAAAAAGATTCAAGATGGGACTGCCAAGTTTGCACCAAGTGATTTCGACACTCTTATTAAACTGGTTAAGAAGATTCTCGATCCAGTAGTTGGTACAGGGGTTCAGATTAAACTTCTGCCTAATGGTCGTTTCTGTGGTTTTCCAGGATTTCCTGCAAGAATCAGCAAGAATGGAGATCTCTTCTTGAGTACTTCATTCATTGGGCAGGATCTAACTTTATCTGCCTATGAAAAGGCACAAATTGATAAAGCAAACGCTGCTCAGCCTACTAATATGACTAATATGGCTAATACTGGTTCTGAACTCGACAGCATGCGTCGTGATATTGATGAATTGGAAGAAGAGAGTTCCAGTTCAATTGATGACGACGATTTGCCTTTCTAAATTTAGAAGTTTAGATGCAATTTACATTAGGACCGACCACTGTTACTAAAGAACTAATTCTGAACAGTGTAAGTGAAGAAACTTTAATGGAGCATTATTTAGGAGTCCCTGTGAAAAAGGGACTCCTAAAATCTCCGTTAAGACAAGATAATAAACCCACTTGTGCTTTTTATAGAAACAAGAAAGGAGATCTTATATTTAAGGACTTCCGTGGTGATTTTTCAGGTAATTTCATTTCGGTTGTAATGTATAAATTTCAATGCTCTTACGGAAAAGCCTTAAATATTATTGCTAATGACTTTGGAATAGTCTCTCGACCTAAACTGCAAGTTAATCCCCCTCTTATTAAATATACAAATAAAAAGTTTGAGGAAACACAAGAAGCTATTATACAAATAGAAGTGAAGGATTTTGAACAGTATGAGTTAGATTGATGGCTAAAATTTGGAGTTACTAGAAAGATATTAAGGAAATTTAGAATATTTTCCTGTAAGAACGTTTTTCTAAATGGAAACATATTTCATCTTCATAAAGATAAACAATTAGTTTTTGGATATTTTGGAGGTATTCGAGAAGATATTGAACGCTGGAGAATATATTTTCCTGGCAATACAAAGTATAAATTTATATCTAATTGAAAATCTTTTAGGTTGCAGGGAGCACATGCTCTTCCCAAAGAGGGAGGAGAATATCTTGCAATTACTAAATCTTTAAAAGATGTTGCATGTTTATATAGTTGTGGTATTACAGCTATAGCCCCAATTTCTGAGAACTGTTTTGTTACAGAGGCTCAATTTGAAAGGCTAAGTAAAAAATTTAAAAAAATTATTCTTTTTTACGATAATGACTCTGCTGGAATAACTCACATGAATAAGTTTAGAAAACAATTTCCAGATGTTTATGTGTTATGAATCCCCCGTCATTTTGGCGCGAAAGATATTTCTGACTATTATAAGAAGTATGGTAGGGAAAAAACACTGAACTTAATCGAACAAGCTAAACTTAAGGTTAATGCCGAAGAAGAAAGAAGAAGAAAGTCCAAAGAAGAAGAGGTCTAAATCATACTCTAGAACTAAAGGACATTCATATGAAACTAAAATAGCTAAGGAACTTAGGGAATTAGGATACGAAGGAATTGTTACCTCCAGATCTGAATCTAAATCTACTGATGATAAGAAAGTAGATTTGATTGATACTCAAAACCAATTTCCTTACTATGTTCAGTTAAAGTGTACCCAGAATACTCCAGCATATCATCAAATAAGTGCAGAGTGTCCATTAAAGGATAAACCATTTATTTTAATCTGAAATAAACAAGTTAAAAAGCAGACTAATATTTGCTCAGCTGGAGAAGTTGTTATTATTCCTAAAGAAGAATTTTATAAATTAATTAAATTGAAAGAGTAGAAGAGGGATCTTCTGCTCTTTTTTGTTATATGAAAACATTATTTGTATTTCAAATTCAATCATTTACTGATGTGGTTACAAATAGTTCTAGTGAGCTGTTTGTATTTACTGGAACCACTGAAGTTGTAAGTGATATATTAGATTCTAATGTTCCAGGATGGGAACACGAATACGATGACCCACAGTCAGTACAGGATTTAAGTCCCAGCTCTTTAGAAACTTATCTTTCTTATGCTTACAACAATTATGATTGGAACTGGGACAATAAACGAATAACTAGAGAAACAAGTAGACAAACTCGTTGGGCTAGAGAATTTAATATTGACCCAAATGATCTTTACAAAAATTATAAAGAGTGGGATCCAAATTCTGAAAAATGGGAAATTTCTCGATTACAACTCAAAGAAGGTTGGGATAAACTCATTAAACAGAAACTTAATCCAAACTTAGTTTTTGTTTTTTCAAAGGGTGAAAATCCAAATTGGGAGCGCCAAGAAGAGATGATGACCTTTGGTTCCCGCTATCATTTAGGATAATATGAAAATAAAAATAAATATACAATCTGAATCTGATTTAATTACAAACTCATCTAGTGAGATCTTTTGTGCCATATCTTCTTTATCTGAGGATTCAATAAAGATGGTTCAGGAATATCTTAATTCATTTCTTCCTGATGGTGTTGAGTATTCAAGTCCTTCTGATATTTTTACAGTAGATGAATCTAGATATGTTATTACGTTTGAGATTAGTTACTCAGAAAATCATGAAGAGACTGGAAGACAGATGTACACTTTAATAAAACAATTATTAAAGGAACATTTTCCAGGGGATAATTCATTTACTGTTGAAGATGGAGAGAATTATAATTAAACTTCAAAGTGTCAGTGATATCATTACAAATTCTTCTTCCGAAATCTTTCAGATTAAAGCTAATATGTCAGAACAAACTTTCTATAGAATTTGGCATAATCTTCTAAATAAATATGAAAAAGGTTGGAAGCATTCTGGAATTGATCATACTTACTTGGGGATTTTTGAAGTAGAAGATGAGTATATTATGCTTAGATTTCCTTCTATGTGTAACATAGGGTATGATATGCGTGAAGCTCTTGAGGAACTTTTTGGAGAAGAAAATGTTCAATACTTTAGTTATTAAAATACAATCTGTTTCTGATGTAATTACAAACAGCAGTACAGAGATTTATACAGTTTGTACAGAATATACTTTAGATAGGTTAAAAGATATTGTTAATAGTATCTTAAAAATCGCTGATTCTACACTTACAGCAGATGACTTATTTACCTTTGAATTGGATGAAGAGTCTGATGAGTACTCTGCTTATTATGACAGAGGTTATAAAGTTATTCCGAAGAAAGAAAACTATACTGAAGCTGCCAAATATTTATCTAATATAATGGATATATTTAAACAAGAAGCTTCTTTTGAAAGTTAATAAAAATGAAAGATTGGAAAGCATGGGGAATTAAGAAAAGAGTATTCCCAGATAAGAATTATAATGCAATTTGGCACGATTTAAAAACTGTTCGATTAGGTTCTGGGCAAGCTAAAGAATTAGATTATCCAGAATTCTACGATGTTGGAATTAATACTCTTTGTAATCTAGGATGCCCATTTTGTTATGTTGGAGCTACATCTAAAGGAGTAAATCATGATCATATATGTGAAAAGGCTAAATTTTTCTTTGGCAGCATGACTGAGAATGAGAAACCTTTTCAGATTGCAATTGGTTCTACAGGAGAACCTACAATTCATCCTGAGTTTTGTGAGTTTCTTAAAACAATATATAGTTTGGGGATCGTTCCTAACTATACAACTAATGGAATCTCAATAGCCAAATATGATGGTAATGCAGAAGAAATTTTAGAAGCTACTTCCAAATATGTAGGAGGAGTTGCTGTTTCAGCAAATACATGGAATCCAGAAATAGATTCTGCTTGGAGAAGTGCTGTAGTACTTCTGCATAAATTCGGGAACACTAATATCAATATTCATTATATAATTAATGATAAAAAGTCTGTTGATGACTTTATTAAAATTTATAATCAATATAAAGATATTGTTCTATACTTTGTACTACTTCCTTTGATGCCTTCTGGTCGGTCATCAAATAAATACTCGCAAGAAGCATTTGAATACCTTCTTGAACAAGATATAGACTTTAAACAAATTGCATTTGGAGCACATTTCTATGACTCTTTATGTAATCAAAATAAGTTAGGATGCTATTTATATCCTCCTGAAAGTCTATCTAAAAACCTTATTTTAGGAGAGAAGATTATGGTTACTCCAAGTTCCTTTAATCTTACTCCTATTAAGGAAATTAATTTCAGTTATGAAAACTTGTAAAGTAATTTTTAGAGATGAAACTTTAGCACAAGACAGTATCGTGGATTGTTGGTTAAACGATGTTGGAGATTTAGAGTTTAAATTGTACTTTGATCCTCCAGTAACAGAAACTTCTGACCTTGGTTCATTAGCTGGACAGTTATGCTATAGTTTCTGTAAAGCTTTAAAGGATGAATAAAATCATATTGTTAAATGCAATTGTTGGAAGTCAGGCGTATGGAACAAATACGCCTGACTCTGACATTGATACAAAGGGAGTATATCTTCAGGATCCTATGGAAGTCTTAGGGATGGAGTATAAGGAACAGATTAACCTGGATAAGGATGCCTGCTTATATGAAGTTAGAAGATTTTTGCAACTACTTTGTAGTGGAAATCCTACAGTGTTGGAACTTTTGTATATTCCTGAAGATTGTATTCTAGAAAAGCACCCTTTGTGGGATATTATATCGAAACATAGAAGTGCATTTCTAACTAAACAATGCTACTTTAGTTTTGCTGGTTATGCATATCAACAAGTAGAAAAGGCTAAAGGGCTAAATAAGAAAATGAATTGGGAGGCTGATAAAGTAAAAAGAAAAAGGCCAATTGATTTTCTAAAAGTTATTGACAACTGTAAAACATATCCTCTTGTTGAATGGTTAAAGCGTAATCAGATGCATGAGGATTGCTGTGGACTTGCTAAAGTCAATGATTCAGAGAATCTTTATGCTTTGTGGTATGATGACATTAAAGAAATGTCTAAGACCAAAGACTTGTCTAATCCTAGATATAAAGATTGGAAAGATTTTGGATATAAAGGAGTTTGTAATGATGTTGAACTACTACTTTCAGAGATTCCAGAATGGCAAATTCCTATGTGTAGGTGTAACCTTTACTACAATAGGAATGGTTGGGGAGAACATTGTAAAGACTATAATTCCTACCAAACTTGGCTGAAAGAAAGAAACACACAAAGATATGTAGATATTCAAAATCATGGACAAAAGATCGATGGCAAAAATATGTTACATTGTATAAGATTATTACAATGTGCTAATGATATCTTAGATCTTAAAACTATTAATGTTAGAGTTAAGAACCCTGAATATTTACTATCTATTAGACATGGAAAAGTATCCTTAGAAGAATTACTTGAATCAGCAAGAAATCAAATTAAAGGGTTAAAGCAAAAATTTGAAGACAGTGATTTACCACATTCAGTAGATCCAGATTTAGTCAAATCAATATTGAATGAAATAAGAAAAGAATCATTAAATTTGTTTTAAATGAAATCGGAATTTATTACATTACAATTACTCTCAGAGAGTTTTGAGGATAAATTGGCATGACTAGTTGCAAATAATGAAGATAAAGTGTCTAAGTATCTTCTGGAAGCTAATCAATTAATTAAAATTTATACTAAGACAAAAGCAGAGAACTCTGAAAGTTTGTTTCCAATTCCCGATACTGTTTTAGAAGGGTTTATAAATGCAATTAAGGAAAAATTGTCAGACTATGGACGACAACTAACTCTTAAAACTGATGCTTTCGAAGTTTCATTTCTTCCTAAAGGCTGTACTCCTGAATATACTAAAAGTGGTAGATGGGCGAAAAAGAATAGACAATCAGGAAAGCCTGGTAAAATTATACAAAAAGTAATTGGAACTGGTGTCTTTTCTAACTCTGATTATGAAAAATTTGTATATGCTCTTAAAGCACTTTGGTCTTATGGTGGGTATGAAATTAAATTGGTAGAAGGAGAAGATATTAGATACTGGTATGATTCGGAAAATTATTATGCCATTACTAATACTTTGGGTAATTCATGTATGTCTCATAAAGAATGTAGTGGTTATTTTGATCTCTATTGTACACAACCAGAGTGTCGAATGCTGGTTGCATTAAAGGAGGACAAATTAGCAGCGAGAGCTTTAGTATGGACCATTGGGGATAAAACCTTTATGGACCGTGTTTATTATATAGAGGATTCTTTATATAATATCTTTGTTAACTATGCTAAAGAAAATAAATGGTATATCCGAGAGAGTAATTGCCTTCTTAGTGATGGTGACAATCAAGTATTTTTATCTCCAAAGGATAACTATACTGAACCAGCAACTGAACGCTTTGTTTTGAACTTAGTTAAGATTTATCCTGAATGGCCTTATATTGATAGTTTTAGATATTTAGATCTTGAGAATAAGGTCTTAACAACATATCGAAGATGTAATTCCTACACATGCTCGTTTACAGATGGAAATTACGAAGATTCAGAGGATTGGGACGAAGACTATCAATGTGAGAATTGTGGGTGCCAATATAGTAACGATGATGAGTTAGTGTATTCAGAATACTTTGATACATCAGGATGTACTTCTTGTATGTCATGGTCAGAAATTATGCAAGATTGGATTCCAGACAGCGAAGTTGTCTACGTTAAAATTGATGACGCATGCCACAATGGTGAAGTTTGTTGTAGTCAGTATCTAGCATCGCATCCAGAAAAATATGTCTATATTGAAGGTTCCTGGTACTCAACAGAATTCAAAAGGATTTGTAAAAATCAGGATGGGGATTGGATAGTTATACATCTGGATGAAATATCCACTTCACCAGATATGTTTAGTGTGACTCCGTCTATTTCTGCAGCATCTGGAAACTATATTATTGACCCTAGAACATATTAAACAATGAAAGAAAAAATTAGATATGATTTAGTTCCAGCACATGGGATTAAAGAAATATCTCGTGTTCTAACTAGAAAGTTGGACACATATGAAGAAAATCAGTGGAAAAAAGGGATGAAATGGACAGAAGTTCTTTCATCTCTTAAGAAACATCTCAACGAATTTGAGATGGGAAATGATTACACTGAAGAAGGACTGCTCAATATAGCAGAGGTAGCCAATAATGCATTAATTCTATGCGAATTCTATCATATTTATCCCCAAGGGGATGATAGAATTATGGCTCCCACAACAAAACCCATAGTTGCCTTAGACTTAGATAATGTTATCTTTGATTTCAATGGTGCATATGAAGCTAAGTTTGGCACTAAAATGAATCCTTATTGGAAAGCTAATTATGAAATGTCAGAGCATTTAAAGCAGTTAGAAAAAGATAAGGACTTTTGGGTAAATATTCCGATTCTGCATAAACCTTGTTTCGAAGTAGATTATTATATAACTGCTCGGAATATTCCAGTTGAATGGATTGAAGAAAGTTTACAAAAAAATGGCCTTCCATGTGCTCCAGTTCATGTTGTTCCTTGGGATCAAAGTAAATTGGCACATTTACGTGATTTAAAAATTGATATATTTATCGACGATAAATATGAAAATTATAAGGAAGCAACTGATGCTGGAATCTTTTGCTACTTAATGGATGCTCCTCATAATCAATATTATAATGTTGGTCATAGGAGAATTTATAACCTTGATATACCAATTAAATAGATGGAAGAATTTTTATTAGACATCCTTGGGTGGGATCACTCTGAAGCAACCTGGTTGCTTAGGTTATTTACTAGATTTAATTCCAATGGGGATAGTTTTCCTCTTATGTGTGAAGCAGCTGAATTAGATCCTTCTGATTGTATTTGTAATGATCGAGTTGAACCAGAGACTCTAGAAACGATATTCTTACAGAATTTATTTGCAAGGAAATTAGATAGAGAGGATTTTAGACTTTCTGATAACATTCTTACTGTTAAGGATGTTATAGTAGAAACGAATCATGGTGAGAATGTAGAAAATATATATGATGACTATTATTGTACATTGTCATTTGCAGAACTTACTGTGATAAAGCCACTTATTTTAGAACTTGAAGAGTTTTATACTAAGGAACATTCAGAGATTACACATAAACAGACCAGTATTCCTGAAAGTTCTACTCCTATTGCAAAATCTATATTTGAAAGAATCTATGGAAGTAAGACTAGCCGACGTTAAACTTACTCCATTACTACACACTGTTCAGAGATTAAAGATTTCTGACGAGGAGTATTTTTCAAGTAAATATAGAGAGTACATCTCTAACTCTAGGTTAAAATACATCAACCCTGACCAAGATGGTAGTCCTTCGAAGTATAAAAATGGTATACAACAAGAAACTACACGGTCATTGCAGTTAGGTTCAGCTATTCATGAGGTCTTTTTACAACCAGAATCCTTCTCATTAGAGGAGGATCTGGGAAGGCCTTCTGCTAAACTTGGTGATGTATGTGATTATATAATGAAGCAAAGAGCTGAAGGAAAGGGTATATATGACTCAATAATTTTAGCTTGTAATGAAGTTGGTTACTATGCAAATAGTTTAACAGCCAACAGAATCAAACAAATTATATCTAAAGGACTGTCATACTATATAAAAAGTAAGACAGTTGAAAATACAGATAAGATTATTTTATCAAGTAAGGATAGAGAAGTTTGCGTTAATTGTTTAAACTCTTTGAATTCACATAGTGGAGCAATGAAACTTATACGTCCAACTGATATATTTGGTGATGCTATTGCTTCTTATAATGAAGATGCAATTTTTATGGATGTCAAGTGTGAATATAATGGGAAGAGTACAATTCTCAAATTAAAGATGAAAGCAGACAACTGGACTATCGATGAGGATTCCAAAAAATTGGTTTTGAACGATCTCAAAACTACAGGAAAGCCAATAGGATTTTTCATGCAAGAGTATGGTTCATTTGTGCATTATCATTATGCTCGTCAGATGGGAATGTATATGTGGATGCTGTTTCATCTATGTAAAAAGGAGTTTAACGTGGACAAAACCTGGAATATTTCGTCTAATATTATTGCTGTAGAAACAGTGGGTGAAAATAGAGCTGGAGTATTTAGAGTGTCCAAAAGTCAGCTTACTGCTGGCAAAAAAGAATTCCAACGTCTATTAAAGATGGTTGGTGTCTGCCAGATTGAAGGATTCGATGATAATATAAAATTTAGTTAATCTGCAAATATTTTTAAGAGTAAATTTAGAATTTATTTTCTTAAAATTTTATAGAGAATTTGCAGATTCATAATTTTAGTATTATCTTTGTATCACAATCGGAACAAAATCTTCATTTTAACCATTAAAATTAAACATTAAAGATTAAAAAGACTTTAATGTTATGATTTATTTAATGGAATCTGGAAAGTTTTACAAAATAGGATATACAAAAGATATTAGTAAGAGAATTAAAGTATATCAAACATATAATCCTGAATGTATACTTGTCCAAGTAAAAGAAGGGACTTACGAAGACGAAGCAATTTTACAAAACTTATGTAAAGCATATTTATTCAAAAATGAATGATTTCATAAGGATTCTGAAGTTCTTAAATTATTTACTGAATATGTACAGAAATCTACCCCTCCAAGTAGTAAAGTATTATTTAGGAGAAAGGCATGCAAAGATTACTACAATTCTAGAGCAAATAAAACTAGAAAAGTACTAAAACAGTATGACAAAAGTGGGAATAAAATTGCTGAGTGAAACTCCCAACGTGAGGCCCAAAAAGCATTAGGAATTGATAATACATTAATTTCTAAGTGTATTAAGGGAGAAATTAAGTTCGCTGGCGGATATAAATGATCGTATTAGCCAGTTTATATGGAACAATGTTTAATGTTTAATATTTTAAAGTTCAATTTATGAAAAAGTATGAAGTTTCGGCTTATAGCCTTGAGGAAGCAAAAGCAACTGCACTGAGTGAGTATGGTCTCAAAGTAACGCAGAATGTATCACAGTCGTGGAAGAATGCAGGTTCGCCTGTTTCAGGTAAAGAATTTGAAGGATTCTGCATTGATATGCTGGATAAGAAACGTCTAACTGGCGTAGAGGGTGTTGGTCTGGTAATTGCAATTACCCCAGGTTCGAAAGACACTCGTGAACGTCCTTACAAGTACAAGAATGTAACCAATGAGGGTAAACGTCAGATGGAGCGTGTTGTTGAGATTCGTCTGAAGGCAACTGATGAAGTAGTTGGTACTGCTAAGAACAAGGGTGAAGCTGAGAAGCTTGCTAAGAAACTTATGCTTACCTACAAGCAGGATATGGTAGCAGTTATTGTTTACCATGTTAAGGATGGTAAGGAAACAGCCTTCGAGCTGGATTATGCACCTTCGCAGTCAGCACAGAAGGGTCGTTACATTGTCTTTGGTAACGAGAAGAGTGGTTTTTAATTAAACTATATTTAGAGAAAGCAGGGTTGGATTAAATTCCAATCCTGCTTATTTTTTAAGATTTATGACAGTAGATATATTCAAACATCCACTATTCACATCTTGTGGATTCTTAGGAGTATGACCAGGAGATAGTTCCTCTTTTATTAATCAATTTCATTTAGGAGGAGAATATTGTGTTTATGTATTACTAGATTCATGATGTAAACATGATACAACCCTTTGTGGATGATCCTTTCCCTACGCTATTAAATATATAGGAATGGGCCCTTACCCAGTAGGGTGAAGAAAAACAGGTAAGCGTCCACTAAATCATAAAAATGACTTATTTAGTGACCATCTTAAATTAGACCCAAATCGTTATATATTGACCTTTCCATCAACATGCCTAGACAAACAGTCTGCCTTTGATTTAGAATCAATATTAATAGATGCTGCATTGAAGGATTCCTATACATTGTCTCCTAGAGGTTTGAGAAATGTTAGAACTCCAGATTTTCAGTTAATAAACAAAATAAGGGGTCATAAGATTAATGGAAGTTACCTTAGACAAGCTGCTTAGTGGCAAATCAACACGAATTAATTCAAAAGATTTTCTTTCAACAGAAGACTATGTAAAGCCTTTTATTGAAGAAATGAGTAAATTCACTTCTACTTATAGAATAGAAGCTATCCCTCCCTCTCAAGTTACTACAGATAAAGAAGGAGAGGATATTACCTATAACAGGGTATTAGTGCAGGCAATCATGCCTACTCAAATAGATGAGTATAATGAAATATATACTTTGGCATATTCTTTAGACATAAGAAGGCCTATTTATAAAGTATATAAAGCGATGTTTAATAATACTACTAATTCAATAATTGCATTTGATCCAAATTGATTGGTAGTTAATGAAATTAAACCAGCAGAGACTTTTACACTTCCAATTCAAAACTTAATGAGTTTTACAAGTGACTTTGAAGTTAAACTCAAGAAATATAAAAACGATACTTTATCTACCAAAGAAAACGATCGTTATGTAAGACTGGGTTCTTGGATTGAAAAATGTCAATTTGCAGTATGGCAAAATGACTTTGGAGGAAAGGTTAAATGGTCTCCAACAAATGTTGTTAAGGCTTATAATAACATTTATATAAATACATCAAGTGATTATTATGTTGGTGATAAGGACTCATCTGTAATTAATACATATAATTCATTTGCACAGCTAATTGCAGATGATAAAAAAGATATTTGCAATAAGTTTGAGAAAACTATGCTAATTAATTTATTATTAGGATTAAAATAATGACAGTTGAACAATGGTTAAATAATGACGAATTAGCTATTACTATCTGGAAGAATAAATATAGGTTTGAAGATGAATCACTAGACGATTGGTTCAAAAGAGTTTCTGGAGGTAATGAAATCGTAGAAGAACAGATCAGAGCTAAAAAATTTATTTTTGGAGGTAGAATCCTTGCTAATAGAGGGTTATCTGATAAAAATAGAAAAATAACATATTCAAACTGTTATGTAGTTGCTCCTCCTGAAGATAATCTTGAATCTATTTTTGAGTGTGGGGCAAAGTTAGCAAGAACATTCAGCTATGGGGGAGGTTGTGGAATTGATATTTCTAATTTGAGACCTTCTGGAGCAAAAGTTAATAATGCTGCAAAAACTACTTCTGGAGCTGTAAGCTTTATGGATTTCTATTCATATATTACTGGACTGATTGGTCAGAGTGGTCGTAGGGGAGCACTAATGATTTCTATTTCTTGTGATCATCCAGATCTTGAAGAGTTTATTGAGATTAAGTCTGACTTAGATAAAGTTACAAAAGCTAATATCTCTGTTAGAGTTAGTGACAAATTTATGGAAGCAGTTGTTAAAGGTGAAACTTTAATATTGAAATTCGTAACTGATACTGGTGAAACAATTACTAAAGAGGTAGAAGCATATCCTATTTTTAGAAAGCTTGCTCAAATGAATTGGGATTATGCCGAACCTGGTATATTGTTTTGGGATAGAATAACTAGCTGGAATTTATTATCAAATAATAAGGAATTTTCTTATGCAGGAGTAAATCCCTGTGCTGAAGAACCTCTGCCAGCTGGAGGGAGTTGTCTTCTTGGAAGCATAAACCTTGCAGAATTTGTTACAAAAGAAAGAAAACTTGACCTTAGTTCCTTAAGAGAAACTATTCAAGTTGCAGTTATTGCTTTGAATGAAGTTCTTGATGAGGGTCTTCCTTTACATCCTTTACAAGAACAAAGGGATTCTGTAGCAGAGTGAAGGCAAATTGGCCTTGGTGTTATGGGTCTGGCTGACATGCTTATTAAATTAAGAGTTAAATATGGTAGTACTACTTCTAGATCCATTTTAGAGTCAATTGGACATGAATTAATTATGACTGCTCTAGAGACTTCTTCTATTTTAGCTGTCAACTGTGGACCATATCCTAAATTTAATCGTGATTACGTTATACGAACTCCTTTCTTTAAGAATTTAGATTCTGGGGATATGAATGACTTACGTTTCCAAAGTTTGCATGATGATATATGTAAGTATGGTTTACGCAATTCTCAATTACTTACTTGTGCCCCAACTGGCAGTATTGCAACTATGTTAGGAGTATCCACAGGTTGCGAACCAATTTTTGCAACTTCATATACACGTAAAACTGAATCATTGGTAAATGAGGAAAAGTATTATAAAGTATATACCCCAATTATAAAGAAGCTTATTGATGAAGGGTTTTCTGAAGAAACTTTACCCGAGTATGTAGTTACATCAGAACAGATTCCATATAGAGAAAGAATTAAAGTTCAAGCAACTTTACAGAAGTTTATTGATGCTTCTATTTCTTCTACCATAAATCTTCCAGAGTCAGCTACTATTGATGATGTAGAAACTATTTATAGATTAGCTTGGGAGGAAGGTTTAAAGGGTGTTACAGTTTATCGTTCTGGATGCAAAAGGGGTGCAGTCTTATCAAAGAATCCCGTAATTAAAGAATGCCTAAAACGTCCTGAATCTGTTGAAGCTAAACTAATTAGATTTAAGAATGGTTCTGAAAATTGGATTGCATTTGTAGGTCTCATTGACGGAAGGCCTTATGAAATCTTTACTGGAATTAATAACATTGAAGATTTCCCGATTCCTACCTCAATAACTGAAGGTGAAATTATCAAAGTAAAAGACTCATTAGGAAAGCGTTATGATTTTCAATATACTGATAAGTATGGATATACTAATCGTTTAGGAGGACTTTCTCGCATCTTTAATCAAGAATACTGGAATTATGCTAAATTAATATCTGCTTTATTAAGAGGTGGTATTGAATTAGATAAGGTAGTTAAGATTATTGATGGAATGCATTTTGAGTCAGATACTCTAAATACTTGGAAGAATGGTGTAAAGCGTGCTATTAAAACTTTTATAGTTGATGGAGTTACTTCACATGAAGTTTGCCCAGATTGTGGTGAGCATTTGATATACGAAGGGGGATGTACTATATGTAAAAATTGTGGGTTTAGTAAATGTGGATAGATCCGTACTTTAGACAACAGGGTATTGCCAAGTATAAAGAATTAAAAGATGATGGCAAGTTTGAAGGGCTAACCAGAGTACAAATTATTAAATTACTACGTAGTGAAACTGGACTTGGTTTAGCAGAATGTTCATCTATCTATAGAGAATTAAATACTATGACTATTCTATTAGATAAACTAACTGATGATAAAACTGTTATAGGTAATATTCTCACTGGGCTTAAAAAGAAAGGCGGCTATTGCCCATGTAAAATTGGGAAAGAAGACGAAAATCTCTGCCCTTGTAAAGAATATCGTGATACAGGACATTGTCATTGTACATTATACAAGAATGCCTAAATATACATTACACGTTCCTGTTTATGGATCGTTAGATCTTGTGATTACAGCAGAGAACGAACAAGAAGTACTAGAGAGGTACTTAGAAGAAAGAGATAACTTATTAAAGTTTAATGATGGAAAACTGCAAGATGACTTAGATATATCATATGTAGTTCAAATTAATGATAAGACACAATGTTAAAAATTATTATCCTTATCTTTTTAGGGTTAGAAATTCTTTCACGTGTAATAGCGTTAGGAAATGATGACCTTAGAAATAAAATGGCAATGATGCTGGAAGATACTGTAAAAGATTTCAGACTAAATGGTTCTAAAACTAAAATGAACCTTGCAGTATGGATATTATTCTTTATTGCAGTTCTTTTATGCTAGTAAATATAAAGAAATTAGTTCCTGAAGCAGTAATACCTACCTATGCTAAGGAGGGTGATGCTGGAATGGATTTAGTTGCTACTTCAGTTGATCATAGTAATGAGCATTACATTGAATATGGAACTGGGTTAGCTGTTGAAATCCCTGAAGGCTATGTTGGTTTAATCTTTCCTAGAAGTTCTAATAGTAAAAAAGATTTGCAGCTTTGTAATTCAGTAGGTGTAATAGACTCTGGATATAGAGGAGAAATCAAATTACGTTATCGAAGAATTATTAACCCTACTCCCAAAAGAAATTTTGTAGTAACTGATGTAGAATTTCAAGAGGAATTAGAGAGTAAGGTACCTATATTACGTATAAAGGCTGATTTTTCTTGCTATGGTGTTGGAGATAAAGTAGGACAAATTATAATTATGCCAATTCCATTAATTAGTTTTAATGAGGTTCAGAAATTGTCTGAGACTGTTAGAGGCAATGGTGGATTTGGTTCAACAGGAAAATAATGACTACAAAAGAAATAACACAAACTCTACGAGATGATTTATTGCAAACTATCTATAATCTACAGGATAAATTTCTTAATTTTGAACTTGGAGATGAACAAGCAGATGTATTAGTTTCAATCTTTACCTTTTTACGTAAGAAAGGGTTTGATGAGTTAGTTCTTTCTGGCCCTGGAGGAAGTGGAAAATCTGCTATAACCAAACTAATCGTTCTGTATCTTGAAAAACAATGTGTTCCTTACATTTTAGCAACTCCAACAAATAAAGCTTGTGGAGTACTTCATAATTATACAGAGCGTGACGTTATAACACTTCATAAACTTCTAACTTTAAAACCTACTATTGACATAATTAATCTTGACTTTAAAGACCTTCAATGAAGTACTGATTCGATCTCTTCAGGCATTCCATTGAATGGGGTTTTGATTATTGATGAGTGTTCTATGATTAACTCTGATTTATACGAGTTTATCAAAGAGAAAGCTAAGATTAGGCAATGTAAAGTAATTTATACTGGAGATGATAAACAGTTATATCCAGTTAAGGAAAAGAAACTATCTAAACCTTTTCAATGCAATCATCAATATTATTTAAGTAAAGTTTATAGACAACAGGAGAATAATCCTCTATTGGATATTTTAAACACACTTAGAGATCATTCAATTAAACAATTTTATGAAATTCGTTCTCCTGAAGGTAATCTTGTAATATTCCATCATTGGAGAAAGTTTGTATCTTCTGCCTCACATCTATTTAAAAAATCAGTAGATTTAGGTAATCCAGGGATTGTGAAATTACTTGCTTATACAAATAAGCGAGTAGAAGCCTTTAATCATATTCTTCGAGATGCCATATTTCAGAATGAATCTGAATATAATGTTGGAGAAATTTTAATGGGTTATGATACTTGTAGTTACAAAGACAAACGAGTATTCAAATCTATGGAATTTGAGATTATAAACTCTGCAGAATACATCGTGACGAATATAGTTCCTGGGCATTGTCAATTGGGGTATATTACATATAAAGGATATTATTTGACCCTTCGTCCAATTAACACAGAATATTCAGAGGATGAAATATTTATTATTTCAAGAGATACTAATGAGAAAGACTTAACTGCTTTAGCTGCATATATAGAACTAATGCGTTTAGATGCAATTCAAGCGCGTTCAAAAATAGTAGCATCAAAATTGTGGAAAGAGTATTTTCGAGTTATGGAATCTTTTACTACTCCTGTTGATTTGGTTTATGGAAATAGAACTGTAAGAAAGAAGACTCTTGATTATGGTTATTGTTTATCTGTTCATAAATCTCAGGGATCAAACTATGATAACATATTAATAGATATGGGTAACTTGTTTACTTGTAAGAATAAAGAAGAGTTAAGACAGTTACAATATGTAGCTTTGTCGCGAACTCGTAATAATATTAGTATGCTTATTTAAATGCATGATATATTAATTTCTAGAGATTCTAGAGGAAAAATTAGAGTTGTAGATATTTCATATGAATGAAATGATACAACCCATAGTTTTTTAATTATTAGAAAAACATCTCAATGAGGAGGTAAAGTAACTAACCAACCAATCATTGAAGTTAAAAGAGGGAAGGCGCAACGTACAGCTGCAGAACAAGTTAAATTGGAGTATAACAGTAATGTTAAGAAATACCTTGATAAAGGTTATAAGAACATTCGTGATTTTAAAATAGAGTCATTAGATGATGTGGATGATCCAGGCAAATTACTTGGGGATATAACTACTGATCAATCTGGTGCACCTAAGCCAATGTTAGCTAAAAGTTTTGACGGTGTAGCTACCTCAACATTTGAACATGAGTTTTATGGCTCAACAAAAATTGACGGAACACGATGCCTTATGCATTGAAATGGTTCCGAAGTAACTACATCCTCAAGAGGAGGAAACAACTATGATGTTGCTGCTAATTATATTAGGAAAGATCCTAAAGTAATGAAGTGGCTTAAAGAACATCCTGACATATGACTGGATGGAGAATTATATGTACATGGATTACCTTTGTCTTATATCTCTGGTATTGTTAGACTTCAAACTTTGGATGAAAAACATAAACAGTTAAAGTATTATGTTTATGATTTAGCTATCCCTGATGTAAAATTTAAGGATAGATTAAAGATTTTAAAGGATTTTGAGAAAGCTGTTTCTGATTCTGACAAAATTGTAATGGTTAAACATGTAAAAGTATCTGGATGGCTAAATATGAAAGCTCTTCATGATCAGTATGTTAATGATGGTTGGGAAGGTTTAGTAATTAGAAATCCTGATAAAGAATATAAGTTTGGAACACGAGACAATCGTATGATCAAACTTAAAATGTTTGAAGATCATGAATATAAAATTCTAGATCTAGTAGATGGCCTTAGAGATGAAGATTTATGTTTCTTAATGGAAACTAAAGAAGGATATCAATTTAAAGCAAAACCTATGGGAGACAGGGCTTTGAAACAATGGTATCGAGATCATATTGAAGAATTAAAAGGTCAAATGGGAACAGTAAAGCATTTTGGTATGACTAAAACAAATACCCCAGTACCAAATCTTCCTGTATTTAAAGCAGTTCGAAATTATGAATAAAAATTTGGAAACTATTGTTAATCAACTAATTGATTACTATAAAGAATTAAACGATTTAAAAGAATCAGGAATTGATATTTCTAAATTAGCAGCACATAAAGTCCTATTTAATTTGTACACGCAGGCCTTAATTGATTCTATCGGACTTGATTTAGCATTAGCTATTCAAAGGTATGCAGAGCATCCAGTGGGTACTATAGAAGAATTTATTGTATATCTTAAGGAAAATTATCCAGAAAATGGCGTAAGAACAGTAACTAGACCTGATGTTAAAGAATTAAAAGAATGTGCAGAAGAAAAAATAATTAGAGAAAAGATTGAGTCTGGAGAATATACCCGTAAAACAGTTCCTGAAAAGATTGATTTTATGACTGAAGAGGAACTTCTTAATATGAATAAAAAAGAATCCACGGCTGCTAAAGATGAGAAAGTCATTAATGATGTATGTCAAAAAATTCCTGAGTATTATGTAAATGGTAAGAAAGTTGCTAAGGAGGTTTATGATGAGGCAATGACTAAATTTGATACTCTCTTAACTAAGTTATTTAAAGCACTCGATGAATAATATTTCTTTTATTGATTTTGTGAATTCAAATATTGAAAAATATATGAAAGAGCAAAATCACAAAATGTTAATTGCGTTTAGGAATATTAAATCTGAATATGTCTATACAAAAGAGAAATCTGGAAGTACAGACGGTGAGATTATTAAGAAAATGTTCAATAAACGAAAGGAGACTTGTGAGATTTATAGGGATAAGAATTTAGAGCTTTTTGAAGCTGAAAATCGTGAGATGATTATTCTCCATCCTTTTCTTCCTGTAAGTGTTCCTAAGAATGTGATCCTACAGTATCTTAAAGGTCTTTCTATTGTAAAGGACAAGAAGAATTTTAAGGCCTTTCAAGATGCTTGTGTTGAAGAATTTGGAGAAAAAGTTGAGTCTTCAATTATCTTAGAACACATAAATTCGTAATTTTTATACCCCAAATTTCGATTAATTATCTATTTTGAAGGGGTAGTTCCGCTCAAAATTTTAATCGAAATTTGGGGCTTATTTTTAAAAATTTTATTATCTTTGTATGTCAAAATATAATATCAAATATGAAAAGTAATAAAATTTTTAAATTAAATTGTCCCCAATGTGGGAGTGAAAGAATATATACTAGTTATTCGGCTTTGTATATTGCAAGAAAAAATAGCACTCTATGTAAAAAATGTGCTCAAAGAAGTATTGTTAAGCACATTTCTACAGTAGAAAAACTACTTGAAGAAACTCCAGAGAGCTACTATTGAATAGGATTTCTTCTTGCGGATGGAAACTTTAAAAATGGAAGGATTCGTTTAGGTTTAGGAATAAAAGATGAAAATCACTTAATAAAATTTTGTGAATATATTAATTATTCTGGAAGTATATCAAGAACTCCTATAAAAGTTAGTATGGGAGTAATGCATAAGGAGATAGTTGAACAGATACAAATAAAATTTAATATTCAAGAAAATAAAACAATAAATCCTCCTAAATATATAGTTCCTAATAACTATTTAGGGTTAAGTCTAATTATAGGTTTTATTGATGGGGATGGAAATATTAATAAACAGTATAAGAGACAGGATGGATTAATTAGAATAAAGTGTCATTCATCTTGATTCCCAGTTTTATGCCAATTTTCAACTATATTGAATTGTGCACAACCATATATAAACAAGCAAGGATACGTAGTATTAAATATTGCTAAGCATTCTTCTGTAGAATTGTTACAATCTACTATAAAGCAATATACTTTGCCTGTATTAATTAGAAAATGAAGTAAATTATGTTAAAAATAATATTAAATAAGGAGGATTTGGGGTGTCGCAAGGTATTTTTTACCAGCGACACTCATTAGCTACTTTAGGCATGGAAATATAATTAAGTATTGTGACCGTCCTTTTGTTAGTGTGCAGGAAATGGACCATGCCTTAATACAAAATTGGAACAAAGTAGTTGGAAAGGATGATTATGTTTTTCACCTTGGAGATTTTGCATTTGCTGATAAAAGTAAATGGAGGCAATTGGCAAACTCCTTAAATGGAACAAAGTGGCTAATTCAAGGTAATCATGATCGAACAGATGATATTCCAATAGAATGTTTTGAAGCTGTGGAAGATATGTTGCAGCTTTCAATCTATGATGAAGAAGTAGAGAATTATTCTACTTTTATTATGGGCCATTATCCATTAGCTACATGGGCAGGAATTAATAGAAGTATATGTAATTTACATGGGCATATTCATAGTACTCCTGATCTAAGTGGAACTGGATTTGACACTATTATAGCCAAAAATGCTCCTTGGAATCAATATGATGTTGGAGTAGACCGAAACAACTTTACTCCAGTTAGTTATGAGGAGTTAAAAATTATCTTTACAAAACGAATGCTTTATGGAAGTAAATCAGTTAAGGGTACACGAAAGAGTGGTCCAAATTCTATATCAGAATCTTAATCAAAATGCCTTCAGGATTGACGATGAAGGTTATGAATACCTTGATGAGGAATATACAAATCTGTATGACGGATTAGTATCACGAATCTGAGCAATTGAATCTCTAATATGGATTTAAATATTTACGTAGAAAAATTGTATCAGGCTTGAATTAAATATAAAGGAGTTAGAATTCTTGTAGACTATGATGATACAATTAAACCGTATAATACAGCTTCTGAAGCTCTTTGTAAAGACATAATTAATACTTTAATTGAAGCCCAAGAACTAGGAGCTACGGTAGTTCTATGGACCTGTAGATCTGGGACCCGTTTAAAGGAAGCTGTAAATTATTGTAAATCTGTAGGATTAGAATTTACTGATGTCAATCCTGTAGAACCTTTCTTACCAGGGTATTCTATGAAAGCCTATGGTAATATACTACTTGATGATAAAGCTGGATTAGAACAAGCTTTAACTACATTAAAATTAGCATTATACAAATATAAAAAGTTCGTTTATGAAATTAACGAGAAGCAAAGATTGCAATCCTAACTACCTTGCTAAGATTGTACAAATTGATTCATTTAGACCTCACCCTAATGCTGAGCGTCTAAAGTTAGCAACTGTTGATGGATATATAATTTCCACATCAATTGATTCTGCAGAGGGAATCTATGTATATTTTCCTGTTGAATGTGTTATCAATTCCGACTTTTTGAAGGTTAATAATCTTTACAGAAAAGCAGACCTTAATCCTGATCCTACTAAACAAGGATTTTTTGAAGAGTCTGGTCGAGTAAAATGTATTAAACTAAGAGGACTTGCCTCAGAAGGGCTTATCATGCCTATCTATGAGTTGTGTAAATTTTCTGGAGAAGGAATTGCAGAACCTATAGATTCTGTTGAAATGTCAAAATTAGTAGGAACAGAATTTGATACTGTAAATGATAAATTGTTTGTCTGGAAATATGTGATCCCTACTAAAGCTTCTGGTGGAGGAATTAATGGCTCAGCTAAAGAAAAGAAGAAAATTCTTAATATAGTTGATGATCAATTCCATTTTCACATCGATACAGAACAGTTACAGAAAAATATTCATAAGGTTCAGCCAACTGATATCATTAATATCTCTTGGAAAGAGCATGGAACAAGTTTGATTCTATGTAACCTACTTACTAAGAAAAATCTCTCTTTAAAGGAAAAGATTGCTAAATTCTTTGGAATTCCTGTATCTGAAAGTGAATATAAGAAATTTTGTTCATCTAGAAAAGTTATCAAAAATCCTGAACTAAATCCTAGCATGACCAAGGGATATTACGATTGTGATATTTGGAATCTTGCCTTCGAAGTATTAAAGGATTACTTATCTAAGGGGCTTTCTATCTACGCAGAAATTGTAGGATATATGCCTACAGGATCTATGATTCAATCTGGATATGATTATCAATGTATCTATGATTCTAAAACTTATGAGTATTCAAAAATGACTCCTAAACAAATGTATGATGCAAAACTGTTTGACATTATTGTTTACAGAATTACATATACTAATGTAGAAGGAAGAGTTTTTGAATTCTCTACTCAACAAATGAAGACCTTCTGTGAAAAGTATGGAATTCATTGTATTAAAGAGCTCTACTATGGAACAGCACAACAGTTATTTCCTGAGTTGAATCCCGATGAGCATTGGCATGAAAATTTCTTGCAAGCATTGAGAGATAAATACTTAGAGAGAGAGTCTGTTCTTTGTAACAATAAAGTTCCCGAAGAAGGAATTGTTCTTCGTAGAGAAGTAAGTGAAATTGATGTTTATAAACTTAAGTCAGTAGCATTCCTTGAGAGAGAAACTAAGATGCTTGATAAGGGAGAAGCTGACATTGAATCAGGACAAGAATAATGAAGTCATTTTCTAAAGAAGAAATTCAGACACTCAAAGAAAACAAGGAAGTTTTATATTTTTATAAGCTTCCTTGTTCTTTATTTGATTCTGGATTTCAATATATTATTGTTACTGATGCTCCAGAACCTTCTGAAAAATATGATAATGTAAAATATCTTTCTTCTCAGTGTTGGTTTCAAAGAATGCAAAATGGGAGTTTACTCCCAATAGTTTGCACATCACTTGGAAAATCCTATAAGATAAAAGAATATGTATCTGTCTATGTAAAGCCAGATATTATAAAGCTTAGAAAATTATTAGAAAACAGTTTATTAGGAGCTTGTAAATATTCTTGAAGTTTATCTGATGATGAAATTATACAAGAATCTTTATGGGGAATCCAAGTAATTAAAGAGGGAAGAGTGAATAGAATTGATGTATTTAAATCAATTTATAAGGTGACTGAAGCTTTTAGTGAATTTTTAGAAGTATCTGCGCCGATGTATCGAATGTGGAGGGAGAATAATGAGTAAGATGATCGTACTTCAAGGCTGTCCTGCTTCAGGTAAAAGTACCTGGGCTAAAGAGTTTATAAAGGATAAGCCTAACTGGGTAATTGTATCCAGAGATGAAATTAGAGAGGGAACTGGTAAATATTGGGTCCCATCTCGTGAAAATTATATTTCTGATATTGAAGAATTTTCTATTAGAGCAGCTATTAATCGTAACTTAAATGTTATTGTAGATGCCACTAATCTTAATCAGAAAACTATTGATAAGTTAACTAAACTCGCTACTGAACTAAAGGTAGACATAGAGTTTAAAAAGTTTGTTATTTCATTCAATGAAGCTTACTGGCGTGATACGAAAAGGACTCGTAAAGTAGGACTGGCAGTATTACGTAGGTTCTTTAATACATATTTTCCTGATATGTCTCAGGAAATTGTAAACCAAGAAAAGGAATCTCCAGCTAAAGAAAGATTTATTCTTAAACAAGATGAAACTCTTCCTCATGCTATTATTTGCGATATTGATGGAACTTTATCATTAATGAATGGAAGAGGTCCGTTTGAGTATCATCGAGTAAATGAGGATCTTCCAAATAATCCTGTCATTGATTTAGTTAACTCTTTATCAAAGATGTATCAAATTATTATTGTTACAGGTCGTGAAGATACCGAAGTATGTAGGAAAGAAACTCTTAAATGGCTGAATAGATATTTAACATGTAGCGATTTTTTATTCTATATGAGAAAAGAAAAAGATTATAGAAAGGATGCTATTGTTAAGACTGAAATTTATAATGAACATATTAAAGATAAATATTGTGTAGCTGCGGTATTCGACGACCGAGACCAGGTTGTGAACGATTGTTGGAGAAAGCTAGGATTACTATGTAATCAGGTTTGGAAAGGAGATTTTTAATATGACTGTTGATGAATTTAATGATAAATGGAAGAACCATTTAGAAGAAGGATTTGAAGGATTGGAGTTTAGTGATGCTGAAGGGAAGGTTGTGGATTGGTTAGATAAACATTTTGTTTTATTTGAATTAATAAATCCAGAGTTTACTTATGCGCAAATTAAACTCAAATTTGGAATGGCCAGAGTATATCTTCAAGGGCTTCCTAGTACATGTGCACAAATAGCAGAAGATGCAATAAATAAAATTATGAAATGCGAACTTTAATTAAATTATATCAGATGCTTTATATAGGAGTATGTAGGATGAATTACTACATTACTCCTATATATGAGCCTATTCTATTATTTATTAGTTCTTATGTCTAAGAATATTCCTGATAGCTGTTGAGATAATGATCCTTCAGCACCTTGGAATGATATACAAGTAACTTATAATTATAGGTTATATGTAAATCTCGATGGTATTCTATTTGCTTCCGAAATTATAAGAGAAGTAACTACATTTAGTCACTTTGAAATCAAATCTCCAGATGATTGGACTTTTCTTGAAAATGATATTTATCAAGTTATAGAAGATAATCTTGGGGATGAAATTAAGGAATGTAACTACAAGATTGACTTACTAAACTGAAGCTATAATGAATAAATATGTAATTGTAGAATGACCAGATATTCAATTTTTAATGACTGAATCTGGTTTTAACGAACATGCCTGTCTTATTAATGATGATGAATGAGTGTCTAAATATGGTTCTTCTGCATACTTTGTTGAAGAAGAATGATTAAATAGAATATCATATGAAAGCTAAAGTTAAAGGATTTGATCTTGAAGTTGAACCAATGACAAAATATGATTATAATAATTGTATTTTGAAACTTCAAGTACAACATAGAGAAAATAAGAGAATCAATGGATTCTATTGCAACTGGAATGGTTATAAGTTCTGAATAGATGAAATTGACTTTAACAAGATATATACCATTGAAGAGTAATGATATATTTAGTTACTAACGCTCCAGCTTTAATTCAATCTACTAAGTATACATGCATTTCTGTCAAGGAAGCTTTAGGTATGCTGGAGAAATTAAAGATTGTTGGTGTAGATACTGAAACTGAAGGTTTTGATGTCTATACTAAAAAACTATTATCTCTTCAATTAGGATGTTTTGATTTCCAAGTAGTTATTGATTGTACTACAGTTAATGTTTTACTATTTAAGGATTATTTGGAGTCGGAACGACTATTTCTTTTTTGAAATGCAAAGTTTGACTTAAAATTCTTATATTATTATGGAATTATTCCAAGATATGTTTGGGATGGCTATCTTGCAGAAAAATTAATGTGGCTAGGATATCCTTCTGGTATGCATGGAATGAGTCTTAAAGATGCAGGAATAAATTATCTTGGAGTAGAACTGGATAAGACTGTTCGAGGTCAAATTATAAATAAGGGTTTAACAGAAGATGTTATAGTTTATGCTGGAACTGATGTTAAATACCTAGAATCTATAATGGAGAAGCAAAAAGAAAAACTTAAAGAACAGGGTCTTCTTGATGCTATCCGTGTTGAAAACGCATTTGTTAGATGTTTAGCTTATATAGAATTTTGTGGAGCTAAAATTGATCCAGAGAAATGGAAAAAGAAACTGGAGAATGATTCTAACTTATGTGAAGATTTAATCTGTCAACTCAATAAATGAGTTGAAGATAATATGGGAGGTAAGTATACAACTGTAAATAGACAAGGTGATCTATTCGATGGATTTGATACTCGTCCCAGATGTCATATTAATTGAAAGAGTGCACAACAAGTAATTCCTCTTTTTGAAGATCTTGGTTTAAATCTTTCAGTAATTGATCCTAAGACCAAACGTCCAAAAAAGTCTACTGATATTAAAGTTATAGGACCACAAGCTTCTAAAAGTCCATTAATTCCTATATTTATGGAGTATAAGAAAGCTGCGATTTTAGTAGATACCTTTGGTGAAAAGTTTTTAGATCTTATAAACCCAAAAACTGGACGCATTCATGCTAATTTTAACCAGTTAGGCACTGATACAGGCCGATTGAGTTCAACTGATCCGAATCTCCAGAATCTTCCAAGTGATGCTTTGACTCGCTCCTGCTTTATAGCAGAGCCAGGAAACAAGTGGATCTCAGCTGACTATTCTGGGCAGGAAAGTTTCCTAATGGCTTCTATTGCTAATGATAAAGCTATGCTTGACGAATTAGTGAATGGTTCAGGAGACTTACATAGCCTAACTGCTAAAATGGTATTCCTTGAAATTCCAAGAGACACTCCACTTAAAGCAATTAAAACAAAGTATCATCATCTGAGAAAAGAAGCAAAGGGCTATGAATTCTGTTTTAATTATGGAGGAATGGATAATACTCTTGTTAGAAATTATGGAATTTCTGAAGAGCGGGCCAAAGAAATCTATACTAACTACATGGAGGGTTTCTCAGGACTGAGAGACTATCAAAAGTTTAGAAGAAAGGATGTAATGGAAAAAGGCTATATACTTTTAAGTCCAATTACTGGGCATAAAGCATATATCTATGACTTTGCTGAACTTAAACGTCTCTGGAAAAAACAATGTGAGAAAGGATTCTGGGAGTATTATAGAGAAATGAAACGAGATGCCCCAGATTGTGAAACTGTACAAAATGTTAGAAAATTAGCAAAAAGACGTGCAGAATCTGAAAAGCAAAGTATTAATTATCCAATACAAGCTGCAGGAGCATTGTGTTTTAAGTATGCATCTGTCTTTTTATTCAAATATCTACAAGAGCATGACCTGCTGTTTAAAGTAAAATATTGTATACCTGTACATGATGAGATTAATCTTGAGGCTCCTGCGGAGATTGCAGAAGAGATAGGAAAAGTTCTTGTACAATGTATGGAGAAGGCTGGCGCAGTATTTTGTAAAAGAGCTAAGCTTAGTGCTGATTTAACTATTGGAGATTATTGGATACATGAATAAAATATATGAACTAGTCTTCTATTGGGAAGATATATACAATGGTTGTGAAATTACTGAGACTATATTAACAACTAGTCGTGAACGTGTTGAAGCGGAAATAGAAGGTTTTAGAAACCGCAATTTAAAAAATAGAGGTGAGGAAATTAAGCCTTCGCACAATCATTACATCTATGCGTATAAAAACAACAATGTTAAAACATTTATAGACGGTTGGTCAAATCTTAAAATATTTGAGCATGATAAAATTAATTAAATTTGGGGCTTCATATTGTGCGCCCTGTCGCGCTATGATGCCTATTCTTGAAGAACTCAAAAATAAGATAGAAATAGAAGATATCGATGTGGATGAAGTAGATCCTATTGTGTTAACTAATTATAAAATTAGAAACATTCCTGTATTAGTCTTATTAAAAGATGATAAAGAAGTTTGGAGACATGTTGGAAGTATTTCAAAATCTGATTTAGAAAAAGAAATTGAAAAATATAAATTTTTATAATTCATGCAACAATTTAAATTTTTAATAATTTTTATTTTTATATTAAGTGTACAAAATATTTTTTGTAGGCCAATATATTCTTTGGGAGATCGAGTATTAAATATTAATGTTATAGCCGCTGTATCATATGATTATGAATACGATATCATGGAAAAACAAACTGATTATCCTTTTTCTATAGGTATAACTCCGTCTCTTTATGCGAAAAAATATTTAAAATATCAAAACTTAAATATTAGCTCTAATATTGAAAATATATCTGTATATAAAATTATTGGGAGTGAAGATTATATTGTGCTTATCAAACACTTTGAAGGAATTCGTACATTTCCATATCTTAATACCCTTGGTACTATATCTGAATATACAACATTTGATAGCTATTATGCATCTATTATACCAAGTTCATTAATTGATTCTATTTTAAATAATATTTCTATGTTAAGTACATTAAAATATTATCAAATTGATAATATTTTAAAAGATGAAGACAAATTAATCTATAGGTGTTATAATCCTGTTAGTTATATGTCAGAATATTACCTGATAAATAAAGATAATAAAATTCTATTATATCGTACATATTTTAATAAAAATTCTAGAAAATTTAAAAAAGCATATAATGTAATGCTGCAGATTATAGATAAATATTATTTTGAGATTGATAAATATTAAAATATTATGAAACTAATTAAACCTTATTTTGAAATTATAGAACAAGAACCTGGACTAGATGGTATATATAAACAAATAGAATTGGCGGGGCGTTCATGCTACAAATCAGAGGATCGTATTACAGAAGACTCAGCAGAGAAATTTGTTAATATGATTAAGGATAGACAGCATACTGCTATGCTTGAACATGGTACTGTATATCTTTATATTCATAAGGATCATGCTTACAATGTAATAGGTGATAATTGGGTAACTGAACAATACCTTTCTAATTCTTACTCAGTTATTAATACAGATTCTTATGGTAATTATCATATCACAACTAATTACAGAGTTTTATATGAAAATGACTGGCTTGATGATCTAAAGTATCTCTGTGAACCTACTGAATATCATGAAAAACGAATTACAATAAAGTTTATTTGTGATCGTGGTGTCTCCCATGAATTTGTAAGGCATAGAGTATTTTCCTTTGCTCAAGAAAGTACCCGTTACTGTAATTATAGCAAAGATAAGTTCGGAAGTGAGCTTACTTTTATTATTCCTTATTGGACAAATATTCCAGAAGGACAAAGTTATTGGCATGATGGCATTGGGTATCGTGTAGGAGCAGATATTCAAAATAAGGATTTTGGATATATTGAGAAGTCTCCAAACTATTTTAATTTCTTATCTTCTTTAGAAGAATCAGAAAAATGTTATTTTAGACTATTAAATGAAGGATGGGTTCCTCAACAAGCTCGTTCTATACTTCCAAATTCTCTCAAAACAGAGTTAGTAATGACTGGAACCGTTGAACAGTGGAAAGGATTTTTCAAACTACGTTGTGATGTTGCTGCACATCCACAGGCTAGAGAACTTGCTATTCCTTTGAAAGAGGAATTCATAAAAAGAAACTTAATAAATAATTAATATGGAGATAAATAAATATGGATCTGATTAAAGCTTGTAAACAACTTGTAGTTAAAGATCCTTTTTATGGTTTATTTCTATTATCTTTAAATAAATATTATTCTAAAGATGACGCAACAGCATGAGTTGCAAGAAACGGGATTAACTATGAATTATGTGTTAATCCCGATTTTTGAAATACTTTAACTGATGATGAGCAATTAGGAGTATTAAAACATGAGCTATTGCATATTGCATTTAAACATTTGTTAATGCAAGAATCTTTTAATGATAAAAAAGTATTCAATATTGCCGCTGATGCAGAAGTAAATCAATATATTGATGTTCTTCCAAAAGATGCTATTGATATCAAAAATATTGATCCCATGCTTCCTCCAAAAGCAGGAACCAAATACTATTATGAATACCTTTATAAAGATAAGAAAGACTCCTCTGGGGGGCCGAAAAACCATAATCATTGAAAGGATTTTTCTGATTTATCAGACGCAGAAAAAACTTTAATTAACAATCAAACTGACCACATTGTAAAACAGGTTGCAACTCAAGTAATTAAATCTAGAGGAACTATTCCTTCCGAGCTGAAAGAATATGTGGATAAATTGTTTAAGATAAAACCTTCTATATTTAACTGGAAGGCCTATTTTAGACGACTTTTAGGATTTGCTATTGATGTCTTTGTAAAAAAGACACATCGCAAAGTATCTAAACGGTTTGAGGGAGCTGCGGGTATTAAACTAAAACATAAACATGATATTTTAGTTGCCATTGATACCTCTGGTTCTGTTAGTACTAAGGAGTTAAAAGATTTTATTAGTGAGATTTATCACATCTGGAAAGCTGGGGCAGGTGTTGATGTAATTGAGTGCGACGCTAGAATACATAGAATATATCCATTCAAAGGGACTTTTGATGGTACATTCACTGGTAGAGGAGGTACAGACTTCAAACCTGTTATTGACTACTACAATCAATGTAGAAAACAATACTCTACTTTAGTATTCTTTACAGATGGCTATGCACCTACAGATACTTTTAAAGTAATGAAGCAGATGATCTGGGTAATTACCTCTAATGGTGATAGAAATAATCATTATCCAGGTTACAGTATGTTTATCCCATCTGATAATGGAGCTGAATAAAGTTAATTTAGAAGAATTTAAAACTATATTTCAATATATTATTGAGAATAACAAACGTTTAGTGGAAGTTGGAAAAATTCCCACTGCAATTTCATTGGAAGCCGATTCGGGAATTGGAAAGACTTCGATAGTCATGCAATTGGCTAAAGAGCTTGATATGGACTTTATAAAGATCAATTTATCTCAACTAGAGGAGCTTGGAGATCTGGTTGGTTACCCAATTAAGGAATATTACGTATGTTCTGATGATGGAGAATGTAAATGGGTATCAAGTGATATTCTTGCCTATTATTTACAAAATGGGTACAAAGTTCAGAACTTAACACGAATGGCATATGCCTCTCCAATGTGAACTCCAAAAGAAGAGAACGAAAATGGATGTATATTGCTTTTAGATGACTACTCGCGTAAATAAAAATAAATATAATAATATTTGTATAGTCATCAAATAAGTATTATATTTGTATATAAAATAATATATAATATGATACATCTATTTTCAGAAAAAATTCCTACAAAATATAATATATCTGGGGTATACTATATTCAAATTGATTCCCATTCATATATAGGAAGTTCAAATCAAATTACTAGAAGACTCAGAGAGCATAAGAAAAAATTAATACACAATTATCATGATAATAAATTTATGCAAAGAGTCTACAATAAGTACAAAGATGGAGGTAAAATTTACTATCAGATACTTGAAGTTTGTAATCAAGATGAGCTAAAAACTAGAGAAAAATATTGAATTGATAAACTAAATCCAGATATTAATATTGTTAAGGATCCTACTATGGAGAATACGACTTGTTTATACAATACTGCTGGATCTAAACCAGTGTATCAATATTCATTAACAGGAGAATATATAGGTGAATTTCCTTCAACTAGTGAAGCAGGAAGACAACTAAATAAAAATTCTCGTATTATTAGTCAAGCAGCTTCGGATAATCCTATTTTTAAGTCTGCCCACGGTTATCAATGAAGTTATCACAAAGTTGATAGAATGCCTTGCTATGTTAACAATAGCAGTAAAGCAACAAATAGAAAAGTAGAAATTTTAGATACTGTTTCTGGACTAAGTAAAATTTATAATAGTATTGCGGATGCAGCAAGAAGTATTTGTGAACCTCAAGATAATTTTAATTCTATTTGTGCTTCTATATCAGTAGTTTGTCATAACAAAGGTAAATTAGTAAAGCATAGGTACAAATGTAAATATTTATAAGTGCGCGAGTATAAAATTCCGTGAATCTGGGAAAATCCTAATAGGACAACCCTAATCCAAGCTTAGTAGAAATACTAAGAAGGATCAACGACTAGTAGATACTGTCTTAACAGGTGATGCTGAAGAGAATGAACTACCACGAGTGCGGAAGTATAACCTATATGTATCAACATTCAGTGGTTATATAAGATATAGTCTGAACTATATAGAAATATATAGAAGTAAAGGATAAAGAGCCTTTACGATAACAATAATGGCTTTACCTATGTTTCTTCAAGCTACAATGGAACTTATTGATCGAGGAGAATATATTTCATGGAAATTACCTAAGAATTGTACAGTAGTACTATCGTCTAATCCCGATAACGGAGATTATAATGTTAGTACAATGGATAATGCTCAGAAAACTAGATACATTAACTTTGAAATAGACTTTGATGTTAATGTATGGGCTCGTTGGGCAGAAACGGATAAACTGGATTCTCGAGCTATTAATTTTGCTTTATTGTATCCAGAGATATTTGAGAAAGAAGGCAATGTACAAAAAATTAATCCTAGAAGTTATGTTACTTTTTGTAATGCTATTTCTGGTTTAAAGGACTGGAGTACTCCATCAAACTTAGCTATGATTCTCAATATTGCTAAGGGATGTTTTACATCTAAAGAGAATATTGTTGGTAATTTATTTACCACATTTATTGCAAATAAATTAGATAAACTTATTGCTCCCAAAGATATGCTGTTTGAACCTTGGGATACTGTAAAAACTAAAATTAAGAGTTGTGTATATGATAGTAATGGATATCGTCCAGATATAGCTTCTGTATTATCTACAAGATTACTTAATTATAGTCTTTTATATTTTGGAGAGAAAGGTGCTAAGACTGAAGTAGTTCAAGACCGATTACTTGAGTTTATTAATTCTCCAGAACCTCTGTTAACTGAAGATTTACTGTTTCATCTAATTAAAACAATTACTACTAAATTTTCAGGAAGAGCTAATAAGTTAATTATGAATTCTAAAATTAGAGCTAAGATTTTATAATATGAAGCTAAACGGAATTGATATTGCATTTCTTGTTCCTTGTCGTAGAAATAATGGAACATCCAATCTTTGTAAATGAAATATTTATCATTCTGAGAATTTTCGTTTCTCAGCTAGAACTTCAATGGTTCTTCATACCCCTGAAGATATGGCTACTGCATTATCTGACAAGATTACAGATCTGTCAGATGTAACTAAATTATATTTTGATTCAAGTTCAACATATCCAAGATTTAAAATTAGAGATACAGATTTTCAAAGGGTTATTAAAGTAGAAAGATGTGATGCTGCTATAATTCCCGATTCCATTAAGTACTATCCTGGAAGTGGAGAGTATTATTTGTTTGAATACACTAAACCTGATCAAACTAAAATAATTTATAGTATTTGTCCAAAATTATTTGAGAATACTGATCCCTATATTTATAGCGAGGTTTGTTCATATGGAGCTGATTTTGTTGATGGAGTAAAAACTATAAATGTATTACCTAAAGGTTCTATTCCTATTTATGCAGGAAACCTCATATTTTGCGATGAGATTTATGTAGAAACAATCAATAATATAATTTCTGTATATCCTAAGTATGCAAAAGAAAGCACTCTTGATAAAATTGTTAATGGAACACTAGAAAGTGTTACAGAAGAGAGTCTTCTGTCTTTGAATGATATGTTAGCATCCACGGATGAAACTACAGTTGAGTTGGGATTGAAAGTCTTACAAGGAATGAATGTTACAGAAAGCCCTGCTGCAGTAACTTGTCTACTATATGGGAATTTTTCTAATATAGTGAAAAATAAAGCAATGGGTACAACTGGGGTATCTCAAGTTTTTAAATCTCTGCGGATAGAAACAAGATATATACCATATGATACAATTTCTGGAATTGCCAATGCTCTAGAATTAAAAGTCTGGAAAGATGCTACACCAGAAGATAAGGCTTTAACTTATACTCTTTGTAGAAGTATGATTAACAACTTTTACAGAGAGAAGGATAGACAAGTTATGGATACACTTCATAAATTACCATTTAAAATCAAAACGTATGTCGACTAGGAATATTTTATGCATAGCTGGTTTGAAAGGAAGTGGTAAAGATGAAAGTGCTAGAATGCTTCAGTTTTGTTTAAATTCTCCAAAATGAATGCAAACATACTGGATATATAAGTATTGTAATATCTTCACGGAAGGAAAATTTAAAATCTGCAGATTTGCAGATACGTTAAAATGTCTTCTTTCTGTACTCCTTAATGTTAGCGTTGAGAAATTTGAGGATAGACAATTTAAAGAGGACTATTACATAGATTTCAGTACTTTAACAATTCATCATAAGAATTTTGTAGAAAGAGAAAAAATTCTAGTAGATAATAAGTTTTCAAAGTTAGCTAAGGATCTTAATCCTTCTTTAACTGAAGATTACTGACTTTCTATTAGACAGGTTTTGCAATACTTTGGAACTGAAATAATGAGATATTATTTTGGGGATAAATTATGGATTTTAACTACATATGAGCAAGAGTGCAAAAATATGATTATCTCAGATCTGCGATTCCAGATTGAATTTGAAGAATCAAAGAAACGAGGAGGGAAAGTTATTTATATCCATAGACCAGAGTGTAAGGCAGGCTCTCATGCCTCAGAAAGAGAGCTTTTAACATTATATGGAAATGGAGACTATGACTATCTGATTAATAATGATGGTTCATTGTCGGATTTATTTTACAAAATAAAAAATATTAGTAAATTATGCCTACAGAAATAAAACGATGTGGATATTGCGAAAGCAATAAGATTGAACATGAATTCCAGGATAATAAATATGGAAAGTATATTCGAGTTTTTAATCTTAAAGAATCAGGAAAAGGTTCTAGTTGCACTGTGTGCAATGGAGGATTAAAAGTTAAAAAATAAACAGTTAGCCCCCTATGTTGGATTCATTCCAGCGTAGGGGGCTATTTTTTTTTATTTTTCTTTTATTGCGTTATTAATATCCTGTCTAAATGGTCTAAACATTCCAAAAGTGTTTACAGTTCCAAGTAGAGCAGCTTCAGCAAAGTTAACATCTTCAAGTTTAAATGCTGCAGCATAACTTCTAATACTATTTTGAAGGATACTTAAGAATGGAGGATTCCAATTTAACAAACCATTAGTGACAGCATTTATTACACCCATATCATCAAGAGAGCGATTAACTAAGTCAATTCCATTACGGAATCACCAGCTTCTATCTGCTATTTGGTCTTTATACTTTATTCCAGATTCTTCAGGGTCATCCAAAAGCATTATTTGTAATAACTTAGCAAAAAACAAAAACATTGTTAAATCATATAATGAAGCCTTAAAATTAGCAGCTTCAATATCATTAGACTTAATATATTTTCTTCACAAATCCGTTGTACTTAACTCTGGATCTTTACTAATCATTTGTTTAACATTTGTATATACATCCTTAAATAACTGTTGATATGTTTGAAAAATACCTTCCATTATTCTTCCTTCTCATGAATATAAAGGAATACCAGTATCTTCACTAACAATTTCTGAATTTACCCATGTACCATTAGCATCAGTAATAATCTTAATATATTTTTGATTGCCTTTTACATCTACTACAGGTGTGAAATGCCCTTGGGAAGCAACAGTAGTTCTCTTTAATGTATATTGTGTTTTCTTAGCAGATAGATAGGTCATAAACTGTTTAAACAGCATTCCTTGCCATAATTTATTTCATTCTGCTTTTGTTTCAAGGTCATAATAACCAAAGGATTCATCTGCAAAAGACTTTATAGATTCCCTTTGCAGTACCGTATATGCCATTTCAAATTTGTCTCCAACCTTATATAAAGGTTCACCAGTACGTTCACGTTCTACATTAAACTGCCTTAACATAGCTATATAGAGTCCATATTGTTTTTCATATACAGATTTAACTGAATCAGGTACAGCATGGTCTTTGTATTTTAAATAAACATCGAATCGTTTATCCTTTTCCATATCATACTTAAGTCTTTCAATTCCATCTGAATCCTTATCAATATAATGTGCATCAAAGGTTCCATCATGAATCATTTGAGCTAAAAATATAGACATACGATTCCAATAGTCGGGTGCAGTTAAAGCTCATCCAGAATATCTAGAAAATCCTCCTATAATACCATTTTTATATGATATTGTATTTTCAACCATATTTCTAAGATCCATATTAGCTAACGCGTATAACTCATTTAACAACTCAATCTTAGTAATTTCAGTTATAAATTTTGGAGAATCATAAATAAGGTATTTTAGTGCTTTTCCGTAATCCTTTATTGTGAAAGCTTCTTTTCCATATCTTCTGAACATAGCATTGGAGAGGTTAGTTCAAAATCCCATTAAAACCTCTCTAGGCAAGTTAGCAAAGTGCCAAGAAAGTGCTACACTGGATGCAACAGATCTTAGTGCAGATAAAAATTTAAACATACCTCGCATTTCTTGAGGAACTAATGACTCGAAATATAAAGAAGATTTAGTCGTATCTGCAATGAATTCCATAATGTTAGAAACATCAATTCCTGTTAAATTTCCTTTTAGAGATAATGCCGCTTGCATAGCTCTAATCTGGGGAAGTATTTCATTTACATTATTTTTCTTTGCTTCTGCCATTTTATATGAAGCTAAAATTATCTCCAAATTAGTTTCAAAAGCTCCAATTTCATATTCCTGAATAAGTTTTCTTCTTTTATCCTCATTTTTTCTATCCTCAAACTCAAAAGCTAATTGATCAAATGCATCTGCTGCACTTTCTTGTTCTTTAGCTCTTTCAGAGAAAGTATCTTTGATAAAGGAATTAAATCCATAAGCAAAGTTATCATAAAACGTCTTTGCATTTAGATTTCCATTTGTAGCCAAACTAGCTAGTCTAACTCTTACTAAAGGAACCAAGAAATCATTTTCGTCTAAGTCTGCTCTTGAAGTTTTTCCAGTTATTGTTTTTAACGCAAACTTAATCATTCTTCTTTCAGCTTCACTTAAATCATTACTCATGTCCCAAGGATCTTTGAAGGTTAAATCAAAAGTATCAGGTCTATAAAGGTTTCTATAAAGGCCTCCTTTTGCACCAATAAAATTACTAGTTGCTATTCCGTGCCCTATAGAGTTTTCATATAAGGATTCTTCTTTACGTAATTCCCCTAATCAATTCGTATACTCATTTCTAATTTTTTGAAATGCGGTAGCCATAATATTTCTAAAATATACAATATTACTGGAGCGAATTGTATCCATGGAGTTTAACATAAAACTATCAAACCAGTTAGGAAAGCCCTTTCCAAAAAGTTTAGCATAAGTTTTTTCTTCAAACATATCTACATTCTTATAATATAAGTACATTTGTGCAACCCAAGCATAAACTTTTGCATTTTGATTTGATATATCTAAATGGTTAACATCCAATTGTGCTGTTGTTCTAATTGTTTCAAGAAGGGTTTCTAATCTATCTACTAAATCTTCAGTATTGTTGGAATCAAAATTAGAGGAAATAAACAAATCAGAATTTTCTTTTATTAATTTATACAAGGCATTTTCTCCACTTTGGTCTATCCTAAATATAGCCATAATTTGATCCGACACTTTATCAATAATTGATACAAACCGTGATTGCCCTTTATAGGGGCCTTCTCGTAGCGTAGTTAGGTTCGCAGACATAGGGGTGCCATTTTCATCAACAACTAATTGGGATAAAATTTCTTCAATAAAAGTAATTTCTTTTTCGTTAAAACTCTTAGATTGAGATTTAAAAGGATTAACAGCACGAATATCTCCTAATTTTAGATTTTGGAAAGCAGGTCTTTCATTTAATACTATTAAAGCTTTTAACAATGCAGCATTTCCTCTTGTAGCTTCTAAAGGCAGAATTTTTTTCTGGGCATACTGCTGCTCTAACCATTTGGCATTTGTGGTTCCTGGTTTAGCGATTAGTTCAAATAAACTTGATAGTTTTCCATTATCAGAATAATATAAATTATCATCTAAGTTTAGTTCATCCAATGTAAGAATGTCAATAGCGTTATTAATAGTATCCACAATAGGTATAAGTCCTCTGTCAAATAAATTTTGATTATCAACAATTATATACCTATCTTGTTGATTATAATACTTATCTAATAGTGCTTTATAAAATCCTCTACGTCGGCTATTTCCTTCATAGGGAATAGAGTCTGGTAAAGTTCCTTTTAATATACTTCTAAGGCTTCCTATGAAATTATTAATCATTGCAGGACGGCTCTCTTTTAACTCCTCAATATATCTATCAATTCGTTCTGAGATAGCATCCTCTCCAGATAAAGGCTCTTTTTTTCCAGTGATATCATTTACAAAATCAATTCTGCCATTTTTATATCTTATGATATTACTTTTTTCAATAATTTCCTTATTAAGTCTATATGTTTTAGCTAAAATATATTCCTCTGGCAGAATCTTTGTTATTTTTTTATCTATATTTAGCATTTCTTCTGGATCCTTATATTCAGAATATAAAACTCTTGGGATGTAATCATCTAAGTTTCTTACTACATAAGGAGCAGTTACTTCTTCAGTAATATTTTTTAATCCGTCGGAAACTAACCTACCCTTGAATTTATATATTGGAACTAAGTAGTACTGAAGCGAATTAGTATTTATTCCAAGTTGGTTTAATACTCTTCCGTAAAAGGCCTGTTGATAAATAGCAGTTAATCGTTTTTCTTTAGCTCACTTATCATAAGGTTTCTTAGAAAACTTAATGTCATAAATTGTAGATACATCCCCATCAATTACAAATAAGTCTAATTTACCTCTAATTTTTGATTTCCCTTCAATTTCATATCCAAGATCTGCAGTTAAGTCTATTTCAGAATATATTTTAACTCCACCTCTAAGTTTTCCATCACTTCCACTATGCTGCATTAATATTGTTTGATAGACCTCATTTACATTATCTACCATCTCATCAAAGTCAATTTTAGATACAGTGAAAGCTTTAGCCTCTTCCTGTAATCAAGTTCTTTGATCTTGGTACATAGTGGAAAATCGCTTTGATATATAAGCAATTACAGAGCTATATCTCTCTTTTAGTGCATAAGGACTTAATTTTCTTTCGATTAAATTGTAGAAAATATTATGTACAAACTCACCCATTAATTGAACTCTAAAGTTTTCTTTAACAGTATTTTGCACTTTTTCTATTAAATATTTAGAATCTTCTGAATTAAGGTCAATTTTAAATTTATTTGCAGCTAAATTAAGATAATGATCTTCTGTTTTCTCTGTAATTATAGCATTATGGAATAGCTCTTCTTTAATTGCATCAAGACGTTGATCGGTAGTAAGTCCACTTTGGAAGACTAAATTATTAATATTTAGCCCTCTTCTTTGAAGTAATTCTAGAATATAATTTTTAAACAAATCACTTTCATAGTTCTCTGCAATTACTTCTGGAGCTAATCGTTTTCCATCTTTGTTGGGCTTCGTAATAACATCAGTTACTGCTATTGTATCAGAATCTCCTTCTTCTAAACTGTCCTCATTTATAGCTAAGTTTCTGTTTTTTAAGGGAACTATTTTGGAAGTTTCTGAGAACACATCCTTTTTCGCTTTATTAATAATTTCGTCTACATAGGTTTCTGTGGTAACTCTTAATAACTCTGGATCAGTTTCTCAGTTATATTTACTTCTGTTTGCAGCTATATAATTTTTTACATCTTCTTCATTAGTAAACTCTATGACCTCTCCATCATTTACCTTTAATCTTCATTTACAATTTTCCATTATAATACACAATAAATAGTTAAGTTACCATCTTCCATTAATTTCTTAATAATATCATTAGATACCTGACTTGCAGTTTTTGAAATCTCAGAATCTTCATTATTTAAAACCTCTATACCTGAATTATCTAAGACAGTATTTATATTATCCATTATTCATTGAATATCTTCAACATTATCATATCCACTTAGTGAAGAATCGTCTGCATTAACATAAAAATCTAAAAGTGCATTTAGTAGTGTATTAATAGACTCTTGATTTCCGTTATTAGTTAGCTCCAATAAATGTTTGTCACTAACCAAAGAATTTAATATGATGGGTATTGCCACTTCTGCAAATGTAGTATTAGTTGGATATTCGCTTTTTAAATATACCTTTCCATTTTCTATATAAGGATTATTCGAATCTGTGAATAGTATAGTATCTTCAGATATAAACTCTGAAAGTGTATTGTCTAAAATAAATCTTAGTTTACTATAACTCAATGGCTCTCGTTTCTGTAGCTCCCTCTCTATAAGCCCCTGATCTCTAATTGTATTCATTCTTACAATTATGGTATCATCGGATACGATTTCGCCTAAAGAATTTTCAAAATTTTCTCCGTTATAAGTTAATTTTTGATTTGACTTAGTATATACTACATCTCCCTCATCTAATTTAAATTCTTTTAGATCACTAATGGAAATAGGAGAAATTTCTCTTGAGCCTGGCTTCATAAAATATACATCTCAAAGTTTAGCGGAATCCTTTACAGTCTCCCCTTTCAAAGTTTTCCATACTCCTTTAACTAACATATAGTGATCTTTCCCTACAGTTAATAACTCTTCATTATATTTACTTGGCACTCTTTTAATTACTTCTTGAAGACTATCATAATCACTATTGACTATCTGGGAAAACTTATCAAATATATCTAAAGAATCATCTTTAACTAGTTCATCCACTAAAGTGATAAAAGCTAGATTATCGTTTTTTAACTGATTATAAACAAACATTACTTTTTCTACTATATCAAGATTAGCTTCGGAAGATATAGCCACAATCCTATTAGGACTAACAAAAAAGTTTTGAGTAATAAAAGAATTATTTTTTACTTTCAAAATATTGTAATCCGTTCCTTCTAATTCTGGATAAGTATCTGTAAGTTTATAATTTCCTATTAATGTATCTGCTAGATTGCCTGAATTTAATGTAGTATTATTTCCTAAATTATCCGCAATAAATTCATATAAATTTCCAGTTACTCTTTCCCCATTTACTATATAATCCAATTCTGAATTATTCTTCAAGTAATTAATAACTGAATTAGTAGATAACGAGATATCGGCATCAAATGACACCGATATCCCATTACTTAAATTTAATTCAACACATGCCATATTATTAGCAACTTTTTATAATTAATAATCCCCTAGTTAATGCCACATTCAGCTTTCTTTCAGATGTTAATTGTTTAGCTGCACCTCTATTTAAAGCTTTGAATCGTTCATTATTTAGCGGGAATACATTTTGAGGTTTTGCTGTTGGCCCTTCATCAAAATCTTCTATATAAGAATCGTCCATAAATTCATCATCATAGTTTGATTTTCTAACTTGATAAAGTGTTTCAAAATCAGTAGCTAAGGTTTTATCTAACACAAAGTTACGATCATAAGTATCACCTATAAAATTGAAATATGAATTAATTAATGTATTATTCTTAATTACCTCAGTAAATAATTTACTAAAACTATCTCCTAGGATTTGATTTTTATTTACAATTAAATTATATAAAAACATATAATCTGCAACTGTATTATTAGGCCAATTATCATCATTTATATTCACAAAGGTCTCTCCAAGATCCTGAGATGTTACTATATCGTTTGCTATAAGATTAAAGTCTATAAGCATTTTCTCATAATAATCTTGATTGGTTTTTTCAATTAAATTAAACATAGGTTTATAATATCTTACAAAACCATCACCAGATGCGCTGTATTTTCTATCTGCAATAAGATTATTTAAGAAAAAATTTGTTGGATATTTTAATCTCAAGCTTGGAATTAATGTTTCATTTACAAAGATAACAAAATTTTTCAAACCTATTGGGCTATTAATAGAACGTAAAATTACATCATTTAAAGGATGTGTTTCTCCCATTCTATCTACTTCCACATTTGAAGGATATTTAAAATCCAAGGATTTTATAGCTTGCACAATCATATCATCCGTCGCTATACTTCTCAATCTACTTGAAAGGGTACTTTTTGGAATAACTAATTGTTTATTAGTCATTAGTTTAGTTCTATTCATTTGCTCAATAATAGCTCTATATTTTCCAGATAAATTACCAATAGCTTTTTCTGCATTAATTGATAAAAAGTCCATTTCATAAAAATGAGGAGAAGTTTTTAATACATCAAGAACATTTATTGTGGTAGCACACTGTTGAAAAATTTTAATCATATCCTTTGCATATGATTCGTTAGAAAAGAATTTCAACTTATCAAATATAAATCTTCTTCCGATTATATATTTTCTAACAGTTGGATTACCTCCAAATATTTGATCCTCTCTAATTTTAGCATTTATTATCCGTTCAATTCCTTGCTCGAAGTTAATACGCTTTGCAACAATAGCTCCAAACTCTGTAGATAATCCCTGATTGACTGAAAGCTCCCTAGCTAATAATGTTAATTCTCCAGCTCCTTTAAATACTTCTTGATAAAATAATAACTTTTGGTAGGCTTCACTCTTTTTATCTGTAACCTTTAGTAGTTGATCAATTGCTGTAGTAATACTTACGGAGTCAATATTTTCAAACATATTACCTTTTACCATACTAATAATATTAGTCATAATATCATCAGTAAAAATCTTAACAATATCATTTAAGTCTGCACCAGTCATAATCATTCAGATAATACCTGGAGCAGTTTCTGAAGTACAGTTAATATTATTAAGAATTGGGTTTTTAGCATTATCGGTTGCCTGAGATAGTAAACTTGATAAAGTAATTGCTACTGTTCCTGAGTTTGTAAAAAATTCAGAATGGGTTGTACTAAATTCCTTGTTAATTCCAGGTCATATAATAGTCTTACCGATACGTCTGGCGTTTCCACTACTTATCCAATACTCAATTGCATATTCAGCTTTAATCGCAGATGCTACTATACCAATCACTTCTTTACCCACCTTATTATTACTATTCATCTTTATTTGACTTGTAGAAACAAAAGGAGAGAAATTATCACTTGATTTTGGCGATACTGCTGCAGCCTTTTCAATAGGTTCTACTGTTGTAGGTAATGTAGCATATCCTATAGTTGAGATATTATGATAGGTATTAAACATATTATTCACCAGATTATTCATAAAAACTTTGTCCAAAGTTCTTTTAGGAATTCTGTGTGAGTTATGTCTATTTATTTGAGTTGCCAATTGTCCTCCTAAAGCTTGTAATGCTGCCACTGTATAAGTATCCCAAATATATACATCATTAAAAAGATCATTTGAAGATTTTGATTGAACTGGGAACTTAGAAATGTCAATAACAATGTTTTTATTTCTTACTTTAGCTATTAACCTTCTTAGTCTTGGAGAATTTACTGTTAACTTATCTTCTGCTATATATGCTTCTAATAAATCACTAGTTAAATCAACAAAGTCAGTTACTTTATTTGTTCAGCCATTAGGATTATTATCTCCCTCTGCTCCATAATATGGGGTATTCCCAGTATATTGAGCTACAAATACTCCTCTGTTTTCTCCATAAATTATTTCTGGATCTGGAAGTGGCAACTTTTTCGAAGTTTCTAAATCATTATAGTCCCAGAATAAGGACCACGCTGGGTATACCCCGTCATCAGTTAGCGCTACACCAAGGTTGTTATTTTTATCCACATCATAATCAGAACCTTGCTCATAAGTTTGATATTTATTTACTAGGCTCACGTTATATGGACTTTGAAATATATCTACAATTTCACAAGGCATTGCAAACTGCTCACTTTGCGCTGGAATACGAGCTACAATATATTTTAAGGTTTCCCAAAAAGAATTATACTGTTTATTAGCTAAATCATTAATAAACTCTTCATTAACTTTAAAGATTTTATTTCTTTTCATTAGCTTATTAACCTCTGGGTTAACATTACCATCATAGCCAGAATAAAGGCCAGATTGCAAAATATTATCCAAGACTTGTATTGGATTATTTTGGTCCACAATAACTGCAACTTCTGTTCCATTTACCTTGTAAAACTCTATGCCATCAATTTTATAAAGGTCTTCACCTCTATCATTAATTCTATAGATGCCTGTATCATCTGTTGGAACTGTAATTTTAGTCTCTTCAGTTAAAAAGTTTTCAACAAAATCTTTATTAAAATAAATAGGTAAATGTGCTCCAGTATTTGACTTTAACACAAACTCTGAAGGTATCATTCCGTCTGGAAATATTACCTTTCTGTTGATTAATATGCGCTCTTTAAATCATTCTGGACCTCCTTGCCTGATTTCATCAATACTTACTCCTGCTGGAATATTTAGTACAGATGAATATTTATAAGATGTACTAATTTCTGAATTAACATAATCAGTACCTAAGATTTCTATTACAGGTAGTTGTTTTCAATCCCCTAAAGGATCATATGCAATAAAACCTCCATTTTTATTCAAGACATCAACTCTACCTTCACTAATAGCTTTATATAGCACATTATTCATGAAGGTTCTTGTTGCTTCAGGATCTTTAACTGTATCATACTCTAAAGCATACCGTAATCCTAATGAGAAAACATTAATTTTTCTATCATAGATCTCTCCATCTTCTCCTTGAATACGAACATTCACAAATACATTACGCCCTTTTAAATTTCTTGGCTTAACATAGCATTTAGTAACAGTATATAATCCTTCCTGAATTCTTAAGTACTCTTCATATGAATTTAACTCCACAGGGATGGGAACAGAACTTGAGATTCCTTCTAAATTATGATACACTCCATCTGCTCCTTTTAGGTAATAAATATTTCCAAATTCTAGAGCCAATGGATCTACAACTTCTTTGTTGTCAATTTCCTGCAAATGTGTTAAAATTTCTGGTCTTGTAATTAAATCAAGACTATTATATTTTCTCCCAGACTCGTCTTCAAAGATCATAAGAATATCATAAGAAGGAACCATAACATCTGCAGAACCAGCATATTTACGTTTGATAAATCCATTAGTATAAATAACTACATCGGATGCAATCTTTCCCATTAAGTTTTCATCACTAAATGGAATTGCAATCCCAAGATCATCTAAACTAACTCCAGGATTAGCTTGAATCTTTTCATTAATCTGCTCCATTAATGCTTGAGCTAACCCAAGAACGTCCACATTATCCTTTAAGAAGGTCTTTACTAAACCTTTTCCAAAAATATCTACAAGTTTACTACGATTATCTATATTATTTACAAATTGCGCAGATGTAGATTTGATAAGATTAGCTAAAGAGGTATAAATTTCCTTAGTGATATTCTGTACTAAACCTTTCTGAGCCATAAAGGAAATTAGCTGGGTAGGTTCACTAACTTCAGCATCATCAACTGCGTGATCAGCATCAAGCTGGACAGCAGTATTGGAAATATCTAATCCTATAACATGTAATGGTAAAGATTTACCCCTAAATACACTATTACTTGTAATAGGTAACTGAGCTGATTTATTTGTAGATTCTGTTGGAAAATAATGAATCATTTTCTTCTTTAGAAATTGATCTACATCAGATTGGGATAATACAGAACCATCCACACTAGTTTTCACACCAATAGAATTTAACAGATTTAGAACTTGATGTTGAGAAGCTTCTGAGTAAACAAAGGTATCTCCTCCATATTCATCAGTAACAATTTCCCCAGAAAACTCTGCACCTAATAAGTTATAAACATCCCATAGATTGCTTAATACAACTGGTATATCTATTGTAGTTGTACCTTCGGCGAGATTTTCTAAATTATAAGTATAATTGTTATCTCCTTGTCATTTTAAGTTAGACACTTTAAATACTTGTAATCCCTTTCCTGGCTCATTAATTTGATAATATCCCATAATATTTGTTCTCTTACCATTAAAATTTTTGGTAATATCAAACCAACGTCCCCCATAAAAGAAATCAGCTAGAGTATAAGACTGTCTAAGCATTTCCTTTAACTTAAATCTTCCATGAATATTTTTTAATAGAAATGCATTAGAAATACCAAATGTTGCAGATTTATTTAAAGTGGCGACCCCCTTACCTTCAATCATAGAGTGTCCTAATGTTTTTCTAACAATACCTTCTACTTTATAGTCAACTGTAGAATTATCAGATAATCATAAAGTAGTAATAGGTGCAAATACAGCTCCATCCCATACATTCATTTCTTGCCCTGCAGATTTATTTAAATCCGCTACTGGGGAGTTGTAATCACTAATTGTTGCATAATTGGCCGTATTTGGCAAACCTGTTAGAATTCCTCTTTGGTATGCATGTCCTGTTGCACTTAAAGCAACCATACGTTTAGTTGAAGTAACATAAGACTGTTCGGTATTTTTTGTAAAATCATCAACAGTTAATTCTCCTATTGGTTTACTATATACAGCTAGATTTTTATACTTATGTGCAATAGTACTTCCTACAGTTAGCAAAATATAATTATAGGATAATAGAGCGTGTGTATAAAAATATTTTTTAACATCATCCTGAGTCATTCCAAATCTATTCTTGAATGCTTCCATGATGTCACCTGTTCTAAAAATTTCTCTACAGTCTTTTAAAAATAAATTATACTCATTTTCAAAGAAAGAATCTGAGTTTGAAAAAGCTAAATAATATCCATATAGTAGTCTATTAAACTTAATACCAGAACCTTTAACTTTTTTATAATCAAATTCATTAGAAATTACATAGTTAGTATAATTTTTTGCATTATATTCATCAACTAAATTGTTTAAATCATCTTCAGTTACTCCTTTCAATGCAAAATCAATATTGTTTATTCTATCTATATAATTATCAGAAGGAGTTATCTTAAGAATCCTTTCAAACAAACTTAAAGAATTCTCTAAGTATTTTGTTTGAATTTCTAGACCTCCAGTTCTAAAGAAATCTGCAATCTCTTTTCAAGAAGCTTGTGCAATACTTTTATTCCTACCTTCTCCTAACCCTTCAATAGCTTTAGTAGTATCAAATACTTGATACATAATAGATTTCTTATCAGAAGGAGTAATTCCCTCAATAAGAATCTCTCCATTATCCTTCATAGATCTATTATAATCCCAACCAATTGCAACTTGCAACTGTTCAGCATCAGTAAAATCCTCTGCTAATCTAAATTTCTTCTTAATTTTAGAAAAAGCATCTAGATGAAGTCGACTTTCTTTATATAAAGTTGGGTTTTTATATAAGAAAGATAGCATTAATGGTGATTCAGAACCAGTTGGGGAATTTTCTATTCTATTTTGCAGATTTGCTAAATGTTGATAGAATGTATTGGATAAATTAGCTAAACGATAATTAGGAACTTTATTTCCATCACTTCGGGAAGTAATACTTTTTATAACCTCAGGATTCTTATCCAGATAATATTTAGCTAAAGCCACTAAATTTGCATCATCTCCATTAATTTTGGCCCCTGTAGTTATTCTAGTAATTAAAGTAATAATGTCGTTTAATGGTAGATCCTGATTTTTAAATTGAAGAAAATCAAATCCTGTTAAATTTTTAAAATGATATAAAAGGGCTTCTGTTGTTAATTTTCCAATATCCTGCGGAAGTAATTTTTTACCATTTACTTTTGGAATGCCTTGTTTACTTATAACATAGTCAATGTTATTGGCCATTTGTAAAGAGACAACACCTTTATTTAGTACATCAGTGCTTGTCGTTCTATTTTCGTCCCAATTATATCTTTGATACGTTTGTTTAACATACTTTAGCATTCCTGCTAACATTGTATCAAGATAATTTATGCCATCAGATTTGATTATTTTAGAAAAGGATTTTTTATAGGCTTCCACTAAATTAATACTAACCTTTCCACTCTCTGCCCCAGTTGAATCAAAATATCTAGTTCTTATACTATAAAGAATTTTATCAACATTAGAGTTGATAGTTTCTAATGAATCTGTATAACTAATAATTTCATCAACCAATAATCTGGGATTTTCAATAATTTTTCTAAATCTAGTTCAATCACTCCTGGCAATATTATTTAATAGAGTATTAGAAGCCTCATAAAACATTGCCGCTGTCAGATTCTTTTTAGTTTGTCTGGCAGTTCTTCTTCCATTTTTTGATTGAAATACATCATATAAAGGAGTGCTTTCTATAAGTAATTTTAAAGAGCCTGAGGTATCATCATATGCAGATCTATCATCTTTTCTTTCTCATCCTGCGACATGATGGTGTCCATCATTAATCTCAAAATTTTCTTCAGTATAATTGTACCTAATATAATGATTACTAATTTCAGGGATTAATTCTCTATTATGTAATAACAGAATATACTGATAGTACTCCCTTTTATCAATATTATTTAAATTCTCTTTAAATGCATCATTAATCCTATTACCATACGTTGCAAAGGTATCCCCAAAGGTATCACTTAAATCACATAAGAGTACTTCTAATGATTTTTGTAATTTTTCTTTACTATCAATTACTTCATACTCTCCAGTAGCATCATTAAAAATATTTAAGATTAATGAATCACCTACTCTTCTTGCAGCATACTGCATAAAGTCTCTATATGAAGTAAAATCAAATTGAATTTTTCCATCAGGTGTATTATATGTAAAGTATCCCTTTATAGTTTTATTAATACTTCCTGCATCAACTAGATTTTTTAAACAATATCTTTTTACATGTTCGGACAATGCTTGTACGAAATCTGGTTCTACACTCATGCCATTCTCAGACAGCTGAGTTAATAATTTAGAATAGATATCTGAGTCGTTAAAAAACGACCCAGATGTATCTATATCTAAACTTTTTGCAACGTCAACGATTATTGATTTAATTGTGCAATCCATAAATTAACATTCTTCTCCTGCAGTTAATATATCTAAAAGTTCTTTAACACTACTTACTAATTGGTATTTGTTTTTCATCTTTTCAAAGATTGCAACATTTTTTCCATTATTCATGTAAGCATCCAGTTTTTCTGCAACATCCCTACTAAAAGTAAACGATTTTACTTGATTTCCAAGTTGAAGTTTATATGTTACAGGATTTCCTGATTCTATATTTTGTCGTGTTACAAAGATACCATTATTTTCCTGTCTTACAAAATGAACAAACGAATGAACATAATCATTATATTCATCTAATAAATCCATACACTCTTCAGTAAGGATATCCTCTTCTGGGTTAGATGGTTCCATTACTAAATTTTCTGCAGTATTATTAACCTGTTCCTTTACAGTTTCTACTGCCTCTTGTATTGGTTCAACTTTGGCTTCTTCAGTAACTTCTGTAAATACTGAGTTTAATCCTTGTTCATAGTCATAATATGACATTACGGACCATCCTCTTTCATATACAAAATTATTATCTGCAGTATAATTTAAATTAGTAGGAACATTATTAGTTCTATAAGTTTTATCAAAATCTGTTTGATGATAATTGGCAAAGATCTTAGAATACAATTTGAACATTGGCTCTGTATTTATACCCTCCAATAAACTTACAAAACCATCATAATCAGAATATATAGATTTATAAATATCCCAAACTTGATTAACTCTTAACTCAGTAATAGGGTCATTTCCTGCAAAGATTATTTCTGCAGATTTATCCTCATTTGAAAAATCTACTCTATTCGCAATATCTTGTAAATCTGAAATTGCAAGCTTAGAAATTCACTCTGGAAGAGGTTTTCCAGACTGTTTTAAAGCTATTAATCTTTGAGTCCATGCAGCAATATTTTTATAGAGCTTATTATGGGATTCCTTCGTTCCTATAATTCTAACATCCTCTTTGAATTTATCCTCCCAGTCAGCAGTTGGAGCATAGTTATAATATAGCTGAATTGGTTGTACAGAGATTCTAATTCGAGCTTTTCTTATAAATTGTTCCATAATAGCAGGAGACCATTCAGAATACTTTTTCATGTCTCTCACTAATTCTGTTAAAATTCTATAAGTTTGCTTTAAATCATTTATATATTGATTTATAGAATTATCCAAGGAGACTGCCTTATCGGTATAATTAGACCGCAGTTTAGCAAAAATAGTTACAGCACTTGCTGTAATCTTTGATACTTCTCTAACCTTTTCATTTCTCTGCTTAAAAGGATTTCCTTCAGAAGTATGAGAATCTCATATATCAGAAGCTACTTTGTACAAAGCATCTATTTCTGTATATAATTCAGAAATAGAATATTCTCCTCTTTTATCAGTTAATCATTCATCATTAACTCTAATAGGTTTAGTAGATTCAAAGAATGAGTATTCAAAATCTGGTGTCCCAGAGCTATAACGATAAGGAGTTCAATACCTTTGATTATCAAATTCCTTATTCATTGGATCAAAGAAAATAGGTGAGTCTGGAGTGTAAAAATTAAGCTTTTCTGAATCAAATCTATAGTAAGTTGTTTGATTCTGTTTTGCATCCAATTCTTGAATTGCATCCAGTAATTTAGTATCTCCAGCAACATTTATGCCTTTACCTACTGTTTCTGCATTAGGAAAGATTGCCAAAGTTACTTCCTTATCCCCATCTTTATAAACTAATCTTCTAAAGATTTTAGCTTTAGATAAATCTTTATTTGGATCAAAATTACCTACTCCCCAAGCATTATCAATACTAGAATCATAAGGAGATACTTTTATTAAAAATTCTCCTGTATCTTCTACACCGTAAAGATTATAATTTTCTGCTCCAGTTAACTTTAAATATAAATTATTTCTCAAGGCATTTAATTGAGTGGCTGCTATTTTGAAGGCCTCACTTCGAATATCGGCATCCTCAGTTAAAAATAAATTTATATCCTCAGTATCATTGCCTCTATGATATACTTGTTCTGAATCAACCATTCCTCCTAAACGATTAAAGAACGTATGTACTCTAAGCATAGATCTGATTAATGGGACTTCATTAACAGTTAACTGTTTTGTTGGTGCTATATCTTCATTTGGAGCTTCTGTTGGATTCTCAGTAGCGATATTTAATTCAGGAATTGATAATTTGCTTAGGCTTTCTTTTCTATATTCCTGATAAGTTTTAATAGACTCTTCGTTTATACCTATACTATAGACATCTTTCCACTCTTTTTGGGTTGTGGTAAATACAGATTGCTTTGAGCTCTTTAATAATCCATGAATTATAGTGGCATTTTTACCTCTAGTTAAAATTGTATAAACATCCTTTCTACTTGGAATCCCTAAAGGTCCATCCTGGAAATTTAAGTCTCCATTGATTAAGACATAATCAAACTCTTGACCCTGTACTGCTACTACTTCTGTTTTTAATACAACATTTTTTGGAGGAATTAACCCATTCTTCTTTATGTCATATAAAAGAATTGTACTGTCAGGATGAGCCTTTGCAAACTCATTTAATGCTTCTTGAGTTAATACTCCAGCATTATTCTTAATGCCAACAACATCAGACTCATTTTCTGCATATTGAAGTTCAAATGTAGTACTGTCTAAGTTATATGGGAATTTAATTAATCTTCCTGAGTTCCACTTTCCAATGTTTGTAGTAACTCTTTTAGATTCATATAGACTACTGCCAATAAAAGTTAGACATCGATCAAAAGAGTCTAGCTCTCCTTTTTCATTACTATATCCAGATTGTAAAATATCTCCAGTAGTGACAATTTTAAAATTAAGTTGTTTGGCTAATTCATCCAATAGTAGATACTGTTCACGAGATACATAGGTTCCCTCATCAATAATAATTGTTAAAAAATTATTTTGGAGTATTCCTCTTAAATCATCTGATACAGCTAGTCCGTAATCCTTACTATTAAACTTAACTTCAGCACCTTCAATGGTTGTATATTTCTTAAAGTCCTCTATAGTATAGTTAATTTGCTCTTGAGCATTATTATCTATAATTTTAACGCCATCTTCAAATAACTTGAACAAATTAGCTATTGTATATTTACTTGCTCTATCTGCATTTAGTTTTTCTAAGTTTGCCTCAGTAGGAGCAGAAAATAAATATTGAGAATTTTCTATTTTATTTTGAACTAATTGAATTAGTGGAAGTATAGCAACTGATTTACCAACTCCAGAACCCGCACAGAACCTAAACATATTCTCTAATACAGAATAAGATTGTGAATCCTTTGCTTTCTGCTGAACAACAGAAATAATTCTGCGAATTTCTACCTTATCTCCATTAAGATATTGAATAGCTTGTTTTACTAGAAACTCCTGAGAATAATAAGGGGCCTTTTCAAATTGTCCCTCTTCAATAACTTCTTTGTAAGGCTTGTAAAAAGTTGCAGGCTCGCTAATTAAGTTTGACATTAAATACCAGAAGTTTAATGCATCCATTGTATGAATATGATCAACATTCTGTTCTTTATTTAAACTTAAGTAAGCAGGTTCAGCAGAAAACTCAGGGAATAAATCACACAGTAAACCTATGAACGTATCCTTTTGTTCTGGAGTTAATCCTCTATAATAAGTAATTAAAGCAGCTTCATTATTAATTAGTGCCTGTTCAAATTTAATATCAGCTTCACTAATTGCATCCTTATCTAAATCATCAAGAACAATGTTATCTATGAATTCAAAGGTAGGTAGTTCTGGTAAAGAATTCTTTGTAAATATAGAATCCTTCTCATTTAATTGTTTATAAATATCAATCCTATCTTGTTTAATACTAACACTTAATTTTTGCTCTTTGATATTTTCGTTATTGGCGTTAGCATCACTAATAGCCTCAAGCCCTGCAATTTGAGATTGAACTAAACTGATTCTATTAGTTAGAGCTCGTTTAACTTTGTCACTAATAATTGGAAGTTCAAAAACTGGATTTTTATGACTTTTATTAAAATCATTAATAACCTCATTAATACTGGTTAAGTTATCAACACTTCTTGTAACTGAAGTTGCCCCTCTTAACAATGCCTCAACTTGGAATAATTGAGTATTTAGGTTATCTAGCTGCTGTCTAACTGGAGTTTCAAGAATATAAGTTTGCTTTCCACTTTCATACTTAATTAGTTCCTCATCAACTAATTTAGTGGAATTTAATCCAAGTTGTTTTAGTATATCTTCGATATTATCATTTCCAATATCTCTATATACATTATTAACAACATTATAGACATCTTTAGCCTTTTCTAAAGCTTCCTGCCAACGTTTTACATCTGGAGCAAGATCTTGATGTTCAGTTGCGTTAGTATCAATAAGGCCATTTATAAAGTCTGACACCATTCCAACTATTTTTGAAGATACACTTTCATTAGGATCCTCTGGAAGAAGAGAATTAACCCTTTCTTCAGTTGGCTGACCTTCATCATCAAGAATTACAACAGGATTGCCCTTTTCATCTAAATCATAAGCAGATTCTACAGCCTCTTCAAACTCAAATACATCGAATAAATTATAACTCTCTGGAATAACATTATCTCCATTATAAACACTATAAAGATAATTAGCAAGACTTTTAATAATAGGGAGATTATTTCTTAGAGAAGAATGTCCCACTAAGCCATGGATAATTCCAACTAACTCATTATAGGACATAAATCCATTATTCCTATCTTTATAAATAAGCCTTCCAGATGAGGGATCCATTTCTAATTTATCTGCTAAATTTGCAAGCTTTTCATCAAGAATTTCCCCCTCTCTATTTTTAAGATTATCTGCTATTAATTCAGACATCCTTCTATATAATTGGTATGAAGTGAATGAATCTATTTCTGACTGTTTAGATTCGACGTAATTAGCATATTTTTCGTCGACATAAGCTTTAAGAGTATCATTTAACTTAGAATAGTCATAATTAAATACCTGTTTAGCATAGTTTTCTACATTAGGTGAATAAAAAAGCCCAAACACACTTGGAGTATAAGACGCCATCATTCTTCCAAAGTAGATTTCATTTCCTCCGCTTACTAGTTGATGAATTTGATCTTTATAATAATCAAATTGAGCTTGCGCTGCTTTTATAATTTGAGGATCCGTTTTTTCATCCTTTTGTAATCTGAATAACTCCGAGGAAACATCATTCAATTGTAATTGAAGTTTTGTCAGATCATCTGCCATTAGATCAAGAAGCTTTCCATCATCCCCCGCCTGCTGAGAAATTTGTAATGCAGTTAAACTTCTATAAATTGGCACATTAGCTAAATCATCTTTAGAATATTTAATACCCTCTTGTTCCAAGAATAGATCTAACGTATTTATGTGATTTATAAAGGAATCTATTAAATACGAATTTTGTGTCTTTGACTTATCCGAAGCTGGGAGATATGAACCGTCTTCTGCTCTTTCATCATATGATAATGTATTACTTCCTAGAGCCTTTCCTTTAAAAGATTGTGCTATTTTTATTATTTCATCTTTCTGACCAGCATTAACTTTTTGAAGAATTGCCCTTGCCATTTCTGGACGTTTTGATAGAGCTGAGCTTCAGTCTGCACTTCCACCTCTAGTTCTCCACCAATTTTCTAATCCAAAAACAGTACCACCAATACCACCACCAATAAAACTAACTAAATATCGCTGAATAGGATCAGAGGCGGCATAATCAAAGTGACCTTGAGTTTCATAGCCCAGTTCCTTTCTAATAGCATTTAATCCATTACCAAGAACTCCTTGAGCAAAGTCTGTCATTAGTTCTTCCATAACTTCTTCAGTTGCTTCAGATACAGTACTGGTTAAAATTCCCCTTCTTCCACCATATACAACTGAGGTTCAAAGATCATTTATAGTTTTTGTGAAAGATTTAAACTTTCCTACAAAACCTCCTTTTACTCCTGCCTGAGTAAGTTCAGTCTTACCTCTATCTTTAAGATAGTTGTAGACTAGCTCTCTCAGTGCCATCCTTTCTTCATTTAGATCAACTCCAGTTAATAAGTAATGTTTAAAGTAATCAAACTGAAACAAAGTATGGAACCCAGTATATACAGCAGTTGAAATTACAGAAGCAGTTTGTCTATCAAACCCGTTTTGAATTGCGTCTCCATAAGTTTGGGCGGCTGCAGTAGTTACTAAGTAAGCTCTTGCAATTGCAGTACTAGCTTTTTGATATTTATTATAAGCATCATAAGCAGCTTTATATTCAGGCATGGATTCAATAATAGTTTTTACTTTAGCAGGAATCTGCCCTTTTTTAAGCATTTCTTTAGTAAAAACCAGTTCCCCTTTTGAAATAAGCCCTTTTTCAACAGCTTTGTCAAGAACAGTTCCTTGTAGAGCTGCAACACCTGCTTCTAATCTTCTATCCATTCCTAGCATTTTAGGAATATTTGCAACTCATCGTTGCTGGAATAGCTGTTGTGCAGAAGTAGAAGCAAATTGACATATGTTATCAAAGGAGAAAGAATGTACTTGGTTATATTCAGAAGGGGTACTATTAAATTTTTGCATAAACCCTTCAAATTTATTTAAAGCAGAAGAAGGGCGATATTCTGAATCTAATAATCCTCCAAATGTTTTAATAAGAGCAGGCATAGATTCACTTAAGTACATGGCTGCAGTCATTCCCGCTCAGTACTCTCCTACTCCAGGAATTAAATAAGGGGCCATTACAGCCAATGTTCTTGCTACTGACCTAACTGGATTAACCTCTATGCTATCAGTATCAAAAATATCTACTTTATTCCATACACTTCCATCTGTTGTTAATACATCCAGAACACCTAGAACTTGCTTTCCATAATATTCCCTTCCATTTAAAGTTTCATAATAAAACTTTCCATCAGAATCATATTTGTAATCACCTTTTGAATGCTTAACAATGTTTCCATCAATATCTGTATGCTCTCCATCCTCATCTCATTGGGCTAATACTAAAGTATCACTAGTCAAAACTCCTAATGCACCAAGATCATTTGGGGTTTTATCCGACCAAGTTCCACTTTCAGTATCAAAGTATTTATTTTTTTGTGCAAGTTCTGCAATACTTAAAGCTCTTGGTCCCTCAGTTCCCTCATGGAAATATGAAGTAGTTTCAAAAGGATTGGATACCTTTTTAATTTCAAAAGTAGGCCCCTTTTTGATATTACTTTTGGCATCTCTGTTTATGTCAAAAGCATCATATTCATAACTATCTTTTAACCACTTTTCTGTGTCTAAAGTTGAAAAACTAGTATAATCCTGTAGTGCTTTTGCATAAAATTGATCAAATAAAGCTTCATTAAATTTTCCACTATCATCTTTGAAAAACTCTTTTACCTTATCGGATTGAAGATAGTCCTCTTTTGGACGAATACTTGTATTTAAAGAGTTTATACCGTCTGCTGCTAATTTGTCAATTGTAACATCTGTATTTAACAGATTTATAGCAACCCAATCATTTTGTTTAATGTTATTATCCATACTTTTTATAAATCTCCAAATGAGGTTTGTAGCTTAGTTTGCCTTGGATTATATGCCCCATTATTATATCGTGGATCAACATAAGCTTCCTGCATCATTTGATACTCCGAACCAGTTCTTTTATCAGTTCTAGCTCGTTCATCAGATACTGCTTGAGAGGCTTGATTAACATATAAAGGAATAAATACAGTTCCGCTTAAAATTCCTCTATTCCAAATCCAACCATAATTAATCTTAACCTTATTTTTCTTTTCTCTGCCTTGATTAGCATAATTTACATCATTCATAAACTTATCCCTACCTTGACCTGTAAGCCTATCAATAGTAGGGTTATCAGATGAATATCCTGCAACTGCTCCTTCATCTTCTGACATTTTAGCATGTACAGCAAGGAATCGTCCAGTCATTAAATTTCCATCTTGATCTAGATTATTATCCAGAGCATATTTCTTATAAATTTCAAAAATTTCTCTAGGATCAGTTACTTTATTTTTGGCTATTTCATCAACTGCCATTTGGTAACGATTTATAGCTCCAAAATCAGGCTTTCCATTATAGTCAACTGGAACATCTATAGTTTCGACACCATCAGAAGCATCAACTAAGACTTCTCTAGCTTTGTTAGGATCTATATATAAAGTATCTTGACTATCTCCAACAACACTTCCATTAGTTCCCTTTGCATTATACATACCTCCAAAGTATAATTTATCTCTATCCATAGCTACTCCATTTTTCGCAAGGTCATTAAAGACCTCATCTAATGTAGCTATACCAGTTACTATTTCATTATCTTTATCTCTTAGAGGATTGTGCTTAACTTCTACTATAAAATCTGCAATTCCATCCCGAGTTCTAACTCTACGAGTTCTACTAGCACCAAAGCCACTAATAAGACTTTGTCCATAACCTTCTTTATCTCCTGGACCTGAACCTTCTCCTGAACCACTTTTACTACCTTTTCCTAGTGGATCTTTAACATATCCTACTTTTCTTGAAGTGTCTGTATGTTCAAATAGTGCAGCTTTTAGAATACTTGTAACATCTTCCATACTCTCTGGGTTTAGCCCCTCAGCAGCTGTAGTTGCACGTAATACATGTTTAGCATTATTATTTAAATTCTTATAAAGGTATATAATAGCTGCATTTATATCCTGAGCAGCTTTTGAATCTGAACCCTCTATTTCATAAAGTCCATCAGGACCTAAACTCATCAACGCTTCTAACCCCCTTTGAACTTGGCCTCCAGCTTTAATGGTATAACCTTTTTGGGAAGTGGTTCCAAATTTCTTAATAGTACCTATTACTTGGTCCATAATAGTTTTCATTCCTATTGAATTTGATAAATCATGTAGGATAGATTCATCAAATTTTAAATTAGGATCTCTTTCCCTTAGATGTATTAGTTCTGCGTTAGTTAAAACTTGATATTCTTCTGGATTCTTACTATAATCTGTTGGAGTTACCTTTTTTACTGATTCCCCATCATATACATATAAATTTCCATCATTGGAAATAGCAACATCAGAACCAGTATTTTCTACTTTAATTCTATCTGTTGCATTTTTATATAGTGCATTATTATGTTGTAATCTATTTGCTAATGATCTGAGTCTGATTAATTGACTCATTGTATTTGTCTTTTTTCCAGAGAAGATATTAGTTGAATCTTGCAAGAAAGATTGTGCTTGGCTTAGAAAATAATCAACATCAGTAGGAATTCCATTCTCTTCTAATACTTTAATGATCTCTTGTTCTATTAGTTTATCGTCTTTCTTTTCAGAAGAAGGAGAAGTCGCAGGTTCTCCCTGCGACTGTCCCATTACTTCTCTTGAAATTGGAGTATATGAAGCTCCATATTGATATTTTTGAATTTTCATTACGAAAGCATTTTTAATAATAACTTTATTAAATTATCATCCATTTTCTGAACAGCTTTTCTATAATCCTTTGCTTTATCTAAGATTGTCTGCTCATCAAAATCACGATATCGCTGAGTTTTAGTTATAGTTCCTCCTTTTTTCTTAATTACAGGAATTGTTCTATAAAAAGAAGGATTTCTATAGTAATTTCCTATTGTACTTTGAGGCATGTCAATAGTTCTACGTCTTCCAGTGAATCTACTACGACTATTCAAATAACTATTTAACTGAGATCTCATCATTATGTCATTTTGAAGATTTTGAATAGAGCCAGAGTAATAGTTCTCTAAGAATTTTTGACGTCCTGCCTCAGAGTCACCATAATCAGACTTCCAGTTTGGATTGGTAAGTTGCTCATTCTCCCAAGCCTTTTGAGCTTCTGCAGAATTAAATAACTCTAAATACGTTTTTTGAGCATTCTGCTGTAAAGCAATGTTATCCCTAACTGTAGCAGCCAATTGTTCATCCTGCTGGTCTCTTACTAAATCCATTCTCTTTTGATCAATGAAAGGATTTATAATCTGGTTCCAAGCTGTAAATTGTTTAGCTGCTTTGTTTTGAGCTAACATATTTTCCATTTGGCCAAGAACTGCCTTATTGTAATCTGCTATTTGAGTACGTTGATTAGCATATTCTCTTCTTGCAGCAAGGTCCTTATCATTAAATTCACTAATAGTTTGAGATAATCTAGTATCTCTTTCATTAGCCAATTGATCAGCTTGTTGATCTCTCATAAGTCTTTCAGCCATTACCTGATTAGGATCGCTTGTGACAGTTTTAAACTGGCGAATATCCTTTATTCTATCCCCATACATACGAGCAAGTCCCATATCTGTGTATGGAGCATAGATTTCTGTTGGCATAGATCTTAATTGCCCTTGAGCTGCTGCTCTGATTCCTCTTGCTAACTCGCGTCTCTGACGAGCATTTGAAATTAATCCTCCTGCTAATGAACCTAAATCTAATAAATTTTTAGGATTAAACGAAAAGCCTCTTCCATCAGAAGCACTTCCAGTAGAAACTACGTTATTAGATGCAGTGTTATTAGAAGATTCAGGCTTTGATACCTCCTCTTTAAGACTGGAGGTACTAATATTTCTATATGGATTTTTTAAATCTAAATAGGCATTTTCTCTCTGAGTCCTATTATACTGAACATTAAGAGGGACTTGATTTTCTATTGGCTTGAACTGATTCCTTCCTAAGAAAAGTTGAGGAGATGAAGAAGCTTTAAACATCGTTTTTGGATCAATTCCTGTTATTTTCTCTGCCATTAATCTCTGTCTTGCCTCTTTTTGTGCTTGCCATGGTGTGATTACTCCTGTTTCCCATGCTGATACTATAACAGGCTCTGCATCAAAAGAACCATAAACCCCTTGATTATCCATAGATTTACCAAAGAATTTTGATCCACCTTGAGCTTTAAGAATTTTGCCCCCTTTTTTATATAAACTCTGAGGTCTATAAACCATTCCTCCATCATTAGGTAATTGTACTCAAGAACCTGCAGTTTTTGGTAACATTAATCTAGGTTTGGCGGTGCGAATTTTAATAGGCTTAGCTGGAATAGGATTAGGAAACCAGTAGGGATTAAAGTAAGCTTGATCTCCATTAATAAGTTCTCCTGTAGTTCTATAACCTCTTTCAAAGATATTAAGACCCCTAACACTAGGAGCATCAAATTCTTTTCTAAAATCAGCTCTATTTTCTAATCTTTCAACTACATTTCCAAATTCTCTATTTTGAGCTCCTCTCATCCAACTACGACCAAATCTGTTTTGTAAGAACCAAGGAAGTTCATCTTCAGTTCTGGCTCTTAATTCTTTTCTATCCCCCGTTAATCTATCAGTAATAGAAGAGTTTAGATTCTTTGTTGCCGTCTTAATCTTAGACAGTCCTTCCTGATAAAGCTTGTTCTTTGGTAGATTAGATAGTACATCAGCATCCTTTAAAGCATCTTCATAATTAATATTACCAGTTTTTGCATCATACCAAGCCTTTCCCTTAAATTGACCTGGATTTTGTGAAACAGCATCATTTAATGCTCTTTTTTGAATATCTATTAATTTTTCAGGAGTAGCTTTTCCAGAAATATCTGCTGTTCTTCCAGTTTTCTTATATCCTACTGTTCTATCTAAAGCTCTCTTTCCACCTATTAATCCTTGAACACCCATTAATATATTTCTATAATCATCAAGAGTCCATTCTCCTTCTTTATTAATAGAGTTTAGAGCTGCTGATAGACCTAAAGCAGAGAATCCTGCTGTTAGTAGTGGTTTAATTCGTTTAATTATCCTAGCGGTTTTAGCTGCTTTTCCAGCTATTCCAACACCTGGTAGGAATGAAACAACATCTAGTCCAAGCCCCAAAGCTGCATTTCCTAAATCACCTAAATCAAAACCATCTCTTTTAACATCAGAAATAAACTGAGTTGCAGTAGAGCCTACTCCCAAAGCTGCTGCTACAGGATTTCCTCCAGTTGGTATAGCAGCTACTAGTGCTCCTAAATCAGCTGCTAATGCTCCAAGTTGTCATTTATCAGCAGCAGTTAAATCTCCACTTTTTATTTGAGATGTAGTCGCAGCCTTTTTTTCATCACGAGTCTCTACCTTTGGGGTTGTTTTCTCAGTATCCTTAGAAATCCAATTAATTAATCCTCCAGTTTGTTGTTTTGGAACTTGACGATTGTAATGAATGGCTGGAACTCTTTTCCCAGCGTATTCATCATTAAAAAATCCTGTATTCAACCATCTGCTAAATCTAGACCATTCTCTATGCTTAATAGCATTTATTTCATCCGCACTTAAATAATTATCATTAAGTAGAGATTTGAATCAGTTTCTATTAAATGGATGTAATTTCTTACTTTCAGTATCATAAAAGAATCCTTGATTCTCATCCTCTGGATTATACGCAAAACTATATCTTCCAGAAGGATCAAAATCATCCCAAATATAACCACCTAAAATTTTATCTGTTGGATCAATTCTTGAATAAAAAGCATTCCCTGTAGCTTCTCCATTATATCCTGCAGCCCTAATATATTTAGAAATATCAACAACATTCCCATTCTCATCTAACCCTATAGAAGGGATAGAAGTAGGTACTCCGAACTCATTTCTAGGAGTATTATTATCAATAATATCCATTACTGTAACTCCTTGAGGAAGATTCTCATATAAAGGTGATGTGTAAGTATATAATACATTATCATCATTTTTATATGTTTTATTGAAGTATGGATTATATTGAAGTTGTGAATTATATCTCTTAAAAGGATTATTCGTTCACAATACTTGCCACTGTCCATTCTTAACAGGATCAAATAAATTTTGACGCATCTTATTAAAAATGTCAACATTCGGAGAATTTAAAATTTGATTAATTTCTGATTCTGGATTAGCTCACTCATTTTTACTATATAACCTGCCATTATAAAGGATATAGTCTTTGAATCTTTTTAATTCTGGGTGAATATTAACAAAGTTTTCTCCGAAATATGCATTTCTTCAATCCTTTCCGTAACCTTCTAGTCCAAATCCTTCAGTTAATAGTTCTCCTTTTGGCCCATAGGAAATTTTAAATTGATTTCTAAAATCAGTAGTAAAGTTATTATCTTTATCCCATTTATCCTGATTTGACTGAGCACCGCCTTCTTCAGAGGTTTTTGAAGTATTAGTTTTATCAAGAATACCTAATTTAGATAATGTATTAATATCACTATCTGTAATACTTCCATCTTTAATTCTCTGATATAAACCATCCCAATCTGTGTATTCTTTAACGAACCTTGAATACACATCTTTAGTTTGATTATTATACCCTTTCCAGTCTACAATATTTTCCTCTTTTTCAAGATTTCTTAAAAAGTCTAATCTATCAAAAATGCTTGTATTATCAGTGTCAGTATTATATATTCTTCTCCCGTTATCATCAAGTACTAAGTTTCCATCCTTATCTCTTTTATATGAAAGAAATAATTTTCTAGAAACATCGACACTTTTATTTTTATTCGCTTGTGGAGTAACTTGGTTATAATTAAACCCACGTAAAGCGTTTGTTGCACTTTTAACTTGATTTACTCTTCCATTAAAAGTACTATCTAATGCTTCTCCAGTTTTTGAGGTACGTCTTGCAGCACGTCTTCTTTGGCGGGCATTCATGTTGTCAAACGTTACATCTCCTCTTAACTCGTTAGTATTAGAATCATATGATAAATCGGCACCAGATCTAAGAGCATTAACAATAGCTCCATAATCAGCTCTAGCTCTATCATCTGTGATTGAACTACCGTGTGCCGCCATAGCCTGTAGAAAGTCGTCGTCAACTTGATATGTCACACCATCCTTAGTAAAGTTGCCGTATTTTTTTACAGCTCCTCCACCCTGGAGTTTTTGTATATTTACCTGTGCCATTTTATCAATGTATTATACTTAAAAAGGGAGATTGACTACTTACAATCTCCCTTCTATCTCTATTAATCATTAGTTAGATTTATTTCTTCTTAATGATATTTAAGTCTCCGCCTTTCTCTTTCTTTCCACATTTCTTACGTCCAGCGATTTTTCCGCCTTTCTTAAAGACGGGTTCTCCTTCTGGAGCTTGTCCTACTGGAGCTTGTCCGCCTCCCATAGCTTGCTGAATTAAGGCAACAAAGCCTTCACATACTTGCATAGCCATCTGGCAGTCCTGTCCCTGTAAAGCTTGCATAGCCATTTCTGCTAACATCTGAATAGGATCTTGCTCACTACCTGCAGGAGCACCAGCGGGAGCAGCTGTAGGAGCGGCTCCACCTTCTTGGAATTTCTTAATATAAGCCATATTACTTATTGTTATTTTATTAATATAATTTAGTTTTTACTCTTTATAAGACATATTGTCATATACTCTTTTTACTTCCCAAAATTACATATATTATTTAAATAATCCAAATAATTTAAATTTAATTTGGAGATTCTACATATTCTGGTTCACGGCTATCCTGTTTAGATAATATTCCAAACATGTATTTGCCCAACTTCTTATAGTCTGCGTCTTTTTTAGATTTACTAGCTTTCTTAGCTTTACGGATTAGTTCTCGTGTCTCTTTTCTACTAACAATGCGCTCTCCTCCAACTAAATCCATTTGAGGTTTTCCATCAGATCCAAGAATGTACATTTTATCAATATCCTCTTCACTAATATCCTCTTCATCATCCTCAAAATCTAAGTCATCTCCAATCTGAATACCAGAATTAGCATTAACTTCAAGTACATACTTAGTTCTCCCATCTTCTTCATCAGGAGTAGAGGTAATTAAGTCAGAACTGTGAGCTTTACCTAATACAACATTATAAACTTCATCATCTTGATCTATGAAGACTAGATCAATATCGAATTCCATTTCCTCTGTATTAAATACAACCTGACCCTGATCTTCAGGCATAACAAATAGCATACCTTCATCATCATCCATAGATTCTACATTAGATAGACCTTGAGTTCTTTCCTCTTCTGTTTCTGCAACTAAGACTTTATATTTCTTATCTGCTATTTCAATTATTATCTCTTTCATTATTTTGCTGCTTTGTTAAAAATTTCAATAATATCTAAATTTGGTTGCATACCTCCAAATAAATTTTCTTTGCTACGATTTGAAGTTAATCGATCTAAAAGAATATTAGTTGCTTCTTTAGCTCTTTCTTCTAATTTAGGATATAGTGCTTTTTGCTCAAATTTAGGAAGGCTGCTAAATTTTTCGAATCCATGAGATAATGTTGGAGAACTACTTCAATGCCGTTCATGTACATTTGGATCAATTCTAAATTGTATATCTGGACTTAATTTGAATAAGTTATTTCTTGATTTTAACACAAAGTTAGGATCATAATATATATTACTAGAATTTTTAGTTAACTCTTGCAATTCAGCAATATTAGAAGTATCATCAATAATCTGAGGATTTATATGAGTTTTAATTTTATTTCCTCTAAGTCTTTGTATTCTTTCTAATCATTTATACCCGTTCTTAGTAGGTAATACTGCCTCCTTACTGATTATATTATCTCATTCTAATGCAGGATTTTTTGAATTATTTATAGAAATTAATTTTGCCTGTAACCCATTTTTTAAGCTATTTTCATAAATATTAGAATCTGTAGTAATAACTTTAGCTGTTCTTGGTAATTTAAATTTACCATCTAAAGATAGAAAAAACGTATCCATTGGTTCTATTGAACTAGGATATATATTAGCTTTTTCTGCATCTTTAAATGGCAAGATAACTGTAGTAGTATTATCAGTTCAGTCTCCTCATGAATGCGGTCTAACACTGACTCCTGTTGTAAAGTGTGTTGTATTAGGTATACTAGAAGTTGTAGGTAAATTTGGTCCATCATTAAAATCAATATAATTTGTTCTATGTATCAAGCTCATGTTTCTTGCATTATTTATTGCTTTAGCTGTATTAATAGATCTTCTCACTAAATTAATTCCACCTCCAATATCTAACATATCTCCGATTCCTGATAAAATCGCTTTTCTATAATTTCCCGCCTTAGCTTCTCTATAAGTTTTCTGCACACCGTTATTACTAATTGAGTTTCTAACCCCATCAGCAGTTAATCCAACATCAACTCCTGTTCGAATTCATTTAGGTAATTGACTATATAATCAAGATGCACCTTTTCCTGCTGCTGAAATAGATGGAGCAGCTAAAGCACCTGCTCCTATCACTGCAGGAATATACATAGCCTTATTTAATCCTTCATATCCTCGTCTCTGCCTAGCCGCATCCTCTCCTACTTTTCCTAACAACTCTCTAGCTTCTTCATTCCCCCTATTTGCAGAAGATGTTAATGTAGAAATGTGTTCTCTATATTTACTAGGATTAGTTTCTTTTAAATCGTTAATTCTTGTCTCTAAAGATGTAGTTGGCTTTGGAGGAGTATACAGCTCTGGATTTTTATTGATATTATCCAGAGCTGTAACAACTTGTGATCTTATATCTAATGGCATATTACTCTATACTTTTAATTAAACCACTTCTATCATCAGTATTTTTCAATAATTCATAACAGATAAGTTTACCAGCCTCTATAGCAACATCATCAGACGAATCTTCTTGATATTGTTTATATAGACTCTCTAATTTATCGGTAAACTCTTTACGAAAGATAACTTCTTCCTTTTCAATTTCTGCTTGCTGAATTACTCCTCCTTCTCCCTGAGCAACAACTGGAATACCTTTGCTGGTAATTTGTCCTTCTAATTCAGGATTTACTTTTTCTAGATTGTGTTTCCTAGCATGTAAAGCTCCTTCTGGTATTAGATTCATTTTTCCTCCAAGTTGAAACTTCTGAGGATCTTCTGTAGGTTTAACTTTTCAGGAATTAATAAGACTTCTAGCCGTATCTAATTCTGGAAATTTCATTCCTTTTTTAGATAATAGTAATTGTGGAGTGTATCCAGCATATTTATTTTGATTTTGTGATAAATAAGTATCACCAGCACTATTAGATTTTCTAAGTTTACTTTCTAAACTAATATCAGTTATTAGATTATTAACTCTATTTTGCTCTCTAATAAACTTATTAGCTTTACCAGTTCCTAACATTCTCTTACCACTTAATGCTTGAGCGGCATTAATATCTGCAACTGATCCTCCATAGGCATTTGTCATTTGATCAATTTCTGCAGATTTATAAGACTTCGCAGTTCTACCTCCAAACATACCCACAAGCATGGATACACCAGGAAGACTATTAATAAAACCTTGAGTGGCAGCTTTACCACCAATACCTGCTCTTTTTGCAGCGTCTGCATCAATATTATCTAAATTTAATCCTGTTGCAGAACCGATTGCATCTACTACTCCTGAAGCAGCTCCAATAATAGCTCCAATAGGGCCCGCAGAGCTGATTGCACTGCGGATGCCCTCTCTTGTTGAAGCTTGTTCTTGAGTTAGTCCTGAAGTAGATAATCCTCCAAGCATGGAACTTGCTGCCCCTAAACCTGCTTGTAATCCTCCAGACATTCCCATTTTATTACCAGTAGATGCAACATTAGCTGCACTCTTGGCATTTTTTTGAGCTGCTTTAGTAAATTCTTTAGATGGTCCTGGAGCCCCTAGTTTCATTTTATTCATATCATCTAAGGGGCTTTTGGAAGTTCCAAAAGGGTTAAATCCTGTAGGTATAATTGAGCCTGATGACGCTTTTACTATTTTATTATGCATAACTTAACCGTAATAATGATTGAATAGCATTAATTACTACTAGTTTCTCACCAGTATATTTAATCCTAATTTTAATCCATTTGTCTCTGATTCGTGTACTTTTTAATCCAGTAGAACTGTCAGTACCTACAATTCTATCTTTATAATATATAGGAGTAATTGTAGTAAACCATCGATCTTCTTTGTATTCAATATTACCAAGTCTTCTGCCATAAGTTTTTATATTTTTAATTGGCTGTTTAACTTTTAGTATATACTGATTCAGAACATGGTCTTTCTCAATTTCTACCTGTTGCTTATCAAAAATTTGAGAGTATTTACCGTCCTTTGCAGTTGCCTTTTCTAAATCTAATTTCTTCTTAGCATACCCTACACTATCGAAATTTCCATCAATATCCCAAAATTTATCTGAATTAGCATGCTCTGATTTATAAAGACCTGCTTTATTAAAATCATACACATCTCCGATAATTTCAAATTCCAAAGTTTCTGGTTCTACATTATTAGAAATCATAACAAGATTATCAAAGATCTTATGAACTCCAGCTGGAGTATTTACAACAAATTCAAACTCAAAAGGCTCTTGTTTATTGTACCATTTAGTTGGAAGGATTTCATTATCAGGATTTCCATCAAAGTAATTAATCTCATTAAAGATGCCTGCTCTGCCATGAACATAAAAACCATTTCTTAAAAGCTTTTCATAAGCTTCTTGAGATTCCTTAGGAAGTTCAGTAATATCTCGTATTAGTACTATAGATTCCTCTATTGTATTACTTAGAGCTTTAACTTTATTTTCCCCATCCTGTTCTGAAATATTTTCCTCATTTACATAAGGATTATCAGTATTTTCTAGTTCTGTATTAATAAATGGAGTAACCTCAAAATTAATTTTTAAATATAATAATTTATCAACTTCTTCAAAACTATTTACTATAAGCTTAAGATTTTTTCCATCCTGAGTTATTCCTATTTTCTTCTGACTGAAATCCTGGTCATAATCTCCAACTAAATACTGTGAGAAACTTAAATCCTGAGCATTACTAATTTTGCATTTAATGTCATATTTAGGGTCTTCTGGTTTATCTGTGAATCTAACTGTATGTTCCACATCGTTTTCATCTAAAACAGATGAAGTAATAGATGTAATTCTAACATTAAATTTATCAAAGAATTCATAACCTTTCATTACAATAGTTCTTGTAATGTCACCATACTCCCAAAGATTTCCACAAGTTCTATTAAAGCCCGCTCTATCTTCAATATGAGGGCCAGATTCAGTATTTATGTTATCATAAATAATACCATAAATAGAAGCCCTTTTTCTATCTAAAGATAAGAAGATATTATTAATATTCTCAGAAGCAAGAGGAGTTCAACTATACTTAGTTATCCATTTTTCAAGTCTCTCATTGTAGCATAAATTCCAAACTTTATCCCCATTATAGAAAGTAAACATAACATCACCTTTATAATTGTTAAAGTGTGTTTTTACATTCTTTAAAGAGATAATAGGATACTTATCGCTTTCTTGTAAAATAATATTGTCATGTAAGAATCTTTGAACAGACATATCAGAAATTATCTGAAATCCATTTGCATTATATCTCCAAATCTTTTTAGCATAGGTATCTACACCATAAATTCCATTTGGAGTACGTATAATAGATTCTTGCCAAATACTTCCATAGTCTGGAGATATAGGAGTTACTTGATTTTGCAGTACTCCAGATCCATACATATGAATAGCTTGACCTGTACTTGTTGCAATTAATGCTTTTTCATTAATAGGAATAATAGCACAACCATGTTCAAATACACAGAAAAGATTTGCACCTAATGAAAGTAATTTAACAATTGCTCCATATTGACGTTCAATATCCTTATATGATAATCCTTGGAATATTCTATATGCATTTCTAAAGTCATCTTCAATCTGTACATTACTAAACATAACTCTAGTATCAAAGATGTCTTTTACATAAGGAACATTTGGCTGAGTAAAGTATTTCTTAAATGGTAATGAAGTTGAGTATCCTGCATTTAGCAATTGTGATTCAGGAATCTTATTTACTGGAGCAACAGTCATTCCTTGTAAAGGATAAAAGCTTCTTGCATTTCCCATCAAAGCCATTTCCTCTACATTTTGTCTATTTTCTGAACGCAATCCAAGATTATAATTAGAAAGACATTTATATGTAAACCACTGCCCCATAGGAACAGTATTAATATCAGCTCTATTGATATCCTTCCAATCTTCAGTAGATGTTTGACTATATCCCTTATAGCCATCTTTCCATGTATTTGGATTAACAATCATATCATTAGTAGGAACCTCAGAATCAATAAAGTTAGTGTTGATTCTGATTGTTACTGTAGCTGTGAAACAATCCCCTCTGAATACTGTTGGAACTACTTGGGCAAATAGTTTGTCAGTAATGTTATACGAAGTTACAGTTTTTATATCATCAACTATTTCTTCTTTAGTAGAATAATCATCATCAATATGTTCTTCACAGTATTCTGTAATTTTAGATTTTTCTACCCATTTATTTTCTTCAAGTTGATAAGTTGTTATATACTTTTCTACTCAATGTATTTCTACTACTTCTTTAGTTTCAGAATCTAATACTGTTTTTGGTTTTAGCTCTTTATCACTAATCTCATATCTTGGACTAATTGCCATAAATGGGGATAAATCGTTTCCTCTAATCTTGAAATACTGCGTTTCATATGCTTGAGAGTAATTATTTACTCGTATTGTGTAAATAGTATTATCCTTTAAATCCTGATTAGTTCCTACAAAAGGACAGTAAACCCCTCTAACAATGTTATTATTGTTTTTCTCATAGTTTTTGCTTGAGAAGAATCTAAAATCCTTTGCATCCTCTGAGGAACCTGCTCGTGTAGAAAAACCATAATTATCTACATATTTTAGAGGAATATCAGTTGGAATATAAATTAATTTACTTTGGGTATTAAGTATAGTTTTATTCCAGTTAGATTCTCCTTCAGGAACCCCTATTTGATAAGTTCTTTCAAATGAAGATGTATGAGCTAATTCAAAATCAAATTCTTTAGTAAGTAAGAATTCTGAGTTATCTAACATTGACTGAATTTGAGGATTAACCATAGCATCAACACAAAGTAACCCTGAAGATTGTTTAGAACCTGTTTTAATTATTCTATCTTTATAAGAAGTGGAAAGTACTCTTTTACTATTAATAAAAGACTCTGTAAAATACATTCCATCTTGATATTTTTCATCATTTAGTTTCTGATCAAATAACATTGGAATATATGATACTTTATCAACTCCTATAGAATACCCTTGAGCAATAACATTAGGAATTCTCTTTTGTCTAACAAAGAAAAATCCTTTTACTTTATATTTAGATAATTCTGCAATTAAATCAGAATTTAATGTGAACTTAAGACCAATAGGTTCTGTAGTTTTCGCTATATGGTTTTGAATGTTAATCCTTGGAAATTTAAATACGCCTTTAGTATTAGCTAAGAAACTACTTCCTGCTAAGAAGAAGTCCTCTTTACTAATAACATTAACTTCTCCAGTGTCTCTATCTTTGTATAATGTTGTAAAACTATTATTAGAGTCCTCAGAAGTTCCATATTTAAAGTTAGTTAAATGATTCTTATCAGGATTAAATGCATCTTCATAATACTCGATAGTGAATTTACAGCCTCTTAAATTATAAACAGGAGAGATAGAATCATCTAAGAAAATATAAACAATTCCAAGTCTATATAATTCCTCTGGCCAATATCCTAAAGAATAGTATATAGAAACTGGATTATAGTATTCAATTTTTCCTACATTATCTAAATTAGTCTTTCTGGTATAAGAATCAGGTCTAACATATCCAATATCTTTACCTTTAACACATTCAGCTTCTATGAAGTAGGAGATATTTTGCAAATCATCATTAGCTACTACTGTCTGTTGAACATTTCCAAAGAAGAGCATATTTTGTACTTGAGCTTGAGTTTTTACTCCAGTACAAATATTATATTTTATATTTAACTCTTCTTCATTTATTGCTAATGTTTCTTCAAACCCATCTAAGGTTAGCAGTAGAGAAGAGCCCACAATTTTGTAAGGCTCTTTTACTTGAAAAGTCTCAGTTTTTAATATTCCATTTAAATCAGAATATTCTCGTCTTACATAAACAAATACTTTAGCAAATGAGGTATCAATATTATTAATCTGCAGATTAATAGCTTTATCTGTCCTTTCATCCTCTAATGTTCCAGATATAGAATATATTTTTTCTAAAGTCCCTTTAAATACACTAATTATTCCTGATTCAGCAACGACATCTGTTTTATTATAATCATTATCAGCTAACTTTAAATAAATAGTATAATTTCCTCCTTTTAATTGCCCATGATACGCAATATTTAAAAGTTCTATTTTAGGAATTTTGTTTATATTTCTAAATAATCTGGTCTGAGCATCCATCAAACCTTCTTTGTATAAGTTTGTTTGCTCAGTTTGGTTTCTAAGTATTCGTCTATACTTATTATCCTCAATCACAGAATATGTTGTGTTTATAATTCTGGGGGGATTCAAATCATCGTTAATAATTAAATTAACGGTACCATCATAAGAGGGCTGGCACTCTATATCCACTGGTTTATTTAAATCAAACTGAAGTTCATCAGTTTCGAAGTCTTCTATAACTCCTCCTTTAGTTAATTTATTATGTAGTGGATTATATTCATGTGCCAGATCCCCTTCTGATTTATATTTTTTAACGGTTAGTTTTATTTTCCCCATTATTTGTTATATTTAATTCACGTTTTTTAAATTCTGGCGAAGGTACTAATATACTACTAACATTATTTCATATAATGGCATTTCCCCAATCAATTCCTCTAACAAATCCACTTCTAGTTTCATTATTTTTTCTGCTAAACCAAACTGCTTCTGGAAAATTAGCATAATAGAAATTTCCTCTATCATTATTGTATTCAAACCTTAATGAGTTTCCTATAAATTTTACAAAATCAATATTTACTGTTGTGGATTCTAAATCACAATAAACTTTATTTTCTGAATAGTTTCGAGTTGCTAATCAATTATTTATCTCTTTTTGTAATAAAGCATTTAATTGTGAAATAAATGATGTAAAAGTTGTAGAGTACATTGGTGCATTAACTGCATCTATATATTGATAATTATTTGTTTTTGAAGAAATAGTAACATGTGCAAAAGTTCCATTACTCAAGTTTGTAGTACTATAAAACTTAGGATTTATATTTATACTAGAAAATAATTGATCTAAATTAAGATTAGAAAGATCCTTTTTAATATTTATCCCTTTATAAAAAATAGAATTCAAAGTATCTGTTCTTTTATAATTTACGGTAAACAAATTTTCAGAATATACCCTTATGTTTGAATCTGTGTGTTTTAGAAAATTCTTATAATCTATATGTAAATCATAAACACCGTATAATTGTATTCCTAATCCAAATAATAATGCACCAACACATTGATGCATATATTGATTTCCTGTATACTCATCATTAACTTTAAAAATATCTGCTGCGGATATTTTATTTGAAGCTACTAACCATTTAGATTCCTTATTAACTTTATTGTTTACTCCAAAGCTATCGTTTATTCCAGTAAATGCTCCTTTAAAAGAAGTTAACTCAACTGGCATAAAATTTATTACAGCTACAGTTTTAGAACCTCCTACAGAAGCTTTACAAATAATTCCAATTCCACTACAAAAATTTCCTTTTCCAGAAGTACAATCTGCACTTACATCTCCAAAATATCATCCTCTTGAAGTCCGAGTTGTACCTACAGTAGTAGTAGGGGATACAGGCACAAAAGTTCAACCAAAATCATTATTAGTAACATAATCGTCTACTAATTGCATTAATTTATTACCATCATCTTGTCTACCTTGGTTATATCGTTTATCCTTATTTTGTAATTGTAGAGTATTAAAATCAAAATTTTCTTCAGGATCAGTTTCAATAAGTCCTGCTAAAGTATGATTATTAGAAGAATCAGTTCATGTAGTGATTCTATAAGCTCTACGTAGTAATCCTCCTGCCACTAAGGTCTTTTTTTCAAGCTCTTTTAGATTTTCTTCAGTTCAAAAAGTTTCAGGAATATTAGTAATTAATTCTTTGATTTTTCATTCTTCTGAAAATTTAATAAATAAATTTTTATATAAATATCATCTTGAGCCATCTTTTCCCTCGTATTTATCGCTTATATAACCTGCTAACTCTGCTTTTGTGTAAATCGTATAAACAGAAGTATCTACTGGATTATCTTCATTCTTTAATAATTTAGTTTTTAACAAATATGGAATTTCATTTGCAGGATTATAATATGTAACTTGTTTTCCATTCTCAGATAATATAACAGATGATGATACAACGCTATCTCAGGTTACATCAGCCCACATGCCCTTATTAGTATTTAATATTAAAGGTGCAGGTATATGATATTTAAGGTTAGTAATATGAGTGGACATACATCCATAATAAGCATTTTTTGATAAATCTGCCCTATTGATCACCTTTGTTGCTGCAGTTACTTCTGATTGACTTAAATCCAAAATAAAATTATTCTTTGGAAAATTGTCTTCTGTTAACATATTTCCTTCTTCATCCATATAAAAGGCAATATTTAATAACTCATTTGGATTTAAACAACTTATATATTTATTGTATATATATTTAGAATCATCATTAATAAAATTTTCAATATTTTTATTTATGGTAAGATTACTCTTAATCCTAGATGTCCATTCTGTTAACTTAATGTCTTGATATCTTGATTCTTCTGAATAAAATGTATTAAACAATTCAGATGTAATCAAAAATTCAGCCGCACAATGAATTGGTTTAATTGTAGGTTTATCAGGATATTTATCTGGATAATTTATGTGATTTTCTAAAGCTTTTATATAAACCTCTCAGTCTTTAATATTAAAGAAACCTAGTTCAAATATATAAATTTCTTCTTTTTGAAATCAATCGTTTTTATTTTCAGTTCCATAATTAATCGTTAATATATTTTGCCCCAATAAATTCAAGCTATCAATGTCTTGATAATCTGTATTTTTTCCGAGCTGTTTAAATTCGTTTCCAATTTCATGAATTCTATATTTACAAGTAATCTGACTTAGATTAGATGTTGGACTAATTATACTAAAATTGATTGTAACTCCTTCATCATCTGATAAGTATTTATAAATAGAGAATGTTTCTATTTCATTAATGCTATACAATTCCCCTAAATTAATAGTGTATGTTACAGCTAAATTATCATAGACAATTCCATAAGTATCATCAATGATATAAGGAGTGGCTCTAATAACAACTGTTTTATTATTTTCAATAGCCTCTTTTGAAATATCTAAACTTTTCTGATTATTAAAAGTTAAAATATCAATAGTATTTCCATAATTAGTAGGAGTTCCATTCTCCTCACTATTAACATGTGATCCATTATCTCAATCATTCTTTCAGCTACCCCCAGCATAGCTATAATCAAAATAAACTTTAAGATTATCATAATAATCTTTTCAGTCTCCTGTAGTATTAATTGTTAACTGTCCTTGAACATTAAAAGATAATTTTCCAGTTCCCTCTCCTGTTTGTCTTGTAGAAGTACTGGTTAGGAAGCTTGAAATTTTTATATCAGTTAAGTATAAATCAAAAGAAGCTGGCTCTATAAGAGAAGGTTTATATGCTAACCATCCTGGAGTCTCTCAGGTTACGTTTCTTAACTTTTCTGGAGCATAATCATCAGGATCCGAAATTACTAAACCTTCTTCAATTGGTAAGGCTTCTTTAGATTCCGTTAATGTATAATATTCACAACGTTGAAATTTCCAATGAGAATCTTCCCCTTCCTCCTTTTTTAAATAATACTTATCACCAGGATTTAAAAAAGTGTCTTTCAAATCTAAGCTATCAGCAGGAAAGAAAACTCTTAAATTCTGATTAGGTTTAGTATTAGTAAATAGTACATCCGTTGCAGGGTTTTCACTTGTACCTTTTAAGTTTACAATACCATCATTTATTAAACTATTAGGATCTGTTGGTCACGTCCAATCAGGGTCTAATGTATAAGTTGGAACCCCTTGATAATTTTCGGTTTTAGAACCATATTCAGAATTATCAAATAGTGTTTGTGGAGAAGGATATGAGCCAATTTGGCATTTTTTATCAATTGGATTATATGAAACTATGTATATAATATTTCCATACTCCTTAATTCCAATAGGAATATAATCTGCATATAATTTAGCTTTGTCCAGCTTATAGTTACCCATATCATTCTGCAGAATATACTCATTGCCATTATATGTTATAACTGTACCATTAATACAGTCTGTTAAAATGTCATTAGGTGTTGTTAATGGATGTAAATCAGTATTCAAACCACCTGTAAAAGTATTTATTGCTTGTTGTTTAGTATTATTTGCCATACTTAAATCATTTGTATATTTCCATTGTCATCTCTATAAGCAAAATATCTTGCTCTTCGAGTGGTTCAATTTTCTTTGTAAAACATCCATCCTACATCTTCTGGATAGTCAACTATAAAGAAATATTTACGACCTCGATCAGCAAAAGCTTCTTCTTTTATTTTGTAAGCAAACATATAGGGGTAATGAAAGACTTGTCGTCTAGTACCTCTATTTTTCTTTTGAGATTGATAGTACTCAAATTCCTTTTCAGTCATTCCAAAATAATAATGACCATCATAGATAGTTTTTTGTCGTCTATAAAGAAATCTCAGCTTTCTTTTGTACTTTAGTCTTCAATAATGATAATGTGTAAAATCATCGTTGAATAATTTACCTGTGTACATAGTATAATATGATGTCATATTAATGGTATCTAAACCATTCCTATGACAAGTATTAAACATCTTCAATCCATAATTTAATATCTGTTTTATCTCATGTTTGCTTAAAGAAGGAAACTTCTCATTAACTTCATCAATATAATCTGTATAGTACTTAATAATATCCATTAGAAGTAGCTTTTTCCTGCGTTCGTATTATCACTAATAATATCTTTTAACTTCTTATTGACATAGATGGGTTTTTCTTTCACTCCAGATTTAGTTTCAAAAGTATAAAATAACTGATGGCCTTTAAATCCAGATAATACAAAGTCAATGTCTCTAAATTTACCCTTTTTTCACATTTCTTTGAATTCATCTCCCTGAAATGTTTTCATAGCAATTTCAGAATTAAATCCAAATGTATCAGGTAATGCAAAAATAACATTATTATTTATGATATCCAAAACCACTAAATACAAACAATAGTTAAGTACTTTAGCAGCTAACTCTTGCCTTGTATCAGCTTTATATTCCTTTAAATACTGTTTTTTCGAAAGTTTTATTTTATCCTTCTTAAATTTTCTAAATAATTCAGTAGAAGTTATGCAATGGCTAGTATAATAACGCATTTTATAGAACTGGTTTAAATGATTTTCCGTACTGCTTCCTATCTCAACGAGTTTTAACATCTAAAATGGCATCCATATCATTTTGTGTAAACATATCTGGAATTCTAGCTGCTGTGCAGGCTTTCATCCAATCAGCCTTAGCTACTTGTGCAAGTTGAACAAGATTTCCATCCTTCCTCATTAATGCTTGTTTATATGTATCCGAATACACAACATATGCAGCTAAAGCTCTAACTTCTTTATCATTAAGTAGTGGTAACCCATCTTCATCAGCAATAATTCCATGATAAAGAATGATAACTTTAGGAAAATCTCTATCAAAAACAATCTCGTCCCCTTCCTCTCTATATTTAATCATTTTTCCAGCTTCATATAAAGTGGACTCATCTCACTTTCAAGCTTCAATATATTTTTCAACATATTGATTATATACTTGAGGATAAGTGGTTTGATTGGATGTCATTTGAGCATCCATATAAGGAATTGTGACTGATTCTATCTCCACTAAATTGCAAGGCAATTGAATACGTTTGTTAACTGTATTTGTAATATACTTATGCAGCTTTGTGTGCCTATTTCCTATTAATTCCCATCCTAACATTGCAACATCTTCAAAGTTAGTCGGATCTACTGTGATTCCATAGACAATACTTGCCATGGAATAAACTGAGTTAAAATTATGTAGTTTCATTATAATGGAGTTTGAGTATTAGGCTGAGAAGGCAGCATAAGTTGACGATAATATCTAATCTTCTTCTCAGTTAGTCTATGGATAATATCATTAGAGATAATTCCACATTCTGTTATAGCTTCTGGATCATTACAGCAATCAAATTCTAATAGTTTTCTTGGATCTAAAAAAATTGCAATTACTGAAATATATTTTACAAAAGGAACATTAAAGATATAGCCATCAATGTTGCCATTAGAGTTTATTGTAGGGTCTATATAAACAAATGGTTTATCAGCTCCTCTCTTTCTAAAGAAATGATATTTATAACTTACATCAGTATAAACACTATATTGTTCTTGTCTATCTATACTTCCTACAAATTGAATTGTGGAAATTCCATTCATAAGAAGAACAGGAGGAATTTCAAAGTGAAGGGCTTTCTTCCCAACTGGAAGATCACAACATTTTGACATAAAATTACAATTAACTTCAACACAGTTTACTGCATTATAAAGTTCTTGTAAAGTCATAACTCCTTTTAAAAGATATTCTTTTGCAATATTATTTCTTTCTGCAACAACCTCATCAGTTAATTGTTCTAATGACATTGCTGGATTACTTACAGTTCCTTTTAGGCCGTCGTAGACATTGTTCCATACGGCACTAGCTATGGCTTCTATTGTCATAGGTGGTAATATTAAAAATTAATGGCAGGCAGGAAAAAGACTCCCACCTGCCATTACTGTGTAAATTATATATTTATTCAACAATTACTTTAATTGTTGTAAATGCATCCTTATATGATGCTGATATAATTCCTTCATTTCCAGAAACTACCTCATCAACATCTTTACTAAGAGTCCATGCGTTTGCATCAGAATTTTTGTTTACCTTAAATGGCCCTGATACATGCTTAAACTCAACTCCCTCATCAACTTCCATTCCAACTACTTCAGAATCACTATAAGTAGCCTTTAAGGAAACGGTTCCTGCATTTACCTCTGCAGCAGAAACAACCATTGTTCCTGGTTCTCCTTTACCTGCATTTAAAATGGTTAACTCAGGAGTAACTGGATATACTACATTCTCACCAAATGCTTTTTTAATTTCAGCTTCAAACTGCGATGCAAGTTCATTAAGAACATAAAAGACATGGTGAGTTACAGAATCCAAAGCTTGGCCAACAGTGCCTTGACCATGTAAACCTCTACGAGGTGATACATACTCAAATGCAAACTGTGTATATAAAGCACCTGCAACAGGCTTCTCATCATCATTAACTCCTGCATAACGTAGGTTAGGATATGTTGGGAAGCGTAAGTTCTCAACTAGCCACTCACCAGTTCCAAAAGGCGCAATATTTTTTGTAATATCATCTTTTGATGCAACAATCACATCTTCATATTTTACACCAGAACATCCATTAAGACATCCATCTTCCTCTACTTTCTGGATTTTAGCAGCTTTAATAATCTGATAAGGATCAGACATTATTAGTTTTACTACACCATCTTTACTTGTAACTACAGCATACTTATAATCAGAAGGAATATACGACTTTAAAGCCTTCACAGCTGCATTTACCATAGCTGCTAAATCCATTCTAGAAACTATTTCAAATTCTGCCATAATTGGTTTATGGAATTCTGACCAAGGATATTTATAATCACTATAGTAACGCCCTTCAAGACTAATATCAACTAGAATGCGATATTGCCCAATCTGATTAACTAGAGGGTTTAGGTTAAATGCAACTTCAGCTACCTTTCCTCTGCGTCCTGCAGTTTTATATACTTTTGGTCCTTTAACACCTGATTTGGTATAATCTGCACAACGTAAAACACGGAATACTCCTTCTTTAGGGGCACGATAATGTGCAGGATCTGAGCCGATATCTTCAGCTGCGGTATCTGGAGTTAATGCATAGAAACGCTTAAATGCATTACCAGCAGCATCAATACCTTCCTCTCTAGGAAGAGTATTTGAGTTGATTATTACCTCTTTAAAAAAATCAAACATACTTGTGTATTTATTTAAAATTAGTACTATTAATTCCTAGATTGTGCTTCTGGAATAGTCTGATTAATTGGAATGTTTGTTTGTAATCTAGGATCACTTGCATTTTCCATAATTAATCTAACGAAAATATTCAAAATTTCGTAACACATATAATCTGGGAATTCTAAAATTTGGGATGAGTCAACAATATCATCAATTTGTTCTTGACTCAATCTAATGTACATAGGAGCTTTGATATACTCAATATACACTTCTGTAGGCGTATATAAAGTATCGTCTCCGAATCTTAATTCCAGTCGTACATTAGAGGGATTTGCTAAACGATTGCCAGGTTCTCCTTCAATACCAGATAAATTTTTATCATTAAGATAATGGGTATTAATTAAAGCCCCATCTTTATCATATTCTCCTTCTGAATATTTTAATAAAGGAGTATCAGTATTTTGGTTTGTAATTATACTATCCTTTATGTTAATATTATTTAAATAGTAATAGGGCCTTTTATATGAAGGTTTTTGATAATAATTATTAATTACTCCTCCATACATATCTGCAGTAAGTCGTTTAGCAGTAAAATAAACTTTGGTTCCAGCCTCATTATCACAATGAGTTTTCTTATTAGGATTTTCTGTTCTTGTAAAACCTACAATACAATTAAGCATATGCATATAGTCTTTTGGAAGATCCACATAATAAGTTGATGATAGAATTCCAGAGTTTATTTTTTCTTGAATAGATGTCAAATCATCAGCAGTCTCTAACTTTTTTGGGTTTTGTAATAACGCTGTGGTTTTTAGAACTCGTAAATCGTCAGTAGATTGCTGATTAGTATCATATCTATTATAGGTTAAATTTATACATTGTTGAACCGCTTTATTTAAAAAATAAACATAGTCTTCAGTTAAGAGACTTGGCGCTTCTAACTTATTCAGTTCTATTAAACCATATTCATATAAATTTCTAGCGGTCATAATATTCTAATTTATTATTTTTTGGGTGCCTTGGGTTTTACTACAACATCCTCTGTCTTCATATCCCCAAATACCTCATAAACAATTGAGTCATAAATAGCCTTATTCTTAGGATCCTTTAGGAATAGAATAGCGGCCTCATCTGTAACTCCAAGAGCTGTATCAGAATACATTAAAACACCACTTTGTACTCTAATAATATTTTTTTGTTTGCCATCAATTAGCAGAAGTTTCAGACTTTGATCTGCACTGGTATAAATATCAATAATGAGTTCTGGGTTTTTTTCTGCTTTTTGATATAAATAATCCTGAATATCCGTATCAGGGGCATTTCTCATTGTCTTTCCTAGAAGTTTGCAAATAACCTTTCTATGTTCTGAACTATCTTGTTCAATAAAAGTGTATGCTTTTGTTACTTGCTTAATACGAGACACACGTTTCTTAGATTCAACTCCAGGACGCTCTACATATAATTCTGCTAATCCGTAACGTCTAATATCGCCATCAATAAGAAAATTTCCATGCTCATCTTTTGCACCTCTTTCTGGGGCAATTAAATGTGAATCTTTAATACATTCCCAAAGATTTGCTTGGTATTGATCATTTAAATTAAATGTTGTTCCATCAGTTACAATAATTTCAAGATCTTCAGGGATAAAATAGTCTCTTTGCTCACTATTTAAATCTTGTTCACTTAAAATCATCTCTGTATCACGTCCATCAGCACTAACTCTAACTCTTTTTACAAAAGGAGGATACATTCCATTCTTACCTCTCATTGGGTTAAAGTAGTAGGTTTTTACTTTTCCATATACACTACGCAGTGTTATGATATTACTGGCATTATTAGTTTCCGTTACATTATTCATACTATTCATATTTTGTCTTATTCAAAATTTATCTATACATCATATAATCTATTAATGGTGATAAGATTCCCCTATTACAAGGGGAATCTCTCACACATTTCTTTTTAGTTCTCTGACATCAGGATGAACGATCTGTAAGGATTGAATACACCTACACCAGCGTATCCCCAGTTGATCAGTTTAGCTCCTGCTACAGGAGTCGAAACCTCACCACCTGATTTACCATCACGTCCACCAGGACCAGTTAACCAGTTATGAACAATCTGCAGACCTTTAAATGTAAACATTGAAAGTGCAGGACGTCCAGTTTTTCCATCAGCAGTTAAGTCAAGGAAGATACCAAATCTACGAGGTGATGGGAACTCAATATCAAAGGAACGGTCAATCTTAAATGCGATGGTATTACCTGCAAACTCATAAGCATTGTAAGTAGCACCAAGATTAATATAACCATTAGTAGCCTTTGAATAAATGAATGCACCATTAGTCTTGTAGTCACGAATCCAATTTGACATTACTCTTTGTACATCATTCCACATTGCAGTGTTGCAAATGAAGATATACTGATTTCCAGTAGGCTTCTCTGATTTAGCAACCATTGCCTGCAGAGCAGTTTCAAAGATTCTGATATTTAATTTCGTAAATACATATTTACCTGCAAAACGCTCGATCTGAGGAATAATACCATCACCAGAGATAATAGGCTGGCCAGTTTCAGGATCGAAGATCTTAGCTTTACCATACTTATCTACGTTAGTTTTACCCCAAAGTAATGAGTTGTTACGAGCTAACATGAAAGTATCCAAACAATCCTTAGCAGCAGGATTCATCTTATATGTTACATCATCTTTTCCATCACCCTTACCAATTGTGATAAACTGATCTTCCATTGCAGCATATTTAGCTGAATAGGAAACATCACAACGGTGCATTGAGATGAAAGTTCTATGTTTCTCAGTATTGCTCTGATATTTCGTATAACCTTCCTCATGCAGCTCAGGCTGATAGTTTGTTAAGAAACGGGTATTCATACCAGGCTGGCAAGCTGAGAGATCTAGCGTTGCAGAATAGTCAGAATCCTGAATCTTACAAATCAGCTCAAAGTCAGCATCGCTTCTGCGAACTGGACGGCTAAGAACGATTAATTGCTGACGTGAACCTTCGATAATAAACACGTCATTTTTTTGATAGTAGTTCTCAGGGAAGTGAACTACGATGTCTGTTCCCTGTGCACCATCGCCTTCTGGCACTGATAAGAAAGGAACACGCTTGATGAAATTCACATCAATATCCCACTCAACCATGAATGAGTTAATTGATTGAAATGCATTCTTACGATCTTTCTCCATCGTATAAATGTTCATCAGCGATTCTGTAAGGTAAGTTGCCGTATACTGATCATATAATGACGATACGATACCTAGTCTAGCAGGATTAGTGCCTAAGAACTTAGAAAAGTCTTCATACGTTCTTGTAGAAGCCATTTCAGGGCGTATGGTAGTAAAACCTGTAATTTTCATATACTAAATTATTTATTTTATTTATAATAGTTCGTCCCATTTGGAACTAAGAGAGGTTCCCTGTGATTGGGGTTTAGTTTCTTTTTTTATAGTAACATTAGATTTTGGTTTTGGAGGAGTTGCTTTGCGATTTTTCTTCAACTCTTCTTTCCAATAATTACTAATGTCAGAAATTGTATCTTTACCAAATAATCTATACCAAGCTAGCTCAACAATTACCTCAGGTTTTGATAAATCTTCAACAAATTTAGTTACACCTTCTGGAGTTTGCTTAAATACATAATCATAAATTAGATTTTTATCTTTCTCTTCAAGAATTAAACTATCACTCTTAGGATCTTTATAATCCAAAGAAATATAGTTAAAATCATTTAATGTATCTACAAACATATTTTGATATGCCTTCTGTTGCTCTTTTTCAGCCTCTTCCTGCTCCTTGATATGATTTTCTTCTTGTTCCTTATATTGTTTTCTAATTAAATCTACTTTCTTTTTAAAGAGATCTTCATTAGATTTAGCTACATCTAGTTCAATTTTTAATTCTTCCTCTGTCATTTCAGGGAATTTAGCTTTTTGATCTGCCAAATATAATTCCTCATCAGAATAACTATCAATGGTATAAGTTTCTTGGCTGCTGTTTTTAGCCTTATATTCATCAATAGCCTGTTGCTGATAATACGTAATTATATCTTGAAATGACGAATTCGTCTTACGAAGTAAATTGATAGTTTCAATTTCATCTTCTGAAAGACCTGGATCTGTTAAAGATTCAAGAATTGAAAGCTGCTCATCCTTACTTAGAGTTCCAAAATCAACCTCTTCAGTCTCTCCTGTTTCCTCGTTTTCATAAATGATAGTTTTTCCATCCCGAATTCCACGACTCTTTAAGAAGGATGAAAATGCATCCAGATCATCTTCTTCCCCTGTTTCTTCAGTTCCTTCTTCAGAAGATGAAGAATCTTCTTCCTCTTCCTCAGTAGAATTACCTGCTGGCTCAATAACTTCCTCCTGAGTTTCAGTATTTAGATCCTCAGTAGTCTCATCATCCAGCAAATTGTCAAATTGATTATGTTCAAATTGCATATTTCTTATTTTTCCTTATTAGTTATAGATTATCTATTCGCTGCAAATATAACTACATTTATTTAAATGTCCAAATAAAATATTAGAATATTTTTATTTTATAATACAGGCTTCTGGAATTTGAACTTTACCATCTGCAGTAATAGTAATTTGTGTTTCTCCACTACCAATTGTTGCTGAACCATCCTCTTCAACTCTTATAGGTCCAAAACTGCAAAATGAAAGATGATTGTTAATATTATACATCTTATCCCTTTTCATATCACAACCTCCATCAGTTTCAATAGTAATCCATTTTTCATTTTTCTTATTAATGCCAATGAAAGATTGTTCTTTATTATAGAGCTTCAGATAATTTAAATTATCAGTATTAACTAATGCAATTCCAGGATTTACAAAGTAACAATTACCTTCAGATGTTAATCCATAGCCTTCCAAAGTACCAAAAATGGAGTTTTCAGTCCCAGAGATATTTCCAATAATGTTTCCTGAAGAACCTGTAAATAAAATATCTCCAACTTTAGGATCTGCAGATATTGAAGAGCCTTTTTCAGCATCCTGCTCCTCTAAACAAGAAGTAATATTTTCATAGATGGTTTTATTTGGCTCAGTAACTGGAGGGGATTCAGCCCATTCATTATAAATATCTATTTCTGTAGTATTAGTAAAATAGCAATCACTTCCTGAAAGAATTACTCTAGCTGAAAACTCAGTACATCCAACAACCATAACATCAATTGTGCCATCATTATTCTTCCCTGAAAGAAAATCCCCTGCCTTTAATGAGTGCTTTTCTAATGTTAATTCAAAAGTTACTCCCTGATATTTTGAGGCAATATCTCCTGTATAATCAGTTATATTATATCATCTATTATAAATTCCTTCTAAACAAGTTCTATCTGAACCATATTTATATTGTTCATATACAGAACTTGAAACAGGTAAAAATTTATATTGTTTGTATGGATAGATGCCCTCTTCATTTAAGACAAAGTCAGTATCATTTAGTGTGTGAGGACCTCACTGATTATTTGAATTTAATTTTTGACATGAAGTTAAAGTGTTAGCGTAATCAACAATAGACCCTAATTCTAACAGTAATCCATCATTAAAAGCAGTATAGATAAGATCAATGATACTATATCCCCCTACTAAGTAATTTTCATTAGAAAAATATTGAATATCTGGAAGACTTATGGAAGAGTCTAATTTATCAATTATATTAATTGCCTTTATAGGAATTCCATTACTAAAATATGTCTTTTTATTAATAATATCAAAATCAGATTCTGATAATGGTGGATTTTCTTCATTCCCTCCAGAATCATCCGATAAAATTAGATTTTTTACTCTAATAGTATCAATAGTTAACGAGCCATTCTTTAAATTTAAACTAGACTTCCCTTCTGAATCTCTAATGGAATCGCTAATAAGGTCTGTTATAGTTCATCTAGAAATAGTTTCATTTAGATTCTTTCTGGCAAAACTAGATGATGAGATTCCATTTAAATATTCTGAATTGAGGTTCTTAACTAAATTAGTAGAATTTATATTAAAAGGAGCTTCTGATGTTGTTATAGTTAATGGAGTGGTAAATGTAGTATTAATTTGAGAAGCAATAGATACTGGAGTATATCCTTCATTTTCAGTAATGAAGAACTTCCCATCTTTAGTTAATATAAGATAATTATCTCCAGGATATTGTAAATCAGTTAAGGAGTCCTCATTATCTACAAAAATAACCTGAGGAGTTTCTTCTTTTTCCTCATCTTTATCCTCTTCATCATCTCCTCTAAAGTTAATCTCATAGAACCTATCCTTTACCTGAACATATACTCTACCTGATGTTTGCAGAATTAAATCTTTACCTTTATCTCCAACTTTGGAGTTATTTGATAGTGTTCCCACTTAATTATAATCTGTATTATAAAAAAGAAAGGAATGATATAAAAAATACCATTCCTTTCCATCTTCTGATTTCTAATGCGAGAGCATGTCTTTTAATTCATTTAGATCTTGTTGATTCAAAACCAAGGATTTATTAACCATTGGGATATCCATCTTTATTTTTCCTGCACCTATTTCAAGTTGCCCAAGTAATCCAGTTTCCACTTTAAATGGTTTAGTGTTAATTATGTTATCTGACATTTCTGTTAGAATACCTTCAACATCAACTAATCCATCTTTGTCTGAAATCTGTTTTAGCAAAGCTTCAACTTTGTACATGTTATTATCAATTATTCTAGATGCTAGAGGCTTCATTAAAGCCATCATAGGATTACTTTGTGATAGTGAGGTTAATTTAACACTCACAAAGTTCCTTAAATTATTCATTATAACGTCTACGTGTTGCGCCATTGCTTACAGAATTCTTCATAGGTTAGACTTGGGTTATCCTTAGAAAATTCGCGGAACTTATTAAAGATAGCCATCTCATTGTCAGTCTCTTGGACGATCTTATTCTTCAACTTCTTAACTACTGATAATTGCCTTTGTAATAACTCTCTACCTTCTTGCGTGCCTTCAATTTTAGCTTTAACTAAATTTAAAAGCTCTATTTGAACCATCTTTTGAAGTGATGTAGTGATTTCACTATATTCTTTATCTTCAAAAAATCGATTCTTTTGACTTTCAGTTAGAGCATTCATCTCATTATCAATAGAATCCCAAATAAGCTCCTTTGAAGCTGTTTTCTGTAATTGCATTAATTGAGATTCATAAGCTTTTACCCTTTGAAGTTGATCGGTAATGTCAGAAGCTAATAATGGATCTGGATTACCTAGGAAAACTTGATTCACAGGATACATCTTAAACTAAGATTTTAACTAGGCTGCAGGAGTTGTTGTAGGCTCAAATAGGATGCTATTTGAATATCCTGAGCAAGGGCATAAAGGATTATACAGTGAACGCTGTACTGTGTCAGTACCTACTTCAACAGCAGCTACACGAATAGGATAGAATGTATTATTTGCATAATTTACTATCTTATTGTCAGCACACATTCTGCGCTCAGCCTCAAGTCCTACCATGCCAGCTACACTAGCAATCTCCATCTTAGTTACTTTACTTCTCCAAGGTTCTACAGCAGCTTGTACAGCAGCAGCAGTTTCAAGTTTTCCAATACGATCGGCTAATACGTCGAATTGGTCTCTCTGATTTTTGTACAGTCCGAAGTCTGCATCAATTTGGCTTTTGTATAAACCAAACATCTCTGAATTGATTGTTTGACGATCGTTGAAACGAGCGTTAGCTGACAGTAAAGCAAAGTCATAAAGAGCTTTTTGATTTGCTAATTCAGCGTTGCAAGAATGCTGCCAAGCTTGGAAAGTTGATGGGCCTGAAATAGCCTCAGCTGCTAAAGCACCTGCAGCGGCACAGCCTGCATTTCCAAACAGGTTTGATTTGCTAAGAGCCCAAAGGCCCAGAGCAGTTCCTGCGATACCAAGACCTAAGCCAGTACCAGCGACACCTTTTGATGCATACTCTTTGCGATCCTCGTCGTACTCATGTACAATCTGTTTTTCTACTACGTCCATAATTTGTTTAATTTTAAAGTTATATCACTACAAAACGCATTCTCGAATCCCTTTTATGTATATATTCCTCAAAGAACTTGTTTTGCGTTATATGATATAACTTTAAAACTAAATATGTAGTAGAATAAACCTAATTTTGAATCAACTCTACAAAATCAAGAATATTATCTGTAATGACATGCTTCTGATCCATTATATTTATAACAGTTCGTAAGAACTCTGTCTCAGAATCATTAAATTCAACTTCAATGTCCTCCACATTTGGAGTTCACGAAATTTTTCCATCGGCTTCTTTTAAGTTAAGAGAAGTTATCTCCTCACTTGAGAAGTCTATTTTCTTGCGGATGTTTCTAGCAGAAATCATCTCAAGAACACTTCCTTGTTCTGGCAGATTAGTTAAAATAGCTAATCTGGTTGCAACATTCATTTTCATAACCATTAAAAATTCATTTTTTCTATCTCTACAAAATTAGAGATTATATTTATAAAATCAAAATTTTTAGTGCAAAAATATTAAAATTCTTGCACTAAAAATTTTGAAATTTTATTAGCCATAAATAGCACCATTAACTAACACTAACCCAGTATTAATATAAGTTATACAATAACACTTATAACTACCTCCAGTTAAATCGTCTAAACCACTCATTTTTACGTAGTTACTTCCAAATGTTACTGTTGTTGCAGTAGGAACTACAATAACTGCATCAGGATTACTACTTGTTACATATACAGTACTTACTGAATATGATGAAGAAGAACCATAGAATCTACCCGCCTTACCTGGAGTATCTACGCTAGCTAAAGGCTTTGAAAAAATACTATCTAAATTAATAGTGGATGCCGATGACCCAGTATAGTTTGTAGTTGAACCTCCTGCTGTAATGTTTAATGCATATGGGTTTGGAAGAGCTATAGGGATTTCTGGAATATCATTAACATCTGCTGGAGTATATTGAAGAGCAGCTACAACAGAACTCTTACTAACAGCGACATAAGCGCATCCTTCACCATCTACATGTACAGGTATATTAGCTAAATTTTCATTAAACCCAGTTTTTATACCTCCTAGAGTCTCTGGATCTGCTATAGGTAAAGTATAAGCTGAACCAGGAGCGTTATTAGTAATAGTTAAAGTTCCATCAACAAATGTTAATCCTATGCCAGTGCCATTTGCAATAGTTAGAGTTGTAGAACTATCATTTAAAGTTGTGCTTCCAACTTTAACTGGCCTTCAAGTATTTTCTGTAGAATATCCCTGACTTGTAACCCAACTTTGAGTTGCATATCCACTTAAAGAAGGAATCTCACTTTTTAATGCAAGATTAGAAAGAGTTTGCCCTGAATTTTTAACAGATTTGGCACCTGCTCCAACTATAATATAATCTGTAGCAAGGTCTCCACTAGCCATTACATCTCCACCGCCTGCAGAAGCTATTTTGTCATTTACTTCCTCCTTAGTGTAAACTTCATTAGTAGTATAATAGTTTCCTAAAGTTACATTTAAGTCAGCTGTTTTAACATAGCTACTTAGAGTATTGGTAATAACTTTATTTTGAACAGGATTTTCTGATGTTGCACTTAAAGCAGAATCTACAACAACTCCTTCTGGAATATTAAAGTTTAAATCAGATTCATCTACTTTATCCTTAGAAGCTAAAGCTCCAAGAGTTGGAAAATCAGTTATCTGATTTACAGTATGTGTATGAGCAGAAGGAGTAAAAGTTGAAGGCTTATTAGCTATCTTATTCCACTCAGGTTCAAATTGATTTACAAATTCCTTCGTAGCAAGATTAGTTAATAAGATTCCAGAATCCTTAACAGTCTTTCCAGCCCCACCTGATGTAATTACTCTGTCAGCTGTTGTAAAAGGGGCCTCTGCGATAACATCTCCTAAATTAGATAATTTTTCATCTATCTCAGATTCAGAATAAACTGAAATTCCTTTTACTGCAGCAATTTTATGTTTATTAGAAGCATCAACGTCAATAGAAGTAATAACATTACCAGTCCCAGACATACTAATCTCTACATTAGGAATAGTTGGAATTTTGTCCTCAATTTCAGTAATTAATGCCTGATATACTCCTCCAGAAGTAATCAAATTTTTACTTCCTTCAGTAGGATAACTTTCAATTGATGAGATTATTACTGGTATTTTAGATAATACTTTATTAAACTCCTCTTCTGTTCCTGTATATCCATTTAACTTTGCAGTTTCATATGCAGAACGCCCTTCTGTAGAGTATAGAGGTTCCCACTGTTGTGTCTCCTCATTAAAATATTTTTTTGAATATGTTGTCATGTCTATAATATTTTAAGCATTAAGCATATACTGCACCATTAACAGCAATTTTTCCATTTGCCATATAACTTAAGCAGTAGATATAATAAGTTCCACCAGCTAAATCTCCAAGACCATCCATCTTTATAGCATTTGATGCAGTGAATGTAAGTTTAGCATTACTTATAATAACTGAATCAGGATTAGATGCACTAAATCCACTTAAACTTGAAATAGTTCTTGAAGCAGTATTAATATAGCTATAACCTGCTGAAACTGTACTACTACTTAATACATTTATACTAAGAATCTTTGGTGTAGTTATTGAAACTGCAGATGAGCCTGTGTATGAAGTACCATTAATTGTTAATGCATAAGGATTAGGTAATGCAATGGGAATTTCAGGTATATCACTAGTCTTTGCGGGTGTAAATCCTAAAGCAGATGTTACATTAGCTGAGGTTAATGAAATAGTTCCAGAAGATACTGAAATATTACTTCCAATCTTCACTCCACCAAGCACAGAGGCAGTAGCTGTAGGTAAACTATATGAATATGTACAATTGATGGCAGTTCCACTAATACTTATATTAGTACCAGCAGTATATGTAGTATTTGTATCTGTCCAGGGAACATTAACATATGCTTTACCATTATTTAATTGTACAGCATAGTTTTTACCACTTGTTGTGTATCCAATTTGAATTCCTCCATAAGTACTAGAGGTTGCTGCAGGAATACTTGTTAAATATCCTTGACTAGTTACTCAATTTTGAGTAGCATACCCTGATAAGGATGGGATAGTTGGTTTATTAGTTAAGTCATTATAAGATCCACTTGTAGCTACAGTAGCGAATGTTGGTTTACCTGTTACTCCAGACCAAGGTACACTAGTTGCACTTCCTGCTGTGAATTCTTTAAATTTAGTAGCAAAAGTAGATGCAGATTCTGATACGCAGAAGTACATAGGACCTCCTGAACCAATCTGAACAACATCTCCCTCTTGAACATCTACACTCATTGCGGCAGATTGAGAATCTACTACAAACAGCCTTTCTAATGCAGCTGCAGGAATTTTTTCAATAGGAATTTCTGGCAACCTATTAGCATCAATAGTTCCAGTAAGTTTTTCAGCATTAATAGTACTTATTGTTGTGTTTATAGTCACATTTTTAGATCCATTAAATGATTCTGTAGTAGAACCAGTGACATCTCCGTTTAAAAATATCTTTCTACCATACATTAATGTTTCTGCAGCTGATGTTTTAGAAGCATATGGTACAGTAAAGTTATCAGAGATTTTATTTCCAACAGTTACCTGTATATAATTCTCATTCCTACTAAGTATAGGTTTTGTTGCAAGATTTGTAGCTGTAGTAGCTGTAGCTGCATTACCAGTTATATCAACTTGAGCAGGATGTACGTGATCAGAGCGTGAATAAGCATTATCTGTTCCAGGAGATGCTTGCCCTAAAGGTTTTGGATCCGTATTTGATGGCATAATAGCTGCAAAGCTTGATGTTTTTTCTCCCGTAGGTTTAATTGTTCCAACATATCCAATCGTATTGAAAGTATTAGCATCATTTATACCTGTGAATGAAAAATATATGTTAATATTATTAGTAGTGGCTTCTTTTTCTATTACATTAGCTGTAAATCTGGAAGTTGGATCCGTAGAATCAAATATTGTTAATGGTTTTTTAGAATTAAATGCCTCTAAAGCAGTATTATAATCCTCAACTGTTTGGGAATTAAGATCTATAGTAAGAGGCAGTACATCGTTTTTATTTGCAGCATCAATATTTTCACGAGCTAGAGTTTTATTAGAATCAGAGAGTGTTTGCGTTCTATCATATCTTATTGCGCCAGTATCTACAAATTGTGAATTTATTCTATATATAATTCCTGTAGTAATATTTATTCTAAGCAACTCTAATTGAGAACTAGAATTTATTTTAAAGAAATAATGGTTACTGGAATCATCATTACCTCTTACATATATAAGGCTAGTTTCTTTAACTAATAAAGTTGTAGCTTCTAAACGTTTAGTTTTTTCAGCAGCATCAGGAGAAGTAGTCGCATTAATATCTGATTGAGAAATAACATGGACTTTTCACCCCAAATTTTTAAATACTTGATCTTGTTTTTCAGTAGTTACTTCTTGAGGAAGTAAAGAAAGCGAATTAGCATCACATTGATATTCTTTGCCCCAAGTACAAATAGTTGGTCCTTCATCAATAAATGAGATATAAGCATCGAAAACCTTACGCTCTTCACTACCTTCAGTAGTTTTTGCTCTCTCAGCTTCGTATGATGCTTTAGTTTTAAAATGTAAAAATTTTGTTTTATATGCCATAGCGTCTATATTTTATATAGCACCTATAATATTATAGGTTAAAAATAAAGGGAATAGGGAAATCCCTATCCCCTTATTATCTTAATTTATTCGAATTCAGCTCAAGTCATTAAACTATCAGCATAAGCCTTCACATCGCTAGCTTCAGCAAGACCTTTAGCACTTGAACTTGCACTAGCTACAGGTTGTAGCATAGAAGTAACTGTTACTGTAGTTCCACTTTTACTAGTTGCGATATAAGTAGCAGCAGTGCCATTAACTGCCTGAATTGCAGAATCAGCTTTAGCACCTTGAGCAGCTTTAGCATAAGTACTTGATTCGGTATAAGCCGCACTCTTAAGACCATTAACCGTACCTTTAAGCTGCTTTCCCGACATGCTAAACTTAACCTGCCCATTAGTAACATTAGTAGTATCTACAGTAATAGCCCCAGTTTGTCCGCTAAATGATATAACTCTACTCTCAGTAAGGTCAGTTATTCTATCATCCATCGATTCAAGTACACTTTGAATTGGATTTTGCCCAAAATGCTCTCCTCCCGCTTTAATATCTGCACCAGTAAGTACTACATCAGCTGATAATGGTTTACTATTAACGGTTCTTGTAGTTGGAACTTTACCAGCTAATGCAGTATCGAGTCCAGATATTTTAGAAGTAGGTAAAGTAGGAATATCAGAATCAGTAAGACCTGTTCCAGCAGTTACTAAACCTTTGGCATCATAGGTAATCTTACACGCTGTACCTGCTGTAATACTTGCATTTGCAGTTATTTTTCCATTAACAGTTGTTGTTAAATTATTAAATGCAGTTAAAGTAGGTACTTCATCTTTCTTAGCGTAAGTAGATAGATCAATTGTTCCACCTAACTTATCCCACATTTCTGTTTGATTACCTGCACCAGCCTTAATTGCTACAAAGTTTGAACCAGCTTCAAAAGCTTCTCCATTTAGAGTACCTGCAGTAGCTACATTATAAACATCACCGATAACAACTCCTGTAAGGGCAGTAAGAGCTGCAGCATTATCTACAGAACCCTTCATCTTGTACACACTACCAACAGCAGAGGCCACTTTATTGTCAACTTCTGTTTTAGTGTATGTAGTAGCTTGAGGAGCTGCTGCTTCAGCCGTAGCTTTAACTGCATTAAGAGCAGTTGTAGTAGCTTTAGCGGCTAGATCTGTAGTCAGGCTAGTTACTTTACTTTGAGGAATTTCTCCTACAGCAAATGTAACAGTACTAGTTCCAGACTGAGTAACTGTTTTGCCATCTCCCTTATAAACAATAGCGGCAGGAATTTTGCCAATCTTAGTATCTGTATATGATTTAGCGGAACTAATTGCAGACGATTTTGCTTCATCTGTATATTTCTTCAGTCCATAATAACTCTGTATAGTTGAGGCATCTCCAGATGCTCCAATATTTAACTTCTTTGCAAGTTCTGTAGTTACCGAAGATGCCGATGCTACATCTGATAGATTTAGAAAAATCTCTTCTCCGCTTTCATTAATAATTTTAAGGGTTTTAGCACTCTCATCCCAGCTTGCAGATTTGACGCCATCACCAAATTTATCAACAGCAGTAGCACTTGTTGCTACTTTAATCATACCTGTTGATGTTTCAAAATATATTCTACCTGCTACAAGACCACTTTCTGGAACTGTAGCAATTTTTTGAAAACTTAATTGCATTCTTTTTTAAATTTTAATCTCCTCCCCTTCACTAAATGTGAGGAAGGGAGAAATTATTATTTATTCAATTTCTGATCAAAATATATCAAGCTTACCGTCTGTTCCAACTTGGATAGATGAACTTGTTGATACTAATTTAGACATATCTACAGCTAAACCTATAGAAGTACCTTCACTAGTTACCTTAATAGTATTATCTGGACTAGTAATAGATGTAATGCCACCTGCAACAGCAGTTTTAATACTATCACTAAGAGCTTTCATACCTTCAGCAACTGTTTGATCTGCACCAATTTCAGCACCGCCAGTAATTGCTACTCCTACTTTTATATTGTTACCAGCAACCCTTGCCCTGTTTACTCTAAGTCCACTTTCAGATTTTGCTAATATATTATCAGAAACAGGATCAATTTTAACATCAATAACATTCGCTTCTGAAATCTCAACAGCATCACCAGCTGTAAGAGCTTCTTGCTTATCTCCAACAGATGTTTGTAAATTCGCAATATCAGCCTTATTCGTTCTAATCTGATTTAAATCTGTATCTGAAATTAGACCTGAGCCTTCAACCTTATCAACTTTATTTGCAAGTTGATTAGTAACAGTAGTAATCTGTTCTTCTAAAGCTGTATCAGCTGCTTCAAGTTCTGTTTTTGCTGCAGAAATAGCGCTATCTACTTGTGATTTAGTATAGTAGCCTGAAAGATCAATTGTACCTCCCAGAGGGTCCCAAGCTGCACCATCCCAGGCATAATTTGTACCTGCAGGAGTAGTACCATGAGCAGCAACTACATTCCAAACATCACCTTTCTTATTTCCTTTAGTAGGAAGTTCTTCGTAAGTATCTTTAGTACCTTTGTAGTCAAGAGCTGCAGCTACAGAAGCTTTTAGTTCATCTACAAGAGTTTTTAAAGCTTTACCTTGTGCTGCAGAAAGAGCAGCATCAGTTCTATCACTTTCAAGTGAGTTAATAATCTCTACAACTGTGCCAGTTGCAAGAGGTTCCCAAACTCGGTTAGAACCATCAGCATCAAAGCCTTTTAATACATAAGTGGTTTTATTTTCCTTTACATATACTAAAAGGCCTTCTACTAACCGAATAGTAGGCATTGCATCCCGTTCAGCAATTGTAGCCTGAACTGTTCTATTATCTAATGGTAGATTCGCACCTAAGTCAAAACCAGAACCTACCGAAATACCTTTACCAAAAAATTCTGCCATAATTAGTTAAAGTTTACATAGTAAGTACTAGGTTGCGACATCTTACCAGATAAATATACTGTATAATCAACCGCTTGACCATCTAAACCAGTAACCAAAACTGTACTAGTAGTATATGAAATAGTTACATCAAAGCTATTACTGTCTTTAATATTTGAAACCGATCAACCTGCAGGAGCAGCAAAACAAATATATTGTTCTGAAATTGGTCCAGCTACTTTAATTGTTTTCTTTGCAGAAGTAGTTTTAGTTAATCCTTTAATTACATCTTCTGTAATTGAAGCTGTAGAAACTAAACCTGAATAAGCAGGAATATATCCTGTTACTGTAACTGCACTTGAATCTACTGATCCTGCAGCTAAAGGAGTACCATAGTCGTTACCTTTAGAATCTTTAGGTTGAGGACCTTGTGCATGAGCAGCGTGATACTTATATGACATTGAGCCTTTAACTACCTTTGCGGGAAGTTCTTGAGATGAGTCATATAAAATATACGAATTCTCTGGATCTAAAGCTCCTGCGCGTTTTGCCTGCTCTTTTCCTGCGACTAAAATCTGGCCTTGATTAAATCCAGTATTAAAATTTGCAGCGGTTGGAGCATTTGCTCCTACTTCCTGAGTATCTGAATAGCCCTTTAAAGAAATAGTTGCAGAAGGAGCAGTAAATGTAGGATTAACTGTTGGGAAGATAAGAGTATCAAAAATTTCATCATAACTCTTACCTGTAAGTTGTGCTACAGTTGTACCTGCGTTAATGCCCCCAAGTTTCTCTACTGCTGCTACACTAGGATCTAACGAAGATTCATAAGAACCACTTGCTGTAGGATCTAAACTATCAAGTTTAGCTTTATCTTCTTTAGACATTAAACCATCGACTAAAGAACTTGCTTTTACAAAGTCTAAATTCGAAGTGGTTGAATCTGTGTATGTAATCACAATGCCGTTAGCATTCTCATTTAAGGTTACATTAGCTACTTTCTTGCTAGAATCACCTCCATACTCGGAGCCATTCAGCATAATTTTATGAGTATCTGTTGTAAAGAAAATGCCATTAGCATGGGTTACAGGATTATAAGCAGAACTAAGTCCTTTATAAAATTTTACAACACTTGCCATTGTTTAAAATTTAATTAATTAATAACATCATTTCACACCATAGACGATGTATCTTCAATAAGCTCTTCTAAATTCTGTTTAATGCCATCTACCTCGGCTTTTGTGTAATAGTTAGATAGATCTACAGTTATAGTGCCACTTCCCCATTTCTTCCACAGATATGTATCTAACATAGTTTCGGCTTTAACCACTATATATTCCTCATATAAGTCATTAACTCCAGTTTGGGAAGCAGGGACTAACCAAATTATGTTTTGTTTTTCTTTTGTAGGCTCTCCAAGAGCTTCAAAATTATCAACAATTTTAATTGAAACTCCTGAAGCATTGGTTAAATTAGCAAAAGCTTCGGCAAATTTAGATTGATCTAAAGCAGTTCCTCCAGCTTCTTTATATGCATGATATACAGCATTTAAATGGTCGAAATCAGCTTTATTTTTGGTATCAACCCAAATCATTTGTTCAGCATTCTTGTAGGCTTCTTGAATGTCTGCATCATCTAAATGAGAATTTCTAAAAGTGACAGGATCTTCTGGACCAACATGCACAGCATGTTCTCCAGTAAATCCTCTAGGTATATAAAAATCCCAAATAGGATCTTTAATTGTACCTACATTTTCAATTTTAGGATCTTCCCATGGTTGTAGCATTTCTACCTTACCAGCAGTAAGAGTAGCGGCTGCTTTGCCTTTAGTAATTATAGTTGATGGGATTCAGCGATCATATATGATATTTCCGTTCTCATCTTTAATTGGATTTCCATTTTCATCTGGTGTTCATGTATAATGCCCAGATGAAAGCGTTACCTTAAGATGAGCATCATCGGTAATATCTACATCATCAATACTGACTCCTCGTAGATAGTCCATATAACAAAGAACTGTCCATTGACTAGGTAGTTCTCCATCATATCCTCATTTAATTGTATCATCTGTAAAATCTCGATACAATTTTAATTGTTTACCTTTAGGGCCTTGTTCTCCAGTGTCACCTTTGGCACCTTTGTCACCTTTAATGCCCTGAACTCCTTGTTGACCTCTAGGAATAGTAAATCTGAAAGCAGCTTCAGAAGCGGTTCCGACATTTACGATAGAAGCTTGAGAACCAGGATCTCCAGTAATAACAGAATCTACTCTGATAGTTGCCGCAGTTCCAGCAGGCCCTCTATCACCTCGATCTCCCTTATCACCTTTATTTCCTTTTTCCCCTTGAATTCCTTGAACTCCTCTATCACCTTTATCACCTTTATCACCCTTTTCACCTTTCTCACCTTGAAATCCACGGATACCTTGGTCTCCTTTATCACCTTTATCACCTTTATTTCCTTGGTCTCCTTTATCACCTTTATCGCCCTTTTCACCTTTCTCTCCTTTTACATACATGGGAGGAATAGTTTGAGAGGGGGCTTCTTCTAAGACCCAGGTAATAAATCCAGTAGACTCATTGTACTCAGGTACGTACACCTGGCCATTTTCACCAGTTGCACCCGTAGCACCTGAAAATACAAATTCCCAGAAGGGTGAGTCTACACCAGTTGGTTTAGTAGAATCCTCAGGATCATTATAAAGTAATTTTGGCTCAGATAGACTACTAGACAAGTGACTCTTATGGCAAGCTAATAAAGTTCCTCTATAAGCTACAAAATCTTGAATATAACCATCATTATAATAGTTAATTCCTGGTGCCCATCCTTGAGCAAAGTTAAAAGATTTTCCCTTATAAAAGTCTCTTGAATTAGATACTCCATAATATTCTCTTGAATTCTGAAGGTCAATATCTGGTTGTATATTAATTTTTTTCATATAGTTTATATAACTTCGATAACTTTTTGCAAAATTACATTTTTAGTTGAAGAAAACAGTCATCCTTTATATTCTTTACCAGCAGTTACTACTACAGGATTATTTACTAATATTTCATAGTTTGCAGATCAAGTAGCAGGTTTTCCAGGAATTACTGCATTAGGTAATAATCAGATTTTTAAAGTTATACTTTGTCTTGGTAATACTGCTACATAGCTATAAGACTCTAACATATTAAATCCTGGTCGATAAAATCCTATAGAATCAAATAGTAATGGGATATTACCGTTATTAAATATATCAATTGTATATTTTGATTTAGAACTCATATTATCAAATACAGACGCATCAATCTTTAATAGTTGCACTTTTGATTTTGTAATATTAGATTCATTCATATAAACAGTAATATTCTTTAACCCAGTAAAAGTAACTGTTTGAGTAGTAGAGCTATATGTTAAGTCCAATACATCCTCATCTGAGCCGCTCATATTGCCATTTACAGAAATATTTTTCGCATATATATTTCCGTCTGAGTCAAAAGAAATATTTCCTGTAGACATATGCCCTGTACCAGTTTCAAAATTGAACATAATATTTGGAATAAATGTTCTAATTCCAGGTTTTTCTGGATTTGTACTATTTGCGGGTTCTCCAGGAGTAATTGGATTGAAATTTTCATAGTGGGTTGAAATCTCTCCATTTTCATCTACACCTTGTTGACTAAACATATAAGCATCATTAAATACAGCAGAACCAATAAGAGCGTTAGGAATAATTCCAATTTTGGCATAGAGTGCTTCAAATGCTTCTAACTTAACCCAACTGTTACTTGTATCAGTACTTGGAGATTCATTACTATGTAATGTTCCTTGCCATGTTCCCACTATATTTAAAACATAATAGTTAGCATCATTAGAATCATATACATAAGGAGTTTTATCTACAGTTCCTTGATATACAGTATTAACATTATAAATACCTTCAGGATAAATTATTTGTCCTTTAGAACCGTTCTCTCCATTTAACCCATTAGTTCCACTTAATTTAGTGGGAGTACTCCAGCTACCTTCAATTGTACCAACTTTATCAGTATTACTTGTATAATTTACTCTGGCTTGAATAAACCAAATATAAGGAGTCTCTTCAGTAGGAGTTGGAACCGCTAAATTCCAACCTGTTGGTTGTCTTGTCGTTCCAGGAGTACTTGTTCCTCCATAAATTGTTGTAGTTCCTAAACAGTAACGAACTTCGATGCCAATTCCAGGTAATCCATCAACTCCGTCTTTACCTGCAGGACCAGGATCACCAGTAACTCCAGGTTCTCCTTTTATTTTAGTCCATTTATAGTCAGATGGATCGTCACTATCATTTATATTAAAATCTACATATACTCCAATTCAAGCGCCTGGATCTTCTCCATTATTGCTTGTAAAAGTTGTACCTCCATCATTAGAGTATTTAATATGTAGATAACTTGTTTTTCCGTCTTCTCCATTAGTACCAGGAATTCCTTGATCGCCCTTTTCTCCTTGAATACCTTCAAATCTTGCCCAAGTATAGTCAGAAGGATCTGTACTATCTGCTTGAGTAAAATCTACATAAGTTCCAATATATGTACTTGGAGTTTCAGTCATTTGACTTGAAGAAGTTGGATTAGCAACAGAAGAATATTTAATATGGAAATATGTGGTTCTTCCGTCTGCTCCTGGAGTTCCAGGAACTCCATCTGTTCCATTAGTTCCATTTTCTCCGCTTATAACAACTGGGGTAGTCCAGTTTGTATTTAGAGTATCATCAGGATTAATAGTTGCTGTAGTCATCCAAAGATATCCATCTTTAGATTTTTCAGGAGGAACTATAGACCATCCTGAAGGAGTTCTTATTGTTGCATTTAATGTAGGAGGATTTGAATTGCTTGTATTTACAGCAAATCTAAATTCTGTAAATTTGCCATCTTGAGCTTGGCCATCTCTGCCATTAACTGGTATTACTTCTGACCATTCAGTTACAAGCCCTGTCTCCCCATTAACCGTTCCAATACACTGCCACCAGTTTCCACTAGTTGTAGGATAATCTTCCCATCCAGACGGACTAGGACTATTTCCTGTAGGTTTTGATGGTTTACTATCACTTAATTTATAAACGTATGTTTTCCAATTTGGTATTACTGCATCCTGTCCCTTTTCTCCTGTCATTTGAACAGGATCTGACCATTCTCCAACAAGAGTAGAATCTCTAAAAGATGCTGTAATTGACCATATAATTTCAGAGGATGTATGAACTGGAACCACTGTACTTCATACAGATCCAGGATTCGTATTAGTTTTGTTTACAACAGGAGGAGTATTAACATTACTACTTTTTGCATACATTAACTTAATACTTAATCCATCCTGACCATCAGAACCGTTTGCTCCATCTTGTCCATTGGTTCCATCCTTACCGTCTTTACCATCTGCTCCTTTAGGTAGTCCAAAACTAAATTTGAATATATCTCTCTCTAAAACTACATTAGCATTAGCCTGAGTAGTTGAAGAGACATTTACTACTTCTGCATCAAAATTAGGAATTTCTCCGCCGCCAGAAATAGTTTTCCATTCAGTATCATAATCAGTATTAGATTTTTTAACTAGAGCTTGCCCAGTAGTACCTCCTGGAATAATACCTGCTCCAGGATCTCCCTTATCACCTTTAGGACCAGTAACTGAATCACCTTTGTCACCTTTAGGACCTTCAGGGCCTTGTTCTCCAGGATCTCCTTTTGGGCCAGCATCACCCTTATCGCCTTTTACTCCTTTTCCATTTGTTCCCATGACAAATTTCCAAAAGATATTTGGATGAATGCCAACAATAATATCATTTTCAATTATAGGTACAGGCTCATTGGATTCTGATGAAATATGACTTCGTGTACAATACAATAAGCACCCTTTATATGATACAAAATCAATAATGTTTTCATCATTGAAATATCGTGTATTAAGATCCCATGTAGACATCTTAAAAGAAGTTCCTGTATAAAAATCACGAGAACTTCTTAATTTATAGTATTCCTCTGAAAGAGCCTTCTCCATAAAAGGATCCTTATTATATTTCTTCATAGTATTGTATTATTTTAATTATTTCATCATTAGAAGGATTTCCATTCTCGATATAATCAATGGCATTAACTAATTCATTCATTGTAAATAATGTTTTAGTATTAAATTCGTAGCCAATGTTTAAATTTAACAATTCATTCGAGAATAACCTATATAGTGTATTATATAGAATTTCCACAGCCGCAATCGTTATTAGAATTATTTAATAAATCTCCGCATAATGAATCACAAGAAGACATACTATCTAACACTCTCTGAGCCTCAGTTAAATTCCCTATATCCTTTAAATAGTCAAAAACATACATTGCACTTAAAAGAAAATCCCTTCTATTTCTCAGAGTATTGTCTGTGTCGCATTTATCATAACTACAATGTTTGCAGTTAATAAGTAATAATTGCCGTTGTAAATATACTAAACATCTTTGCAGTTTACAAACACTGAATATCTTTTTTACAGGGCAATAGAAAGTTTGTGATGCACCATTATTGTGAACTATTTTGTATGCATCTATATAGTTATCGATTACAATACTGTTTTTTAGCACCTCTTCATATGAATGCTCATCATCATCTTCAAACTTGCATTTATATAAAGTTTTTCCATCAAAAAATAGTTCATTACTAAGGTTATTATAGGTAGTTTCTCCTATTTTAAAATAATCTAAAGTAGGAATTACTAATTTATAGTAACAGTAAGTGCCATCTTTGTCAAGAATAAATTCTGAAGAAAATCTTGAAAGTAATTGACCTCTCTTGACTACTTCTCTTCTCACCCTGATTGTCCTATCAATGGGAACTCCAGTTTCATTATAACTTAGGAAGTCTAACATGATAAAGTTTATCATGTCATCTCCTAAGCTATAATAATCACTGTTATCAATTGCAATTAACTTACAATCAGGTCTGACAATCGTCTGAATAATTAAGCGTTTATCCATTATTCAACTTGTTTTATTTTATCATTATAAGGATTGTTGTCGAACATTTGTGCAACTTGAGCTTGCAATTGTTGTTTTTTAACCTCAATAGATTGATCCTGAAAATCTTTATCATTCTTAATCTTTTCATGGTCAAGAGCAACTCTCTGTTGTTCAATTTCAATCTTAGCTTGCTCCATTTGGCTAGCTTGATTTTGTAATTGAGATAACTGAGACTGCAGTTCTTTATTTTGTTTCAATAGCTCTTGTGCTTGTTGTTCTGTTTGTTGTAACTGCTGTTGAAGTTGCTGAACAATAGATTCCTCTTCTTTCTTCATCTTCATTGACTGCTCAACATAACGTTTAAGTTCAGTCATATTTTTTGCAGCTACAATATTAACAATCATTTCGGGATCAGAATAACCTGCTTTAACTAACTCTGTACTTAAAGCCTTTATAGTTTCTTTATCCTTAAATGTTGCTGTACTATCCTCAATATGGACATCAAAGTCTGTTACAGTGTAATGTTCAGGAAGTGCTGAGAATATCTGAGAATATCGATCTCCCAAAATAATAACTCCCTGTAGGCCATTTGGATATACTAATTTAGCAAGATTAAGTAAATCATAGTTTACTTCTTTATAGACAGTATCCATGCAATCAAAATACTGCTTAGTTAAAAGACCAGAAGTTGTAACTCCTAATTTAACATTACTAACAGCATCTCGTTGTTCATATTGTGCAAGCATTTCTGGAAGTACCCCTGTGATAGAGGAGGCTTGCTGTTCAATAGATTGAATGGCTAATTGTATAGCCTGAATACTTTGTGCTTTAACAGTATCGTCAAATCCATTGAATATTGTATTTAATGGTTGCCCATCTTGAGAAGAGTCAAGAATTCCAACACCATTTTTCTTATAAGCTAACCATTTTCGGATTCTCTCTGGCAGGCTAACACCAAGAGCAGTTGGAAGGTTAGCTAAGTCTAACCAATCACCCACTGTGCCAGAAGAAGCAATTAAGTTATCCCTATAAAAAAGTAATAGGTCATATTTATCTTGGAGATTCATAGTATTTAGTACTAAACTAAAAGGATCTCCATTATGATCCAAGAAAAACATTCCATTTACAGATAACCTACATTTACTTGGATAGTCAGAAGATCTTACTACATTTTCTACTTCTCCTCTAGTAATGTAAATCTCATTTCCAATTTTAACTCCTTCATGTCTTGTTAAATATCCAGTTTTTTCATCTACTTCAAGCCACTCCACCTCATAAACTGTAATTAAATGAGGATTATAATTTGATAATAGAGCCTCATCTCCTGGCATTGCAGGGTATGCTTCAAGACCCCCTAAAATACCTGGAGTTAAGTCAGGTCTAGGTAATCCATCAGGAGGAATAGCAGAGGTTCTTACTAAATAGGTTGTTGTTCTAACATCCCCCATTTTTGGAGCCTCTTTTAGTTTAGCCACCGCCTCAGTAGTTAATTCACTGCGGTATTCATTCAAAATCATTTCTCTTGTCATCATCTTACGAATAACTGCTCGTCTAGAATCTGCAAGATAAGGAGAATTTGGATTTCTTTCTATAAATGTATTTAAAGTATTTAAAGTTTCAAAATTAATATTTTCTCCACTTTCAGTAGGCCTTGTTCTGTAATAACAAGTTCCACTAATAAGCAGATCTGTAAATAAGATTCTCATCTTATTTTTCATATTAATATTCCTTGATTGCTTTAAATAGCGCAATATATTTTGAGCAGCTATTTCATAGTCTGAAATAAATGTTCTATCTAAATTATCCTGAATAGTTTTTAGTTCCTTTTCTATAAAAGGATCATTGACAACCTCTTTATTATCTAATAACATAGAAATTATATTATTTTGTAAATATTGATGTAACTTTTCATATAATGTTTGATCAATCTTTAATTGCTTTTCTCGCATTATATTTGTTACTGTCAACGAGTCCTTACAGGAAATTTTTAAATCTGGTTCTAACTCAAGATACTTTCCAACTAAAACATCAATATGTTTTTTAATTAGTGGAGTGAAGTTTACTGCTGTTGGAGTACCTACTCCATAATTAAATTCAAGACTTTTAAATTGATCAGCATCTCGATGACAATGATAGTACTGATAGGCCTTTCTTAACCTAACTTTTTCATATACTAATTCATTAATAGCATCATCTATTAATTGGATTTCTGTCTTGTTCATTCTAGTACAATATAATAAGTATCATCGTTACCAGTATCTACCATCATTCCTTTGTAATACTTAGCACGATCGATTTGTCGTTGTCTTAAATCTCTTAGTAAGTAATCAAGAAAACCATCTTCACTTCCTTGATAAGAAAAATACATTGGAGCTTCATGTTGATTTAAATCCAGCTTTAAAGTATAAGAATCCTCATCATGCAATATATCTAAATTACCAATATATTCAGAGCATAAAGCTTCCCTTATCACATTTCGTATTTTATCTTCTAAATTATTCATCACCAATAACTCCAAATTGTTTATAACCTTTTGAGTTAATAAATCACCCAAAATCTTTCCATTCTTTTTCTACATTATTCTCAAGCTTTGGACTAAATCCCATTAATTCTTCATCCGCAATTTCTGCCATACTCATAGCTGCAACAATATCATATTTTCTTTTATTTTCATAAGAATAATTTAATAATTGTTCCAGAATCATATCAGAGTCTATTGTATAACAATAATCGTTTACATAAGTATTAATAAGTTCTAATCCATGCTTGATAATAGTTTCTGTAGCAGGGACTCCAATCATTTGTGAATTACCTCTCTTAATATCACTTAGACTAGATTTTGGACGCTTCATAAAAAGATTATCTTTTTTCTTACTTTTAAAATATGTTATGATACTAATCTTAGAATGTTCCAGCATAGCCTTACAGTTATATCAAGCTAATAATTTCATAGCAGTATCATAAGCAGTTCTTATATCTCTTGGCCTTTCTTTATAAATCGCAACATACTTAGGCTCCTGAGTTCCATATGCGCGCTTTTTAATTACAATACAAAAATCAGATACATCTTTCTGTGTAGCTGAATCTTCTGTTCCTTGGTCAATAGAGTCAATTCCCGCAACATATAGATTCTTAAATGGATCTTTTCCATCTAATTGTGGCTCCTCATAAATTAAAATATTACTATCACTTTTATCAAAAACCTTAACTTTAGATAGATTATCATCTGCAGTTTTATCTCAAATTAATGCCACTCTCCTGGGCTTAATTCCCATTTTATGAATTCTAATTTGAGTAATTCTGTTAGAAAGTTCCACTGAATCAAAAATATTATCACCTTGTCGCAATAAAGCTTCTTCAGGAGTAAAGCAAAATTCAGAGCAGTACTCAAGAAGAGATTGACCTGATTTTTTTCTTCTTTGATCTTCATAATATGCCTTAGCTTTAGATATATTTGTAACTCCACGATTATCTGTAAAGTCTGAGCCCAGCATAAATGTATAAGCAGGAATAAAAAATCCTGTAAATTGGACTGTGCCATCAGAGGAATAATTATTTTTATAAGGCAAAATCCCAAAGGCTTCTGGATCATTAAACATTTCTGCCAATCCTGCTAAAGCCGCTCCATGGTCACCTCCTGTACCCCATCCAATCTTAATTCCACGTCTGACACCTCCAATTTCTACCAGTGCAGTTCCTTGTGTCCATGAGGTTCTTGATACAGGGTTTGATCCAAATTCTTCAAACATTAGTCGGTCGCAACGATCCCCACGAACTTTACGAGGATGATCCGCAGGAATACCTTCAATTTCACTAAATCTTCCTGATTCTACCCCCTCTTTGTCTAGCTTCGATGCGCGTTTTTGTTTAATATTATCAATTTTCTGACGTACACGCTTCATACCTCCGTCAGTATTGTTATTTAGCCAGTTAAGTTGATACCAGCATTTATCTAGTACAGCATCAACATAAGTTTCAGAATGTGCAGTATACACAGTTCGGAATTTTCTGGTTGTAATAAAAGGGCGTACACCTAAACATGCGCCTATTTCTGAAAATCCGACTGCTCGTGCCTTTAGTGCTACTACATCCTTTTTTAAATATTCACAAATTTCTATATAATGGAAAAATTCATATTGTTTAGATGTAAAGAAAGGGAAGGACTCCTCTGAACCAGCTCCAGCTTTCTTTTTATCATTAATAATTCCCATTCTATAAAAATTTAAAAAAAAATAATGATCTCCAGTTATTCTATACTTTCCCACAGTATAACCTTCAACGCAACGCTTAATCTGACCTCTTCAAAAATCCACATAAGCTTTTGTGCCTTTTCTAAAAGCTGTGTATTTTCCTGTCCTTTCATAAGTTTTTCCAACCTCCATAAAAGGGGTGGGGTCAAAATCTAGTCCTTCAGTTTCTGTGATTGGTCTATAACCTGTAACTTCATAACTTAATGTTGGATCAAAGTATTTAATTTCATCTTCTAAAATAACATCTCAGAGATTATTTGTCTTCTTATGATATTCATAAGTTCCTTCATAATATTCAGATTCCTCTATATCTTCATCAGATTGATCTGTTTCTTTAAGTAAACTTTTAATAAGTTCCTCTTCAGATCTTTCTGTAAATGATTTTAATCTATCTGTAGGCCTTTGAGGAAGTTCCTCCTTTTTCCTTTTTGATCTTAATTCTGCCATAGTTTCATTAATCATCTAGTCCGAGTTCTACATCTCCTCTATAACGGGTTGGTTTGGCTTCTTGTCCCTTTTTATAAGTGTCCTCTAGTTCCTTTAGATAATCGCTCATTTTTCCTATTTGGCCTATGCTTTCAAGAGTCTTTTTAGGATCATTTAGATATTTACCATTACCATCCATATCTGTAAAATCAATATTATCTAGGAAAACTCTCATCTTTTCCAAAGTTCTATAGGCTGTTTTAATTAAACTAAGTACTCTGGATGAGTCTTTAATTTCCATATATTTTCTACAAGCGGCCCTAAAATCTGGGTCGTCCCACTCTTCTTGAGTCAGTCCACTATCCTGCATTGCAGCTTCATGTCTTTCTTGCTCAATGTATTCTAAATATGGAGATTTAAAGTCCAACATTAGAAAAATATATGTAAACTCCTTTCAGGCTTTTAACCTATGAATACCAGTAGGATCTTTTTTACATTTATTCCTACTGGCATCATAGAGTGTTGCAAATTCCTTAACTAACAATATTTCATACTCATTTAGAGTAATTTCTCCTGTAGAGTTATCATAAAGGAAAATATCAGTCATTTATTTTTTAGATTTAAATCTAGGATAGTATGATTTGTAATTTTTAGTAAATCATTCTGCTTCATGCGAAGGCATCATAACAGTGTCTCTATTGTTTAGAGCTATCTCTAATCCAGGATGTTTAGTTGTGAATTTCCTTTTAATTTCTGGATTTGTAAAATCTGTCAATTTCCCCTCAAAATTTGCAGAAACTTCTGGGTATACAATTGCCATACCATTATCTGTAGTAACATATCCAAGTTTATGGGTTGTCTCATTATCACTTCTTCAATCCTTTATAGATGGACTGTTTGGATCTTTAGCCCTTTGTATAAAGTTTGCCTTTGAATTATTAACCCTATCAATAATTTGTTGCTTGTATCGATTAAGATTATTATTACTTACTGAGGAAAAAAGATCTAATATAGTACCTCCATTGTCAAATTTCTCTGCATTAAAAATTCTTTGAAGTCTCCTAAAATTAGAGGATACGGGACTTGATTCTCTTAATCCTAAAAAGCCTAGAAATCCAGAATCATCAATATTACTATCCACCCTACCTCCAACTCCATTATGTATATAAAGAGTATCTCTTTTATCAGGAGAAACTAATTCAGAGGTTGTAATATTATCTCTAGTAATTTGTCTTAGTCCCACCCCATTAGGAAGGATAGTTTTATTTACCCCAGGAACTAATGGTCTATCAATATAACCTCTAGGTCCTTTTCTGCTATTAGGGCCATATTCAAATAAGTCAGTTCCATGAAATTTCTTTACACTCAAGTCTGACTTTCTTTGCTCAGAGGTGCCTCCATTTTGAAACTTATTAACTAAATAATTAAGCTTTCCTCCCTTCTTAAACATTCCAGTTTCCTCTGGTTGAATTGCAGCATTTTCAGATTTAAATTCCTGAATAAGTGTTTCTAGTTGCTTTTGTCCTTCTGGAGTTTTAGAAAGCTTATTTAAAGTCATTGCTATCTCTTCTGGAGATTTATTTTGCAATTCCTTTACACGCGTTGGAATTCATTTTATGAATTCCATTAATTGAGTTTCGTCCATGATGTTTCTTAGTATTTTCTATAATAATTCCTTTCTTTTTTAGTTCTACCCATAGCTTAATACGTTCTTCTATAGTTTCTCCTAAACATTCAGGAATATCCGCTAAATCAACCCATGTCAAAAGATTATTTCCATCCTGCAGTTCAATAAATTCAGCAGAGGTGCAATCTACATGGTCTATATTTCCTAGTCTATTAAAATATACTTTCATTATTTTACCCTTTCAAGATCTTTAGAAGAAAAAATTTCCTCACAAAGATCACCATTTACATTAAACCATCTACATTTAATCCCTTTAAAAGAATTTACTGTTTCATCATTGTGTTTATATGACCTTGTCACTTTTTCCACAACATACATCACTGGAGTATTACTTAGTTTACGATGTCTAACTCTAACTAAGTCTCCAGGATTGTAAAATATTTTTTCAATTTCACTAATCATTGTCTACAATTCTACATATTACATTTTGTTCACTAATTGCCCAATATCCTCTGCGATCAAAAGGAACTGGAGCGGCACCAACATTCCTTATATAAATATCATCACCTTCTTTGACATATTTACATTCTGGGCCAACTGATACAACATGACAGCAAATAACTCCCATTTCATCTTGCTCCATTTCCCCAGCATCGTTTATATGAAAAGAATCTACATCTAAAAGTAGTCCAGCGTCAGACTTATATTTACGATAAGGGTTTTTATTATACTTTGTAAAAATAACTGTAAATCCTGTTGCTTGAACTTTCTTGTTTTCTGTAGATTTTAATCCTTTATTTGCTTCCATTACTGCAGCAGCTGCAGCTAATTTCTCCATTTCAATTTGATCTTTTAGTTCAGCAGAACTAATTCCAGAAAGATTTTTACTTAATTGTGCTCCATAACCACTCATACCAGTGGCATCATTTCCATTTAAAATTAAATTACTCATAATTTTTACCATTTTCCTATAATACATTTACCGTGAATTAATCTAGTCTTAGCAGATAATCTGCAGGAACAGCCACGGACATAACCATCTTTTTTATATGCTGATGTTTTCCCTTCTTTATTTATATAAAGCTTAGGGTTACATATTGGGCCAACAGGGGTTTCTTTATATAATGGACATTCTTTGCATATTTTCATTCTTTCCTCATATAACCCCTCATTAGCATTAAACATCTCATTTACATGTCCATCTATAATATCAAATATACTTCCCATATTTAAAATACAATAGGACGATCTCTATCAAGTACAGTCGTCTGTTTTAAAAGCTTTTTATAATGCTTTAACATTCTCTCTACATCATTTTTAAGATAATCTACAGTATATTCTGTAATTTTATCATCGTGATCAATGTGTATTAGCATTAATTTTTTAATATTTAATTCTGGCTTAATTTGCTGAAGTAAATATGCATATGTTGATAATTGCAGCGAATAATGATAAAAATTACAATCCTCTATATTATTTAAAGGGTACTTCATCATTATTCTACTAAACTTATTCTTATCAAAGTAAGAATGTTTCTTAATCTCCTTATTGGTTTTATAGTCTGCAATTATTATATCATTTCCATCTTTAATTAGTAAATCTATTTGTCCAGCAACTCGTAATATTCCATCGGAAGATTTTAAGCTAACTAAAAATTCTGGGTATACTCCTTTTTCTAAATCAAGTTCGTAATATCCTTTTTTACAAGTAAAAACTCCTCCTAAACCAAACTTTTTTAAATCTTGCTTCTCTGAAGTATAATACATCTCTTCAAAATTAGAGTGTATTTTTGTACCTCTTTCACAAGATTTATTTCTCTCATCATCATATCCTTTTTGTATTTCTTTTCTTGTCTTATCAAAGATAATCGGATCAAGATGAAGTTTTTCAATCATATCATCTGTCCACCTCTTTGTAGCTAATAAAGTTTCTTTAAGTACATGAAAAGTTTCTTCCGACATTAACTTCTCGCAAGTTTTATAGGAAGACCAAAAAAATACATCAAAAGGATTCTCATATTTGCCAATTAAAGTAGTAACAGAAACATATTTTTGTTGATCTGTTTTGTCTATATATACATGCGCTTCATCAGAGTATACTACATCCTTTGTCTCTTTGTCTACTTTAAGGCCATTTACATATTTTTCCTTAACATTTTTTAATTTAGGCATATTGCTTCTCGAAATTGATTGATGTCAACTTCTTTCAAAGAAGTTAACGATAATAGTATTTGAACCCTTCTTCTCACCTCAAGCATATAATCTTTTATTTGCTCTCGAGTAAGTTTGGGGGAATTTTCAAAAGAATAACCAAGTATTCCCATAAATTGATTAGCAGAATTTTTTCCTGGAATTTCAACAGCTACTAAGAAATGTGTGCCGTTAATATTAATCATTTGAGCTAACTTAGAATCTATTTGGGATAATTCATCTGAACCCCCATAAAAATATCTGAGTTTGTCCAAATAATTGAAGAAAGGGAAAATACTGGTTGGCATATCTTTGTATTGCCAATATACTGCTTGATCTAATGAGGGTTTTCTACATCTTTCATAAGTCATATCTACGTAATAAAAACCTAATCCGCTACCATTTGCTTTTCCATTGTGCCCTTCCATAATAAAAGCCCTATCACATCCTATATCCCGTATAGAATTATCTAATAATTCATTAATAACAGGATTAACATGCCTGCGAATTTCTTCGTTTGTAGCATGCTTTTCCTTCTCAATTGCATGAACCCATTCAATAATGTTTTTAATAGTTTCTTTTGGATTGAAGGCAATGTTCACAGTAAATGCAAATAAAATTATTAAAATACATGACTTAATAATATTTAAAAACCCATAGTTCTTCAAAAACTCCAGAATTTTCTCAATCCATTGAAGGAAATTTTCCATAATTTATTGAATAATATGTTTTATGTGAAACTATTTGTTCGTTGCAAATATAATTATTATTTTTGTAAAAGCAAAACAAAGATATATATTTAACTATAAATACATTTAGAATAAAATGAGTAAGTATAACAACGAGATTTTAGATAGTATCTACGAGAGATACTCTAAATTCAATAACGAAAACACTCTAAGTCTTAAGGAAAGTAAGGATGAGTATGTATTAATGATGAAGAAAGGAGCTAAGATCCACATCAAAAAAGAAAATAGAGGAAAATTTAGTGCTAGTGCAAAACGGGCAGGAGAAGGTGTTCAAGAGCATGCTCATAAAGTAATGAATGATCCGAACGCTACAACATTGCAAAAGAAAAGAGCTAATTTTGCTATACAGGCCAAAAAATGGCATAAGAAATAAAAACAAATAGTAATGAAAGAGTTCTTCCTAAAGATGTTTACTGCTCATTCAGGGTTGAGTAGTAAAAGAGTATGTGGATTTTTTGGATGACTAGTTTGCCTATTTATATGTGTTTATTGTACCATCATGGTAATTCCAGCTCCAGAAGTTGTAGAATTATTATTCATATGCAGCACATCTTTATTAGGAATAGATAGTATTACAGGAATCTGACATAAAAATATAAATAAATAAATGAAAACATATAAGATATGATACGTATTAGGTTTGTTATTTATGGGATTATTTTTCCTTAGCACATTATCTACAGGAACTCCATTATATGTCTTAATAAGCCTAATATGTTTTTTAATTAGTGCAAAATATTATAAAGAATAATGATTAAACAATTTATAAGCCAAAATGTTTGGGGGAGGGGGGTTAACTTCAAAATTAATTTTCAAGGAAATATTTTAGCAGTTAAATATGGAACTGAATTAGAATTCTATGTTGGAAGTACTACCACTTCATATAAAGTTAAACAATGGGTTGGGGCATTAACTACAAATACTCTTATACTCCCTTCATGATATGTTAATGATCCTAATGGTTGAGGCTTTATTTTACATATTGTAAGTAGTGAACTTGCATTAGATATGCCTAGAAAATATTATTTTAAAGTATATGTAGATGGAACATATATAGGAGACGCTACTGCAGATAGTATTAATGGCGGGTTGTCTTTTGCAGGAATACATTCAGGTTCATGTAAAACAATTGAACTTATATGAACTATACTTCCTACAAATATTATATCACTTAGATATGACAAATATACTCCAGGAACTTGAACAATGAGTACTAGTGTGTTAGCTAAATACCCATTAGCTTCCGATTTAAGCTTAAGTGTAAGATATAGTGAAGGTACCAGTCCTATAGCTACATGGTCTATGTCAAAAGGTTCCACGAGTTTACAGAACAAAACCATTGCATTATTTGGAAAATCTTCAAAATGTTTAATAATTAATCCATTACCAGCATATGATAGTACATATGTTTATGCTCATAATCCGTATTCAAACTATGTATGTTTTAATATAGATGATTGTCCAATGTATAGGGATGATCTTGGACATGAAACATGAATGGATGTTGCAACAGCATTATGGGGAGGTGTAAGCACAAAGAATGGATGGCCTGATATAACTATGACTACAGAAAATGATGAGATGGCCCCACTTAAATATCTATCAGATGATGCAAAAACTTTACTGTTTATGTGGGGTCCAGAAAGTATGATTTCGATTAAGCAAATAAAAACTTTAATGTGGGTAGATACAAAATATCCTGGAGGTACCCAATATATTTATTACTACCCAGATTATCCTGGAACAGAATTAGGAGAAGAAATTGTAAATAAAGGAATCTTCTTATCCTTAGATTTAAATAAAGCAACTATGGAACCTGCTAAATGAAGAGGACCAATAGATTAAACAAAAAAGGAACCCAATTGGGTTCCTTTTGTTTTAAGTTCTCATTTCTACACTAAATACTTCGAAATTAATCTCTACATTTTCTCATTTTGGAAGACTGACTGCAGTTACAAATCCTCATGAAGAAGTCATAACTAGTTGACAATCAACATCATTGTGTGTTTCTGTTTCATTTGTATCTATATTTCTTATTGTAACATTAACTCTTCCTATATTATCCATATCATGTATTTCGATTCCATCTACTTTTATTCCACATATTGCAGTAAATGTAAAATAAGTTAATTGAGGTTTTAATGATATGGGGCTTCCCATTTCTTTTACTAAAGAGTAATGCGCATTTTGTCCTCAAGGTTGATGACTTGTATATACTTGTGGTGGATAAGATACAGGTGTAAAATCAGAATACGTTCCTTCGTCTAATGTCAATTCTTCAGAAATAGTTATTCCACTATCTTGCGATAATAAACATAATTTTGCCTCCTGTGTGTTTGGAACCGCAATTAAAGTTCCTGTACCTCCTTCAGTTCTTTGGGCTCCAAAATCATTTACATATACCTCTATAGATTTATATTGAAATGAACCCCCCCATTTTATTTTGGGAAATAAATAATTTATTCATATTATGTTGTTATAAAATCAGTTCCTCTACATATACATATCCACATTATGTACAAGTGTATTTCTTTGATAAATTTTAATCATGAGTTAAATATAATGTTCCTAAATTGATGAATTCTCCACTTTCTCCACCAAGGAATACTTCTAATTCTAATGTTTGTGCTATAGAACTAGACACGGGAGAATAGATATTAAAATTACAATAATAGGGAGCATTAAAGCTTCCAGAGCAATAAAGTGTTGAACCATCATTAATAATTGACTTCCCATCTTCAGTAGACTCTCAGGAGAATGTTCCTTCATTTCCTCCAGTATAACGTAACTCTAAATAATCAGGATCTACTACAGGTCAAATTCGAAAATGCATTGGTTCTCCAGGTTGATGACCTGCAGCGCTCGTATTATATCTTACAACATTTTTAAATGGATATGCATCTTCTCAATGACTTCCCTCAGCATTATACAATTGAATTGAATAAGGAGATGTTTCTTTTCCTATATTTTGTGATATAAAAGGTTTTCCCATATATTAATATCTTTTAGGTATACCTCCAAGTTTATCCGCTCACCTCTCTGTGTAGAACCAGTAATATGATTTCTTAGAATTTGGAGTATGGATCATAGCCCAAATAATACTTGGAAGTCCAATAATTAGTAAATAAAGAGGACCTAAATATAAAGATTGTCTTGTATGTCCTCATTCGTGATCTTTAATAAAGTTTCTATTATATTTCCAACTTGATTCTCCCATTAAGATATATAATCCTAATGAAATACCTCCAGGAAAGTTTCCTGCATAAATTGGAATTTCTTTAAATGTCTCTTTACGTTCGACATTGTAACATTTGGTTAAGATAAGGCCTAGGAGACACTGTGGGAACTCCCAGATCCATCTTAATAGTTTAATATATCATTTCATAAATTTAAATATTTTTATGATCATTTAGTTAATGTAACACGAGGAAGTGGAAGTCACCCTTGAGGACCGTGCAAATCATATGAATCCTGGATTTCTCTTATAGTCAAATATTTTGTACTTCCTGGCACTGTTTGTGAACTTGCAGATCCTTTAATAAATGTATATAATTCTAATTCATCTACTTTATATTGCATCATATCTTCCCAGGGAACATATACTTTAATAAAAGCTCCTGTAGGTGTTATTTCTGCTAGTTTTTCATATAGGTTGTTTCCATGTGAATCTGTAGTTAAAATAATTTCTACTTTATCTATTTGAGGTGAGTATGTTCCAACTAACTGTATTTGAAATATTACCCCCGTGGTATTTAGTTTTTAGGAAAGTATTTATCTTTAATAAATTTAGCATACCATCCAGTAGCTACTCCGCCAATAAATGATATAGCCATTAATAGTGTTTTCCAGAAGCCTAAAGCTTGGAAAATACCAATGCCTCCAATTAATACACCAAGTATAATTGCAGCAATGATTAATTTGTGTTTAAGAGAAAGTTTCATATTATTTATATGTTAAGTTACTATAAGTTGTTCCGTTTTCAGAAACAATATAATTTTTCTGAGTTTTATATAACGGTAATATCTCATCCTTACAATAAATAAAAGCATAGGCTTTATCATAAAAAGGATGGTCTTTCATTTTATCTTCAAATTCTTTCGGAGAACGATCTTTTGTAACTAAAGTATAAGAGTCTCCTAAACTAAAATTCATTTCTAAACCGTCATTTGTAATTTTTCTTAATGTAAACATAAATGTATATATTTATAAATTATTTTAAACTAGATATGTAACATAGAGTTCTTTTTAGGAGCTCACGCTACATCATTTAGTAATCTTAGTATAGTAGAATCATCAAGCCTTTCGAAAAGTTCTTCAGGCCCTTTGTAAAGATTCATGTCTATAGCTTTTTCTATGGGTTCAATTTTCTTAGGAATAGTTGGATTGTTTATATTACTTTTATAGAACTGATTCTCTGTTCTAATTAAATAATCACCTGTATGGTTCTTATTTCTAAGTTCCTGAACCTCTTCTAAGGTATATTCATGATTTGGATCTAAGTTATTATTAAATCTTAATTCCATTAATCTGGAATAAATTTCTGAAGGCTTATCCAAATAATCATCATACATTATTCCTGGTTTTAATCCTCATCTATCAATAATTTCTTTAACTTTGGCAATCTGTTCATAAGGTCTAGATGCATGAGTTCATTCATGAACTTCTGTACTCTTACTATCATCAGAAGTGGTTATAGTTTTCTCTTTATGATTAGTCAGTCCTGTAATTTTGCCTGGGAGTTTTCCTCTTTTAAAAGAGTATTTACTCATAGATGCAGATTGTCTAAAATAAGGATTTTCTATTAATCCAGGTATTGCCAATCATCCTGAATAAACAGAATTATTTTTAAGTTTATCCTTCCTCTGTGAAAGCCAATTATCAACTCATTTTCGAGTATCTGCCCCATCTTGAGCTTTAATAATTCCTCCATTACGTTCTGATACTACCTCATTTCCAAGAACACCTGCTCCAAGTATCGCAGGGACTCTTCTAAATAGTTTCAAAATGATATCCTTATTCTCTTTCCAGAAGGTTTCTTTAGCTTGTAAAGCATTAGAGCTTGTAGTTGGATAAAACATATTAGCATTCCAACCTATATCAAAGATTTTTCTAGCTTCTGCTTCAGTTAATTCTGTAAAAGAAGATCTAATTCCAGCTTCTGCTTTGTAACTCATAATTTTGGAATAGATATCTTTAGCACTATTTTCCTGAGTCATTGCAGATAAGAATTTCTTTGGAAACAATTCTTTCTCTGTATAAGATAATCCTCTTAATCCAAAATCATCTTTAGTTCCAACTAATTCTTGAAGAAGCTGCTTTGATGCAGCCTTCTCTCCTGAACGTAAAGGATTTTGTGCTGCAGGATTTATTTCAAGAATTGTTTCTCCAGTCTTTGCATCTTTAAAGAATGCATAGTCATGTTTTGGATTCCCCAATCTAACTTTAGAAATTTGTTTAGGAACCTCTAATCTTTCAGCTGCGGGAATACTTCCTTTATGAGCATTTCTTAACCATTTTAAAGCACCATGAAAATATTTAGATAAATCATTTCCATAATGTTTATAAATTAAGTTAACCCCTTCTTCTGCAGCTTTTACTGTATTTTTAGCAACTTCAGATGTACCCACTACTCCAGGCAGAACAGCTAGTCTGGCCGAATCTTCATCTCCTGTTGCTGAGTAATGGAATAAACCGTAAGGAGTAAATCCTGCTATAATATCAGCTGGAGCTGAATTTGCTCAACTACTTGAATTGTATGCAGTAGCAATATTGTCTCATTTCCTTCTAAGTCAAGATCTATTATCTGGCCTAATTTCTCCAGTCCCTCCTGCTTGAAATTTAAGAATTCCTCCATGCTTAGCAGAGGCTATTATTCTTTTTAAAGTATCTGCATACCTTGGGTCTGTTGCATAACCTCCTTTGGCCACTCTGTCTGCGAAACCAGCTATGTCTCCAGTAAAAGCCTTATATCTATTGTTATTAAGTAGAGAAATTTTATATTTTGCATAGTCTTCTAAAGAATCAAAATCTCTAAAACTATCATTAATATAAACATCTTTCCCATTAATAACTTCTCTTGTTCTTTTTACAGAGCCTTTTCCTTTAATACCTCCAAAATTGAATTTACCAGAAGGCTTAGTTCCTCAGGCAGATTCAAGTCCATCTTGTGCAACTAACGCTTTGGCATAGGCTGCATTTAAACCCATTTGAGAAAGGATTCTCTCATAAATAGGTAACATAGTAGCCTTAAATTCATTCTTACTTTTAAATGAAGATGAAGTAGTATTTGCACTAATTGTATATGTAGGTTTTGATTCTTTCTCGGCTCTAGGTTTTTCTTCTGAAGTTTCAATACTATCAATTATAGGGGAGGCAACAGTTTGAGGTCTTGGTTCTTCCCTTTCTTCAGTGTTGAATCTGGGTAAATAACCTTGGAGCTCATCTGGCTCTCTTGAAATTTTCCTATACCATGTTTTCATAATTACATTATTTGATCGCTACAAATATAGTTATAGTTCTATTTAAAACAAAATAAAAGCAGCCTTTTTATGAAGACTGCTTTTAAGAGGCTATGCTTTGAAAAAATAGATTTTATTTCCCTTAGTATTTCCTATATCAATATGTAATCATGTAATTTCTCCATTATTATCTCATTTTTCTACACGTATAGGATACTTAAGTTTATCTTGATTATTTTCGAGAATTTCTCTCATCTCTTTAGCAGTTAATTTAGTTGATATTAAATCAAACGCTTGACCTTTATAATGATAGCCTGTAGGAGTACCAACTCCACACCCAGGTTCTCTATAACCACTATAATTTCTAGATCCTCCTGCGTATCAATTGTTACATATAAGAGGAACATTTAGAATTTCTCTAACATTCTCTAAAGCTTCAAGAGCTTTTGGATCTAGAAATTTTATAGCATCATCTCCATATTGATTATATATTTTAGATGATACTAATTCTTTTACTTGAAAGTATTTATTTGCTTGCATAATTTTATACAATAAGTTATGGCTACATCATTCTCTAATTAAAGACGGAATTGGTCTTTTGAATACAATATTGTTAGGATATAATTCTTTTAAATATTGAATTATTTTCTTCATTTCTGCCCCAATTTTGAAAAATGAATTGTTTTATCATATATTTTTAGTTTTTGCTAAGTTAGAAAAAATTTTGGGAAAATACAAGAAATTGTGTAGGTATTGTGAGGGAGAGGACAGTTAGCTTTTTTGGCCCCCTCCCGTTTTGTTTGGAAAATCGTTTAATTTTTTGGTTCAATTTTTTGACATTTGAAACTTCAGACTGGGGTGGGTTGTTCAATTTTTGAACAATTACACGAAATATGCGTTTTTCTTGCTTTTTCTTTGGTGCTTCATCTTTTTTCGCTATCTTTGTAATGCGGTTAGGGAACAACGACAGCCGCGCACGTTCTTTGAAATGTTTGAGTCTTTAATAAAAATTTTTATAAACCTTTTAATCACTTTACAATTATGATTATTATTATCGCAACCGACATTCACGTAAAAATCATTGAAAACGGGATTATTAACATTAAAGACTACCCC